ATAATGTGCAGTTAATCAATGTTGGCGCAATCCGAAATGGCCGGCCGCCACGCCTACACCGTCCGCCGGACGGCACGCTTGACACGCCGTTTGTCGCTCGCTGTCATATGTCGGGTATAGACCCACACACTGAAGGCAATCGTGCCAGATGAACATATGCCAACCTCAATATTAAATATATCGGAAACCGCACTTTCTTACAAGGCTAAAGCAAAAATCGCCTCCATTTCTGAATGGGGGCGATGTAATGTAAAATATTGGGTTTTTCGTGCCGCGCGAAGCGTCATTTTGGCCACATGATGATGCATGTGTCGTAGCGTTCAAACGGAACGTCGACAGAACCGGCGGCCATTGCCTTGATATATCCGGATATGACCATGCCGTCGTCGTATGATATTTCTATGTCCCACACTTTGGACATCGGATATCCTTCCTTGTCACGTTCACCCAATATATTCAGTTCACCGCCAAGCGACTCAATGACTGACGCGTAGTCGTCAACGCACTGCCAGTGGTCGTCTTTGTACAGTCTTGAGTCGATACGGTACTCGTGCACCTTCTTGTATATGCGGTTTATCCTCGCCCGGACAGTCTTTGGGCGTCTTCCGACGAACTTCGACACCTCCCGGTTTGCCAGGTCGTCGGACAGTGACTCGTTTATCCGGTTCATCACTTCTTTCGACACGGCACTGACGATATTATCCAACGTTCTCATCCTCTAAGAATTGAGTCTACCTTTTTTATTCTTTCCATGAGCGAGTCACCGCTTTTCGAACGCGACTCGATATATGGGGTCAGTTCCTCCCTTGTCCTTTTGATGTATGCCGAACTTGTTGAAGGCTCAAGCACGACATCCCAACACACCAGGTCAAGGTCGTCACCCACATACAGCGCGTCGAAACGTTTCTCGACCGAACCGAGCGCTCTTGACGACACGCCGACAAGAAGGTTGTCTATCAGCATGCACGCCACAAGGTCCCCGCTTGTCGAGCACACGCCATACCTGCGGAATCCCGGTGAAAGATGGAGCTCCATCTCACCGACTAGCGTCCTGCCCTCCCAGTTCAGGTTGAGTATGTTGTGCGAGATGTCATGCCCGCTCAGCGCGCTTGACGAAGGATGGTCCAGCGAACCGACTGCGCATCTTGTCTCGACGCGCTCCTTGATGTACCTGTCAACTTCCCTGCGGAGAACATCCTCGGGGTATATCCGTCCGTTGGCGTTCTTTATTCCATATTTCTGGAACACGGCGGACACGACGAAATGGTCCGGTATCACAAACTGCTTGTTTGAACCTATGTCCTCGTTTATCTGTTTTACTGTGTCAGAGTTGGCTATGATGTGGCCGTCGCGTTCTATCAGCAGACCGCTCCCGGATTCACCGGCCTTAACCTCCCTGATATCTGTTAGATTGTCAAATCTTGTCATTTTTCCGTCAGAATTTATGAATGAATGGCACACTTTGGCGCCATTCAATAAATATAGGCGGAATTAGCATTTTTCCATCATCTCAAAGCCTGACTTCGTGAATTTGTCGATCAGCATGGTGTTAAGCATCTTCACCAGCGGCCTTGACGAATCGACATTGTCCGCCATTGTGGTGAATGCCTTCTTCGGTTTGAGATAAAGCGAGTATTTGACGTTTGACCATTTTCCGGTCGACAGGCTTCCCTCGCTGAACTCGATGTCACACAACATCCGGTCGTCGAAGTGCTCGGAAGAGCGGACAACGCGCTCGGCCGCCTCCATGAATGCCGGTTTGATCCCGCACACACACTGCGAATAGTCTGACATCCGCGTCTGCGGACGTATCTTGCCTTTGACCTTGACATATATCACCTCAGGCGATATGTCGTTCATCACACTTACGGTGGCAGAGAACACTTTGCCGACACCGTCAATCGGTACATTCTGATATTTTGGCATAAAAAATGTGGTATATCATATAGACATACCACAAAATAAAGAAAATTCAAAAAGACTTAATGTTAAGAAAAGTTAAAATCAGTCAAAACGTGGTGAAGTGAATGGTCTTGTCCTAAACGACGCCGCCTTTTTTGTCCTGTCCGGTTTTTCTGAAGGTGCTGATGTTTCTTCGCCGTCACCGAGAATGTCGTCGCGCCTCACCGACTCATTGGTCTCGTCGGCGTCGTCCGAACCGTCCTCGGCGTTGCTGAGCAGTTCACCCATCTCCCCTTGGGGAATTCCTTCGGCCGTCTGTTTGAGTATCATTCCGGCCACATACTTGGAGAGGTCGGTGTCCGGCTGCGGAAGGCTCTGGTTATACGACCGCAGCGACTGCGACAGTTTACCTGTCAGTTGCTGGATGAAGCGTTTCGGGTCGGTCTCCTCGTCAGCCTCGACTCCGGGGTCGAAGTTCGTGTCGTACGGGTTGAAACCGTCGTCGGCGCCACCAGGTGGAGGAAGCATTCCATCCTGTCCCTGGTTTCCGCCGAACGGATCGGCGCCGCCTGCCATGTCCATACCTCCGAAGTCAGGACCCGTCATGTCCTGTGGCACGCCGGGTCCGGGAATTCCTTGTCCGCCCATACCGTCGCCGGGCATCATTCCGGCGTCAGGCGCTGACGGCACCTTCAGCACTTTTCTCTCAGTCAGTCTTTTTTTTTAACTGCGTCAAAAATTGAATCCGTGATGACGTCGATGACCTTCTCGGTGTATGGGTCACCGTTTCCGATCTTGTTTCCGTAAGGAGAGTTTCCTTTGGTCGAGTCGTCGTTCCAGTCCTTTCCGAACCTGTCTGGCATATTGTGGTTCGGGTATGTCATCGGCTCCTTGCGGTATGCCGGATGTTTACCAAAGTCATTCAGCACAACCTCGTATATCCTCTCTCCTCCTTTGCGGCCGCGTGATTCATAGAAGTCTGTGTCATCCAAGTATCCGTCATCATCATCACCTGAAGTCAACGAATTCACGAGTTCCCTCCATTTTGCATCATCACTGACATCCTCGATACCTTTAAGATTTTGTTCATAGCCAGGTTCAGCTTCCGGGAACGGCACATCATCATCATATTCTTCATCATCGTCCGGATCGAGGTCGCTCAACTCATCGTCGGTGTAGTCTTCGTCTTTGTCCGGGACCTCGTCAAACCCCTCGACGTCGTCAGGGTCTACGTCCTCTGATTCTGTCATGTAAGGATCTCCGTTACCGACATCGCCGGTACCGGTTCTCGGGAAATTCTGGTCGTCGGTGTTGTGCACGGCCTTCTCTTCCTTGATCGGGTCGGTGTCCGCTTCGCCCTGGTTGCTTTCGCTGCCGAGTTCGTCCGTGTACGGCGCAGAACTGCCTACGCTTGTCTCATTCCTCTTGTCCATGTAGTTGTCGGCGTGACGGTTCCATGCCAGCACCTGTTCCTCTGTCAGTTTCACGGTCTTTCCCTCGGCCACGGTTCCCTTGATGTCGTATCCGTCAGACTTGTCGGCTTTGGGTTTTTCAGTGTAAGGCGATGCTCCTTTTGTCTTAGCACCTTTTTTGTCCGGAGACTCTGTGTATGTGTCACTGGCGGGACCGTTTTCCGGTTTCTCACCCTTGTCACCGGTGGTTCCGACATAAGTGGTTTCCGCTTCCTTTCCCTCCTCTATGAGGATGGAATTGTTCACAATCTGGTTGAAACGGTCAATCTCGTTGCGCATCTCCTTTGTCTCGTTGATCTGCCACTCGGCCGGTTTGACCGTATGGAACTGCTCGATGACCTTCTTGCTGCCGCACGACTCGTTGATTTCCTTCATCAGCACGTCGAACTGCTTCGATGCCACAGAGTATGTCGTGTACTCATTGGCCTTTTTGTTCATGTAACCGCCTATGTAGTCGTAATCCTCGGCCAAAATCTCAGTGTCCTTTTTCGGGGCGACCTTGATGTAGAACTTGTTGCATTCGCGCAGTATTCCGTAGGTCTTTCCGTCCGCCGCCTTTACGTGGTACTCGACGACAGGAGCGCCTGACGACTTACTTGTGTCGTTGCCGAAGTTGATCAACTTCTGCATCCTCTTTATTTCGCCATCATAAATTTTGCTCATGATTGAACTGTATATCCTTAAAAATTTGTTATTTTCTATTTACCAAATAAATAGTGCGGTTCACCGGATTGAATTGACCGAGTCATATGTCTTGTTGACCCAATCCCACAATTTGTCGAGGTATCCCTCTCTCCGCAGCACCTTCCATATGATGTTTCCGCTGCTCATCTCCCTCGCCTTTGAGGACAGGCCGCTCTTGCGGAGGTTCTTGAGCCGGTCGAATATCTTGATCAGGTTGTCACATGACTTTTTCTTCGGGGCGTCGCTCTTCGACCTCCTTATCCTGCGGATCTCGTCGTCGATGTCCGTCATGTATTTCGCGGCGGTGTCCTTGATGTATGTGGTGTTCAACCTGGCGTCCGACAGGTCCTCAGGTTCACTCACCCATTTGTTGTCCTCAAGCGAGAACACGCCGGAGGATTTTGACGGTTCACCGGAATCCTCAACCGAAATCTCGACCGGATAACCGTATATCTTGAGCGATTCGTGCGAGTCTGACCACTCATTCTTCTTGGCGCTGAAATAATCCTTGACAAACTCTTTCCTGCGGTCCCACACTTTCGAGAAGTCCACGACCACATGCAGGTCAATGTCAGAATACTCGGACCAGTTATAATTGGCCAGCGAACCGGTGAACACAATGTCCTTCGGTTTCACCCACGGCACAGCAAGCGTGTCGACAAAGTCCCAAGCCATGTCAAGCAGCGCCCTTCGGACGTTCGGCTTGAGTCTGTCGCCGTCCCACAGCTTGCCGTTAAGTTTGTCCTTCACGGCAAACGAGTCGAGTCTTACTTCGTCTGACTCCACCTCATTGATTATTTCTGTGTCAAGTTCTAACATTACTCAAAAATAAATAACGCGTTCTTTGGTAATTCAGAAAAAAAACATTACCTTTGCGCCGTAAAAATAGACATAAAGCATATGAACACTTCAAACCCTCACATCATCGTGCCGAGGCCAAGGGAGATAGTGGCATACCTGGACGAGCACGTTGTCGGACAGTCTGCCGCCAAACGTACACTCGCCGCGTCGGTGTTCAACCATTACAAGAGAGTCCTGATAAACAAGTACGGCGCTGGCGACACGTCCGACGAGTCACTCGCCGACGTCACAGTGGACAAGTCAAACATATTGATGGCCGGGCATACAGGCACCGGCAAGACATACATGGTAAAGATGATTTCCAAGGCGATAGGAATACCGTGCTATGTCGCGGATTCGACGAAGATAACAGAGAGCGGATATGTCGGGGACGATGTCGAGTCAATACTTGTCGGCCTGCTTCAGCAGTGCGGGTACAACATAGACCTTGCGGAGATGGGCATTGTCGTGCTTGACGAGATCGACAAGATAGGCCGAAAGTCGGACAACCCGTCCATCACAAGGGACGTCGGCGGCGAGGGAGTGCAGCAAGGACTGCTAAAGATTGTCGAGGGCAGCGTTGTCGGAGTTCCCCCGAACGGAGGGCGCAAACATCCGGAGCAGCCACTCGTTTATGTGGACACAACGGACATACTGTTCATCGGAATGGGGGCGTTTGACGGTCTTGACAACATCATAGAGCGCAGAATGAACCGGAAATCAGTCGGGTACAACCGTGTCGACACGTCCGGATGCGACGGGAATCCTCTATCCCATGTGACGCCTGACGACCTCAAGAAGTTCGGAATGATACCTGAACTCATCGGCCGCTTCCCGGTGATGACCTACACGGACAACCTGACAGAGGATGACATGTACCGCATACTTACCGTTCCGAAGAACAACATAATCAGCCAATACAGGAAACTGTTCTCGGTCGACAACATCAACCTCACATTCACGGACGAAGCGATAAGGAATGTGGCGTCGGCGACCATGCGCCTCGGAATAGGGGCAAGAGGGATACGCGGTGTCATGGAGAAAATAATGTCAGACGTCACGTTTGACACAGAACCGGGCGGTGATTTCACCGTAGACGTGAAATATGTGTCGGAACGGATAGAAAAAATGGCGCCGATGCTGACAAAGGCCGCATAAGTAGAACCGCTTGCCTGTTGCTGAACGACGCCGATATTAAATAGCACGACAAAGACAAATACACAAACAATGAAAAAAGTGAGATTATATGGGTTCTGTGGTAGGAAAAGAAGCGGAAAGACCACATTGGCCAATATGATGGCAGAAAACGTAAGACCCGTCAAGATAGTATCTTTTGCTGACCCGCTCAAGGAACTTGTGTGCGAGATACTTGATGTGAACATCCGTGAGCTGGACACGATGAAGGCGAGCGGTGTAGAAATAGACGGCACAATGCGTGACCGTGTGACTGACATTGTCCACAGGCACACACTCATACCGATAAGCGACATCGTGGACAAGGTCGGACAACTCCGCCTGCGCACGGTCAGGGATTATCTGCAGGAGATAGGCACTGACCTGATAAGGAAGTGCGACCCTGACTGGCACGTCAACAGGATAAGGGGCAAGGTCGATCACCTCATCAAGAGCGGACACTGTGTCGTGATAGACGACGTGAGGTTCACGAATGAAAAGGACATGATAGAAGACATGGGCGGCGAATGCTTCTTCGTCGTCCGTCCGGACTGCATAGACGTCTCAAACCATGTGTCCGAGACAAATCTGAGATGGCAAATGTTCGACAGCGAGCACATCATCATCAACGACAGAAGCCTCGCCAATCTTTCAGACGCCCTTCGCACATCCATTGAAGACCCTTGTAACTGCTGGAACTCGTTGACGGTCGCCGACCGCATGGACATTTTCGGATACCGCATGCCTTCTGACAAGGAATGGGGATGCGCACTGACGGACAAAATGCATGCTGACGAGTGGCTCGTGTCGCTGATGGGGATGGGGGAGAGCGGGTATTACGCGATGAACATACCGGTAAGGTCACGCGAGGACGCTTCGAAACTGATGGGCAAGTTCCATTCGAGGTTCCAGAAGACAAGCAAATACGGGGACAACATAGGGTATGTGACCGTGATGTGCCCGCTAATTATCGAAAACTTAAAACTGCATCTTGGAAATGGGAACAAAACGGAAGAAACCGTCACAGACAGTTGGGACGCTGGACGAATACATCAAGGCGAACCGGGCCGCGAGCCGGACAGAGGAGATGGAACTTAACGGCTGGCGATGGAAGGCGAAGGACAGGCCGCACAAGAACAAGAAGAAGTATGACAGAAAAAGGGACCGCCGAGTGATTCTCGACAGTCCCTTTCCTATTATTATGCTGAACCGGTGTCTTTATGCCTTCACGACCTCATACACCTTCACGCCGTCCTCGACCGACTCGTTCACGGTGTACCCGTCCTCGAGCAGGTTGACCGGACCGTTCGGTTCGCCATACGAAACCATCGGGTTGAACCCATAGAACTTGCCTCCGTAGATGTGGATCCTCTTGTCGGTCGGGTCCCAAGTCTTGTCAAGGTAGTTCACAAGGAACTTGAAGTTTCCGTTTACGTCGACATCGGCCGGATTGTCCTGTCCGTTGTTGAGTTTGAACACACCGCCGTAGACGTTGATCGTCGCTTTTGAACTTCCGAGATACAATGTGTGGGTGTTGCCCTCGAAGGTGCCGTTCATAATGTTGATGGTCGAGTTTCCGTCCGCCCAAAGACCGTAACTGCGCGTGCTCTTGAACGTGCCGTTTCCGTCTATTGTCAGGTTGACAGAACCCCTTGTCATTATTCCGCTGTTGGCGTCGTCTATCGTGAGCGTCCTCCCGTTCATGTCGAGTTTCGAGTTGCCTGACGCGATGATTCCGTACACGATTCTGGCCCTTGTGATGTCCTCATCCATTACCGTTATACCCGGACTGAGCAGAGCTGAGTTCAGTGACGGACCGTCAGAAACATGCGTCTCCTTGCATGACACGGTGTAATCCGTGTTGTTTGAAACCTCACCAATTCGGTTCTCCACCGCGATGTCGTTCACGATGACATTACCTTTCTCGACGACAAGTTTGTTGATGTGAGCGTTCTGTGTGACTATCAGCGTGTCAGCGCCTACGTTCGAGGTCAACTCGTTCCACTGTCCCTTGTTCAGTGTCACGGTCGAGTTTGGCGCATTGATTGTCGCAGACGGAACATTACCGTTCTCTTCAGTGTTTGCGTTCGCTATGCCGAGGTTGGCTGATGTGTCAGAAGCGATGACAGAACCGTCAGCGAATGTCACACCTGATATCGTGTTGTTCTTGGTCAGTCCGTCCTCGTTGTCCACAACCACACTGTTTGCTGTCAGGGTTGTGTTCGAAACGGCCGACAACGACGCGTTATGGAGTGTTATCGTGTTAAAATCGCCACTCATCTTTACGCTTGTCACTGAACCGCTCTCAGTCGCCGGCGCCGGTGATTCGACTGTGACCGACACAGGTTCTTCTGAAGTGTTGTTCAAGGTAAAAGACTTCGGGCTTGACAGCGTCACGGTCGCGTTGTCCTGAATCGGCGCTGTCACAGACATTGACTTGGTTGTCTCCGGGATAGTCACGTCGCCAAGCTCACCCTCAGTTATTGTGACTGAAGTGTTAGTGTCAGACAGTGTGCTTTCCACATAGTCAGCGTTGATTGACGTTGCGGCGTCTCCGGTGACCACTGAATGCACCGCTTCCAGAAGCGCGGCGTACTTGCCGTTCAGTTCGTCATACTTGTCTGTTGTGACGTAATTTTCCATGTCCGGGAGGTCCGTTGTCTTGGCGAACGCGTCATGGTCAATGTTCTCAAGCGCAGATATCCTGTCACCGAGAGCTCCGTCCTTCTCGTCGACATATGCGGTCTTCGCGTATTCCGACAGGTCCTGATGCTCGGTAAGATATCCTTTTTCGGCAAGTTCACTCTCCGTCACGTATTCAGACAGGTCCTGATGCTCGGTAAGGTATCCTTTCTCGTCAAGTTCAGTCTCCGTCACGTATTCAGACGGGACCTCGGTCAAGTATTCACCCTTAGGCTGGTAAGTCTCTTCTGCGGCGGCAACTTTGAGGTACTCACCCATATCCGGGAGGTCCGCTGTCTTGGCGAACGCGTCGTGGTCAATGTTCTCAAGCGCAGATATCCTGTCACCGAGAGCTCCGTCCTTCTCGTCGACATATGACGTTGACGCCTTTTCTGACAATGTGCTCACGATACCGGCAACCGCATCCGTGTTGTCGTTCAATGCGTCAGAAATCTCCTTGAGCGTGTCAAGCGCCTCAGGAGCGTCGCCCACCAGCTGACTTATCTTGGTGTCGACATATTCGGTCTTCGCGTATTCCGACAAGTCCTGATGCTCTGTCAGATAACCCTTCTCGTCAAGTTCAGTCTCCGTGACATATTCGGACGGGACCTCGGTCAAGTATTCGCCCTTGGGCTGGTAAGTCTCTTCGGCGGCAGCAACTTTGAGGTACTCATCCATGTTCGGAAGATCATCAGTCTTTGCGTATGCGTCAAGCTGTTCCGTCTTGGCGTATGCGTCAAGGTCTTCGGCCTTTGCGTACGCGTCAAGCTGTTCCGTCTTGGCGTATGCTTCAAGGTCCTCGGTCTTTGCGTACGCGTCAAGGTCTTCGGTCTTGGCATATGGTTCAAGCGCGGTGTTCACGTCGTCCATTGTGACGAACGCTGACGTGTCTGGCATCTCAGGAAGTTCATCCTTCTTGACGAATGTTTCGTCGGCATCCTGCTTGGTGTAAACGTCGTCAACGTTTGCCTTTGAAGCAAGTGCATCATTCAGAGCGCCCAGACCTGTCTCGCTGTCAGTCAGTACAGCGGCGATCTCCTTGATTGTGTCAAGATCCTCAGGCGCACTTCCGACAAGATTCTCGATTGCCGTGTTCACCTTTTCGTCAGCGATATTGCCGGCTTCTTCCCTGTCAACCTTGTTGGTCTCGATGTCGTCTATTTTGGCCGCAACCTCACTGAGCGTGTCCATTTCCTCGGGGGCATTGTCCACAACGCCGCTTACCGCGTTGTTAACCATCTCCTGCAGAGGAGCGTTTTTGTCGTATTCGGCATTCCTGACGCTCAAGTCAGAATACCCGTAGCCATATATAAGTTCTTCCTTCATAATTTGAAACTTTATCACTAATAAATATGGACTACAGAAACTACTGAAAACTGTTGTTTTTTGCCTCAAGGATGACGGCACATTATTTATGAAGGATGCGCGGCGTCAAAATCACACGGCGGCGGGGAGTCAATTTTCCGCCCACGGGCCTGTTTCCGCGCATCATGACGGGCCCACAAAATAATCAAGAAAAACAACATTATGAGAAGACGAACACTAATGAGAGCCCTGATTGCGCTGCTGATGTCATTCACCGCACTCTTCACCATGGCTCAGGACGCCTATGGCGACACGACGAAAAATGAACAATGGCAACTGCTCATAAGGGCGATTAGCGCAGTAGAGAGTGGTAACAATCCTAAGGCCGTGAACGGCCAGCACGCCGGACTGCTTCAGATATCACCGGTGTGCGTGAGAGAATGCAACAACATCGCGGGATACAAGAAGTACACCTACAATGACAGGTTCAGTGCTGAAAAGTCAATCGAAATGTTCGAGTTGATACAGTCAAAGTACAACCCCGGCCGCGACATAGAGAGGGCCGCAAGACTGTGGAATGGGGGAATGGGAGGAGTCCTGCACCCGAAGAGGACGGACAGATACTACCGAGCGGTAAAAAAGAAGATGGATCAACTGTCAGCGGATAGAGATTGAAAAAAAAAGGGAATGATATACTATTTGTCCTTCCTAATCTTTTAAGATAAATATCATTAAAACTCAAATGCGGCCAAACTGACCGCATTTTCTGTATTTACAGGCTATTTATAAGAAAAAGACTTGATTATGAAGAAGACTATTAAACTTAGTGAATCAGACTTACATAGGATTGTGAACGAATCTGTAAAAAGAATCCTAATGGAAGATTGGGAAAGCCCATTGCAACAATATAAAAACTCACCATATCCACCCGTTAATTTAACGATAAAAGGAAAAATTGATGATTTTGACCGTACAAAAGGTTATGATTACCAATTTGACAAATCGTCTGATACGAATACAAACCATCGAGAACCAACGGCATCTGATAAATTGAGAAAATACGGAAGCCTTAGAGGTGCTGCTATGCGATATAGAGTCAGCAATGGAAGGAATGCCGAAATAGGTGATGCTTTGATAGAATACGGAATAGAGCAAGGTATTGAACGGGGAAATAAGTCGGATGAGCAATACGCATGGTTTATCGCAAAACTAATTGCTTCAAGGCAGATTCCATTTGACGAAAATAGCGAATATTAACCCACCATCTTCACGTCCCAATAACGGACGATACCGATGGACTTTTCGAACATCATACGGAAGCGGCTCTCAGGGGTCGCTTCCCTTGTATTCCAACGGAACAACTGCTCGTCAATGTACCTCTGAAGATAGGTCTTGCTGACAAAGTGGTACGTGCCGAAAATCACATGCTTGAAATGCGCCCAAAAGCCCTCAACGCTGTTGGTGTGGATACCATTGGGACGAACAAACTCCTTCTTGCCGTGACTTACATAGTCGTGACGGAAACCCGCCTTGGTCAGTCCCTGATACGAAACCAATTCATCGGTCAACAGGTGTGCATTCTCACGGATGAACTGCTTGATAATGGGCATCAAGGTCTTGGCCTTGGTATCCTCGACCTTCATGACAACGGTCTTACCATCACGCTGTAGCATACCGAAAATAGGGGTCTTGGTCTTGGTGGAGCGACCCTGTGTGCCTTCGGTCTTCTTGCTTTCGTGCTTGTTGATTTCACGGCCACCAAGGTACATTTCGTCCATTTCCACGTCACCGTCAAGGGCAACGGCATCGTCCTGTGCGTACAGGGTACGGATTTTGTGCAGCATGTACCAAGCTGTTTTCTGAGTAACCTCGCAGTCACGGGCGAGTTGGTGAGAGGAAACGCCCTTCTTGTGTGAGGAAACGAGGTACATGGCGATGAACCACTTACTCAGAGGCAAGTTGCTGCTTTCAAAGATAGTGCCGACCTTACAGGAGAAGTTATGCTTGCACTTGTTGCAACGGAAACGGCCATCGGTGCGCTTTACGCAGTGATGCTCACCGCAGATTGGGCAGATAACATCGTCACCCCAACGTGCTTCGGTGAGGGTGTCGATGCAGGTCTGCTCGTTGCTGAAGTGACGGATGACCGAAACAAGGCTCTTAAACCCAGTGAAATCTATGTTATTCATGACCTTCATACTATGTTTTCTATTATTATAGTACAAAGGTACTAGAAAATCCAGCAAAAACGGGAATATTTTTAGCTAAAGAAAGCTAGCAATCAGCTAATTAAAGCTAACGAGAGGATTTGGGGACAAATAGTATATCATTCCCAAAAAAAATGGCGGCAACAATGCCGCCATAAGTGTTTCATCTACGATAGTAAGTGTTGTAGACATCCTGAGTCAGACCATGGTCGAGCAGCACCGGCATCGCCCCTCCGTCACGTTTGGCAAGACCCCAGTTCCTGATGGCGACAATGTCGGCGTTCTCCTCTTGCGAGTTGCACAAGTAATCCTCCAGGTCGCTGAAGAACTCAAGCTCGTCGGTAAGTTCGGAATACCTTTCATCTGACATCTCTATATGCCGCCAACCGCCATACCGCGAATACCTTGCGAAAGTCGTGTAACAGAAATCTACAAATTCGTCAAACGTCACACCCAGGCACGCCTTGAAGTCAGACCTTTTTGCCGGCAGCACATACTCGCACTCAATCCACATGTCGTTATCGTAGTCGGCCGAGAATATCCTCGGGAAAATGTCGTATCTCTGTTTCCATCCCTCCGATTCAACCCTGTTCTGCGCCGTCCCCTTCTCGTTTTTGGCGAGTTTCAGACATCTTTCGTCGTCAATCTGGAAAACCATCCGCGACGACCCGTTCCCTATCGGCTGGCCGAGATGCTCCTTGCAGTATCTGACTTTTCCGGCGTATGTCCGGATTGACTCAAGTTCATCTGTGCTGAACTTGCCGTCTGTCGCCTCATTCAGTATGCGTGATTGCTGCTCTTCTGTCAACACTATTACTTTGTCCATTCAAATGTCCGCTGATGTCAGGGTCGAACCCTTGCCGCGGCCTCCGTCTATAATTAGCGTCGCCACGTCATCTATCACCGACTGCACGGCGCGTTTGACCGGACGTCCGCCCATCTTTCCGTCCCCGACCGAGTCCATGACCCTCTTCTTGGCCTTTTCGACAAAACTTCCGTCTACCGTGAGTCCCGCCTTTTCTATCTTTTTCACCGCGGCGGATATCTCTATGTCGGCAATCTTCGAGAGGTCATCGGGCGACAGCGGCTTGAACATGATGACGTCATCCACGCGGTTCATGAACTCCGGCTTGAATTTTCTCCTTATGGCGTTCCTGTACACGCTCTCCGACATCCCCGTGTTCGGCGTGAACCCGATTCCGTCACCCCGGGCGGCGGCCTCAGACGCGCCGACGTTGGACGTCATGATTATGATTGTGTCCCCGAAGTCGACTGTGACACCCTTGTTGTCAGTCAGCCGTCCGTCGTCGAACACTTGGAGAAGAACGTCATGTACTTCGTCTGCCGCCTTCTCGACCTCATCCAGCAATATGACGCATTTGCCCTTCTTCTTCACCGCCTCAGTCAGTTGCCCACCGTTCTCGTAGCCTACATACCCCGGCGCAGAACCGTAAAGCTTGTTGACGGACATCTTGTCGCCGTATTCGCTCATGTCCAGCCTGACCATCGATTTCTCGTCTCCGAACACCTCCTCGGCGAGTTTCTTGGCCGTGTGCGTCTTGCCGGTGCCGGTGCTTCCGATAAACATGAAGACTGATGGTTTCCCGTGGTCAGAAAGTCCGGCAGACTGCCTTCTGACAACTTTTGACACCCTCTCAACCGCTTCATCCTGTCCGATGACCTTGGCCGACAGACGCTCGTAAAGGTTCTTTGTCGCGTCCGGTGAAGTCGGGGCGGAACCATTGCCGCACCGTCCGTTTATGACATCGTCAATGTCATCTTCGGTGATGTCTTGCGACCTTTCGGACATTTTCTCCTGTTTCTCAAGGAACGACAGATGGTTTTTGAGTTCAAGCAGTTGGAAGTCGATGCGGTTTATGTCCTCTTCCGTGTACCTTGACGGGTGGTCCACGGTGTCCCTCCTGAGCGCAAGACCCTCGTCAAGTTTCTTTTTCGCGTCCATCATCTCGGGACTGTCACCGTCCATCACGCTCTTTCGTGCCCCGGCCTCGTCGAGCAGGTCATATATGGTGTCCGGCAGCACGCATTGCTTCATCCGCTTCTTTGCCGTTTCCGTGCAGTGCCGTATAACCTCGCGCGAGAACCGCACGCCGTGGAAATCCTCCAGCGGACGTTTCGACGAGTCAACTATGTCGACACACTCTTCCACACTTTTCTCTTCCAGGTCGACACGGCAGAACCTGCGCTTGAAGAACGGGTTCGACTCGATGAGCGAAGAGTAATCTTTCGGTGTCGCAGTGCATATGAACAATATGTTGCGGTCACTCAGCATCATGTCCATGATGGTTTCTATCCCCATGTCGCTGTAGTGGGCGTCATCCGACAGTGCACTGCGTATATTGTCAATGAAGAACACGTAGCAGTCACGGCCGTGCGCCTCGTTGACCACAGACTTGAACTGTTCTTCAAATATGCCCTTTATGCCGTTGGACGGCATCAGGTCCGCAAGTTTCATCTCCATGAGTTTCCTGTTCGACAGGAACTGCGGCACATCACCGCTGACAAAGAGGTTCGCGATATGTTTCACCGTCGACGTCTTTCCGACGCCCGGCTCACCGACGAGCACGACATTGTTACGCTCGCGCCGCGCCCACACCGTGAATATAGAGTTAAGGACAGAACCGTTTCCGAACACCGGAGGAATGTTTCCGCGCTCAGCGGCCACGTTCAGGTTGGTCAACAAGTTCTCGACATAGGAGTTCGTCATGATTTTCTCTTGTCTCTGCGACTCCGCGGCAGAGGTCTCTTCGTTGTCCGGGTTCTCTTCGTATCCCCTACGTCGCTTCGACTCTTCGAGCATCTGTTTCTTGGTTATTCCGTATCGCGACGCTATCTTGTTGGCGAACTGGCTCAGCGACAGCATGACTGACCAGAACTCGGTCGACGTGTGCGAATCCTTTCCGTCCTTGCACATCCGCTTCATTATCGCGTCGAACTTCTGCGAGTACTCCGCTCCGTCAGAACCTGTCCCGCTGTCAGAATCTCCGCTGTTCCTCAGATGCGTGTCAAGCTCTTCAGTCATCTTGGCATAGTCGCTTGTGAGCGTTATGGACCTAAGCACAGAGTTGGCCTCGCAGTCGTCATATTCAAGAGTCCCGAGCATGAACGGCACAACGTCTATCTTGTCGATGCCATAGCGTGGCGCTACCTCCTCGCGCACATACTTGAGCAATGCCGCCAACTCGGGAGAAATACTGTATTCCATTTATGAAATCGTGTTTATGTTAAAATAACATAAAGAAAATGTTTAATTCAATACAACACTTGTCCATGTCGGGAAGATTGATTACTTTTGCGGAAAACTTAAAACATAATGATAGCATACAACAAATACACGGACAACAGGGACCATACATGGTACAACAGTTCAAACGTGATTTACAGCAAGTGCATAGACACCGACACGGATTTGAAGACACTTGAGATAGTGTTCAAACAGGGCCGCACATACCTGTACCGGGACGTCACGGTGGACGACTACATCATGTTCAAGAATGCCGGGAGCAACGGGGAGGCGTTCAACAAGTTCATCAGAAAGTACGACTGTGTCAGACTGCCGGACACCGACCTTGACGAACTGTCCAAACTTATGGAAACGTTCCAAAAGGAGGACGGAGAGACGTCAGAGGCATTCAGCAACCTTCAGTACGCGCTCGCCGTTGACGACAGAACCGGAGAGTTCGAGCTGCGTCTGAACGGACGGACGATATTCAGCGGAATCGAGGGGAAGGTTTCGATCGTCAGACTTCTCAAGTCCATGTGCATAGCATACACGATGATAGATAAAACAACAACGGAGGACGGAGATGGAAGTGAGCATTAAAAGAATAAGCGGATGGGAGAACGTGCTTGACGCCGCAAGGTTCACGGTCAACAAACCTGATTTGGAGAAAGAACCGTCACGCACATTCAAGACGGACGTGCTTATGGCCGAGCACTCGCCTATACGTTCATTGATATATGTCATAACAATACATGATGTGCCGACTTGGGTTTCACAGCACCTTGCACGGCATGACGCGTTCGCAGGGCACAATGTGAGGGAAGGGGCGTCGGACACACATTACGTGGCCACCCAACGCGGTGACCGGACAGGTGAGGACAGAAACAAGAAACCACAGGATACACCGGTTAGCCACCGGATACTTTTGAACGCGCAGGATCTTATCACCATCTCACGCAGGCGTCTGTGCTCTTGCGCGTCGGCAGAAACAAGGCGACTGTGGAAGATGATACGTGATGAGGTGAGAAAAATTGATCCGGAGGTTGCAGACTGCATGGTGTGCGAGTGCGTGTACCGCGGGTTCTGTCCGGAGATATCGTCATGCGGTTTTGCCGGCACATCGGCATACAAGAAAGAATTAGAGGAATACCGGACGCAAAAATTGTAATGTCATGGCATACGAAAGACTTGGATTCACTCCGTCGCCATATCAGGCGAAAGTTTTCGACTTCGTCAGGCACGGGACCGGCAATGGCGTGATCAGCGCAGTCGCCGGGTCAGGTAAGACAAAAACAATCGTCAACGCGATGAAACTTGTCCCCAAGACAAAGAAATGTCTCTTCATCGCCTTCAACAACAGTATCGTCGACGAACTTCATGAGAAACTGAAGTCATATCCGAACTGCGTCGCCAGAACGCTTCACAGCCTTGGGTTCCTGATAATAAGGCGCAACCTCGGTGACGAAATATCCATAGACGAGTTCAAATACCGCACATTCGTCAAACAGAACGTCAAGGAACTTGTCGGGGACGATGAAACCGCGGAAACGATGTCAAAACCCGAGGTGAACCGGTATGTCGACAACATAACCGCACTGATTGACTTCTCACGGTTCAATTGCGCGCAGTCGACAAAGGAGGTGGACTCCATAGCGAAAAAATATGGCGTGCCTATACAGATGAACGAGTGCGAGGCCACTGTGCGATGCCTTAAGTGGGGGCGCGAGCACACGGACACGATAGATTTCACCGACATGGTGTGGCTGCCGTATGAGTTGTCGCTGAAACCGCTCGGATGCCAATACGACTGGATATTCGCCGACGAGGTACAGGATTTCTCGCTGTTGTCGGTCGACTTGTTCAAGAGATGCTTCAAGCGGGGCACAAGGTTCATCGCTGTCGGTGACAAGAATCAGATGATAAACCTTTTTGCCGGAAGTTCCGAAGACGCGTTTGACTCTTTGTGCGAAATGCCGAACACGACCGTGTTCTCGCTGCCGATAACATACAGATGCGCAAAGAATATCGTGAAAGTCGCACAACGGTTCTCACCGGAAACAGTCGCACGCGACGATGCGCCTGACGGGGAAGTCGTGGACAATTTTCATATCAAGGACATAAGGAGCGGCGACATGGTGATCGCACGCTCAAAGACACCTCTCATAAAACTCTACACCCGCTTCCTCAAGATGGGTGTCCCGTGTTACATAAAGGGGCAGGAGATAGGGCGCGAACTGCTCAATACGGTAGATGCCGTTCCCGAAGAGATTACCGAACTGAACAAGGATCTGCAGCATGACGGCGTGTTCGTCCGGATGTATGACGCCATGTTCGACATGAGGAACCGGCTGATGGCCAAGTACGGACTTGACTTAAACGACGCCACGCTTTCGTCATACGTGACAAACATGTATGACACCATCAGTTCGCTTGACACTCTCGCAATCGGATGCAAGACGCGTGCCGATCTCGTGAGACGCGTGACATCACTGTTTGACGAGGACAACAATGGCGTGTGCCTGTCCACGATACACAAGGCCAAGGGTCTCGAGTCCGAAAGGGTGTTCGTGCTGTGCAACTCGACGCTTCCGTCAAAGCTGGCGAAAACGGATTGGGAGCGCCTACAAGAGCGGAACCTGCAGTATGTGGCATATACAAGACCGAGGACAGTTCTCGGATACGTCTCGGAGAAGGAGGTGTCACCGAGCGGTTCACTGCTTGAACCGGAGGGAATACTTAGCGAGGCCAAATACATCGAGAACATGGTCTGCCGGGCACTCGGGAAACAACCGATGAAGGAAATGGGCGACGGCGAAATGGCAAGGTTCAGGATGGACCGTTCGCAAACAGTCATAAACGACAGAACGATGAAACGGAACACTGCGCCCCTAAAGACACAAAAGACCGCAGGAACCGACCTGCTCGCCGAACTTGTTGACTGTGACGAATAATTAGGATAAGACAGCAAGAAACACCAGCCAGCATATGGAGAATATACGAAGAATCGTTATGGAGGCAGTAAGGCGGGCAATACGCGAAGCCGTCTATGATGTCGGAGACTTCCCGATACACTCGAACGGAGACATAGGAAGGAACCCACTGACCGTGGACAATGGCGGACACGCGTCGCAAGACAAAATCACACAGGCGTCGACTGTTGACGCGTGGGGTGCGTCGTTCCAACCAAAGGAGATAAAACATCTCATGCCGAACCAATGGATTATATATAAGGTGAAGAACTTCGGAAATCCGGACATCACCGGAACACGGAGCATCTTTGCCAACGGAAAGGAGATACGGCGGGCGATAGACCTCGTCAATGGTTCGGCCGGACGCAACGGGCGCGGCGTGACATGGAGGGTTGTCGTGGATGGAGACAAAAGCCGTGAAGCCCTTATGAGCGGATACATGTCCAACGCGTTCTGGGAGTTCAGCTTGGACGGAGGATACGAGTGGTATATCCTCAAACCGGATCCTGTACAAAGACTTAAACAAAGTTCACTGAAATGACACAAGAAATGATATTGACGGTATTGGCGGTCTTACTCGCATTGTTCTGCATTTACGTCGCCGTGGATGAATACAAATTCTACCATGGAAAGCCGGGGCGTTCCATAGAGCAGATACAGACTGAAATAGAGTTTTTGGAGAACGAAATAGAACAGAACAGGAAAAATCCGAGCTACCCGATGCAATACGCATATGACGCGCTCGACGCGCTTGCCATCGAACTCAGACGAGCCGAATCATGGAACAAGCGACATCCTGAGGACAAAGTTTGACCGTATGAAATACATGGGCAGCAAAAACCGCATTGCGGACGACATATTGTCCGTGATGTTGGAAAATTACAGTGGCGGAAGTTTTGTCGACGCGTTCTGCGGAGGATGCTCCGTCATACAGAGGGTGCCAGACACTTTCCGACGGATAGCGAACGACAAGAACCGCTACCTTGTCGCGATGTGGAAGGCGTTGCTCGACGGGGAACGGCTCCCGATATTCATCAGCCGCGAGTTTTACTCGGACGTGCGAAGTGACACCCGGTTGGACGGTGACAAGTACAGTGACGGAATCAGAGGATGGGTCGGGTTTATGGGGTCGTTCAATGGAAGGTTCTTTGACGGAGGGTACTCCGGACACGCTGTCGAAGGAAAGAACGGTTCAGTCAGGGACTACATCAGTGAGAACATCAACAATACGCTGTCACAGGTTGAACAACTCAAGGGGGTTGAATTCGTGTGCGGTGACTATTCCGAAATGGACATCCCGGACAATTCACTTATATACTGCGACCCTCCATACAAAGGGACAAAACAGTACACGACGTCGAAGAATTTTGACTACGGGAGGTTCTATGAATGGATTCATGAAATGAAAGACAAGGGGCATACCGTATTCGTCTCCGAATATCAGATGCCCGATGATTTCACCTGTGTCTGGGAGAAGGGCGTAACAAACGCCATGAACCAGACCATAACCAAAAAGACCGTTGAGAAACTGTTCGTTCCGGTTTAGAATGTCTGACAGTCGATGATGTTGCTGTCAAGGTCGTCAATGTTGACCTCAATGCTTTCCTTGTCGTTGTTGCGCACAAAACGGACGCCGACATTGTTCCCTTCTTCATCTTTGATTGCCTCGACTGCGGTCAGATAGACGTCATCTATAAGGTCGGTCTTGCCGTCACCGCTCCCGCCTCCATCGGGGTTTATCGTGCGGTCCCCGACGACCAACTGAAGCGTGTCGTCGTCAACCCGCTGAAGATATATGCTGTCAAGCGCCGCCTGTATGGCCTCCTTGACCTCCTTGTCGGTCGCAATCCCGCCACCTTGGTCCTCGATAGTTATGATGTCACGGCCGTCGTCGTACGGATAACCTTGCCAATAATACATACCGCGGCGCATGCCCTGTTCTTTATTGTATTCGTTCATCGCAGATGCTTTCTTGATAAATATTGTGCTCACTGCACATATTGAAGGCAGAACGGGTGAAGCAAAAAACAACGAACTACCCTCGTTAATTTTTTTTCACACTATTTATTTTTCGTATGTCGTGAAAATGTCATACCTTTGCAACGCCAACATGAGGTTGGCGAAGCTATATAAGTTATATTATTAGTTAAAAATTAGACAACTATGAAGAAGATTATGTTTGTAATGATGGCGATCGCAGCACTGTCGTTCGCGTCATGTGGAAACTGTGACAAGAACGCTTGTGCAAACGACACCACACAGGTCAGCGACACGACCGTTGTTGATAGCGTTAGTGCTGACAGCGTCGTTGTTGACAGCGTGAAGGCGTAAGTCGCCATCAAACTGCATGCTTTTCAGCATCTGATAGAATATGGGCGGAAGGAATTCCGTCCATATTTATTTTCAAGACGATGATATAATCTAAAACAAAATACAAGACATGAACAAAAGACAAATCCGAAAGATAGTCAATGAGGCCGTTTCGCAGGCACTCAGAGAAGATACTGACGCAAGGAGATATAATCAGATGGTGGACGCGTTGCTCAGATGCCTCAGCAAAATCGGCAGACACGCCACGGCCGCCGCTTCAGAGATAGCGAACGGGAACATCAGCAGTCCGACTGTCCAAGATATAGCAAGATGCTGCAGGACAGTGTATGAATGCGTCAACGAGATGAACGACATGTACGGAGAACCGGCTGACTATTGACATTTCTACGGGCATCAAAAAGTACTGCGGACCGTGATTTTCAAACAAACGACGGTCCGCAGTCTATTTTTAACCCAAATTCGCCCGCTATTGGGATGTGAAGATGGTAGGTTAATTTAATTCGTGTATGACAAATTGGTCAATCCCAATAGGATATCCTAATACGTAATAGTAATCATCAGGATACTCATCAGCTAATTCTTCATCGCCCGCATAAAGTTCGGCAAATCCGTTCTCTTTTGCGTATCTCATGACCTTTTCCAAAGCATCAGAAGCATCATATGCATCGCCTACATAGTATAAAGATGACGATAAACTGCCAAAACCTATTTCAACACTATAATCGGCGTCTTCCTTTGACTCACAATCAAGGCAAACAGGTGTATCATACGTAGGAACAGAACTCTCCCTTAGCACCCTTTTTACTGATTCCCTAATCACTCTATGTAGGTCGCTTTCACTAAGTCTTATTCTTCTCTTCATATTCAGTTTCAATATGTTTGTTTTTTATAAATAGTCTGTAAATGCTGACATCAGCGTCTTCCATAACCGCGTCTGCCCATCTTGTGCCTCTGCACACTTTGCTGTAGCCCGTAACCGTTAGGTTTCAGACTGGCGTACAGCAGTATCGGCTTGTCAATCTCAAGGCCCACCGTCGAGAACCGCCCGAAATTATGGCCGTTGTCTATGACGGAGAAGTCTATGTGCCTTGCCTGTTCCTTGTCGGGCAGGAGGATGTGCCATCCGTTGTTCATGCTGCGGTACTCCCACAGCGGCGTGATTCCGTTTTGTGACAGTATGTCCATGACCTTGCGGTAGACGCGCTCGTCGTCAGAGTCGATGTCAAGGAAGCACAGTTTCCTCTCCGGCCAGTCCTTCGACTGTCCGGCGGCGACTTCCATCTCGTGTCCCATGTAGCGGTAATTCCTGTGCCGCTCGAATCTCGGCCTCAGGACGTTGTTTGCGTAGTCGCTCAGAGAGATGAGCGACCTCTTGTTCGGGTGCATATACGCCCTTGAGTTCGTCGCCTTGCACACGGATATTATCTCGTCGCGTTTTGACATGAGTTCTTGCGCGTTGTGCACCAGGTAATATGTGATGTATTCGCATGCATTGTGGTCGAAGTGAAGGTGCATGTTGTCCTTGTGCCTCTTGATGATCTGCACGAACCACACGTCGTCGTCACCGGACGGGTCGAGAATCTTGGAGCATACGTCGTCGAAGTTGTCTATTGTCACCGTCCCGTCTTGGTCAACGGTCCGGGATTCGTAGATTACCTCGCGCACAATTCTTGACACCGCCTCCTCAAGAGACACTTTTTGCGAGTATTCGGCAAAGTCCTTGCATCCGTATTCCTTGATGGAGTCGACGAGTTCGTCAAGGTCTGAGAACAGGCAGAACGGAGAACCGTCCGTGTCCATGACGTACCCCTTCTCGCTCTCCCCGTCAACCTTGTTCACATTTCCGTAGAAGTCATAACCGCGATAAGTGAAACCGAACGAACCGTCCTCCGGGTTTATCTGTCCCCTCACTCCGTCGAACCACACTTTCGATATCGGACTCTTGCTTCCGTTGTCGACAATGTTGAACTTCCCGTCTTTCTGCACCATGGTGAATCCGTTTATGGACTGCAGGACTTGGTCGTACTTGTTGCCGAAGTGGAACTCAACGTCCGCGTGGTCGTTGAGGTAGTCGTACATCTCGCGGTTGAGCATTTTTCTGAATGTTCGACCTTGGTCGAACGAGACGGCATATGGTATGACCGAACTGAAGTCATATGGCAGAGCACAGTGGCCGTCAAGGTTTCCCTTGTATATCAGACCCCTTACACCGTGCTGATACAGACTTTTGCCATATTCATTCCATAGCGCCACGGCCGAACCGGCTGTCCTACCATGATAAAGACTGTGTGTGTGTTGGACACAAAGTTTATACATGCGTGCGGCCATTTTCGGTTCAAAACCAAGTGTTATGAACTGGTCGTATATCTGCCATTTTTGCCCGTATGTCTGTTTGGCCAAATGTTCGTTGAATATCACGAATCCGTTATACCCGCCAACCAGTTTCATCATCACGATGCAGTCACCGTATATTGGTTTTGACTTGACATTCTTTATCGAGTCAGCCAAGGTGAAGGTACAGTAAACACCAGGTCCGTATCTGTTTCCGCCTTTTTTGCCTGTGTATGTCCTATTGTATCCGTATTTGAATATGCTATCCAACTGTTCCTTGAATGCCACGCGGTAAAGGGTCGGCATGCCTTCCCCACTTTCGATCTCCTCGTATGGCGGGAGATAAGTCGCCTCTTGTTGCTGCGACTCTTTGATTATCTCCTCATGTATCACGCGCTTAAGGTGCTCAAAGTTCTTTTCCATATTCATTCCTGATCATATTGAGATAATATTTTTTGAGCGATATGGAGCGGTCGTCCTTTTCTTCCGACTCGCCCATCATGGCGTTGCTTTCAGTGTCGTCGGGTACGGCGTCATACCTGTTCTTGACCATACTTATGAACTTTGACAGTGGAAGCGATTGCAAAACACCTTCACTCACGCTTATTCCGCGTCTTGACAATGACTCGTATTTGAACGAGTGCTGCGGATGTGTGGCCTCTATTATCTTCGGTATGATTATGTCCATCAACGGTATGGTGTTCATCGCGTCTTCTGGCGTGACGACATAAGACCTGTACTTTGACGCAAGATCATAGCGTGGGGTTGTCAGGCTGATGTCGCATATCTCAAGCACCGCTATCGTGCAGAGTGTCGCGAGTTTTTCCACCAGGTCGTCGCGTATCACGCCCATTTTCGGCGCTGCCGCTTTCGAGTACTCGTATATCGCCCTGGCAATGAACTCATCATCCGGCAAGTTTTGGAACGGTGTGACGTCTATCCGCACCCCAAGTCTGGACGGACGGGTGCAAAGCGCCTCCACCGCTTTTCTTCTCCTTGACAGAACACGCATCTCGGATTCCGTGCGCTCCTTTGTGTCCTGACGGTTCAGTGCGTCCAACTGGTTTGCGAAATCCGGATTCACGCTTTTTTCATACTCTACGGCGCGGTCGTTCATGCCGTGGCCTGACACGTTGCAGTAAAGACCTATCTCGTTTGTCCACTCGTCGAGCGCCGGATCCTTAGGCGGAACGGTCTGTGACACGTCGTACATCCTCACCTTTTGGAACTGTACATTCGAGTCTTTGCCGCTTATCCTCGTCGCCTCAATCCTTACCTTGTTCAGCACCTGTGTCGAGCCCATCGCCTTGACCTCCTTGAAACCCTTGTAACCGCAGGCTTTGGCACCGGCGTCCAGATCCGCGAATGTGAGGGCGGCCTTGTTCATCGGTTTGAGCACGACTATGGGTTTTGCCCCCGGAGCGACAGTGCGGTTAAAGTGTTCCATCCATGTGTGCTCCTCGCACACGAAACTCGCCTCCGGGAACTGGTCAAGCACCTCCTTGATGTTGTTCGGTGACAGTATGTGGCCGTACTTGCGCTCACATTCCGGCGTCATCTGGTACCTAAGCAGTCTTTGGCGCACCTTCGGATCGTTCAGTTTGGTGAGCATCTCCTGCCAGTTCGATATCTTCGCCACCTTAGCGTTCTCGATATCCTCCGCTGTGGCCGTGCTGTTCACCGCCTTCGGTATGATGTCACAGACATTTTCGATGCTTTTCGGCGTGTACTCGTCGAGCTGTTTTATCGCCTCGCCTATCTTCGCCATGTAGTTCGGCAGCTCAGATGTCGTCTCCATGTTGACAAGCAGCTCGACACCTCCGTGCTCACCCTTTTTCGCGAACATGAATTGTTTCGGTATGGCGCTGTTTATCGCCTGTGCGAGCTTATCCTCAGAACCTCCCCACACATGTGTAAGATACACCTTGATAAATTCCTTTTTCGTGCCGTCCTTCGAGTTGCCGGTCATTGATATCGAACCGGCGACGGTAAGGCTCCCCCTTTTCTTTGCCGCACCAGTTTCACCGTCACCATCCGACTTCTTCGGCCATCTTTTTTTGATTGCCTCAAGGACGGCGGTCCGTATTATACTGTTGAGTCTGCTCTCGGTCAGACGTATCGTACGTTTCATTGCGTGTAATTCAGTGTTTTTTCTTAAATAGCGCGACGATATTTATCAGGAAAACAAACTTTACGCAAGAAATGGGAAAATATCTGCATTCATTCGGTACAAAATCTGCCCATGACGCAGTCTACAATGGGGATGAGTATCACGAGCCATGGGTAGCATACATTGAGGTTAATCAACTTGTGACATACAACAAGGTCAAGACCAAAGTCGGAGACATCATTTACTATGATGGCACATCACTGAAATTCACGAACAAGGACGAATGGAGCGCGTCGCTCGGTACACCTGTGGCGGTGGTTGTGATACCCGCTTCCCATATGTCTGATGGCAAGTGCAGGGGCATGTCGCTGTGCAACATGTCGTACAAGACGCCGCAGACTGGCGCGCTCGGCACAGGCAATGCAAATGCGTCAACCAACGGCACGAACCTGACGTGGGGTGTGGAAGGTACGGATGTCGCTGGTCTGGCGAACTACACCAACGTCAAGACCATTGATGGAACGAACGATTACGGATACTTCCCGAGCGACCTGTTTGACGGAGGCTATTATTCTATCGCGACAGACACACAAAAGATTGTTTCGCCGTACAACGGTGATGGAACACAGAACTCAGCATATATCACCGCCGGTCAGGCTCTCGCCGACATGGACGGCAAGGCGAACACCGAAGTGCTCGTAAACCTGTCAGCAATCAAGGACACCTATTCAAGCGGTGCGTTCGCTAACAATACGGCGAACTACCCCGCAGCGTTCGCGTGCAGTTTATTCAGCACTGTCGGCACCTCTCAAGGTGACTGGTACCTACCTGCGATCGGAGAACTCGGTTACCTGTACACGAGAGTCGAGAAGATAAATGAATCACTCGATGTGCTCGGAGCATCTTCGGTTCAAGTCGGTACTGTGTTGGACGATGACGATTCATTTGGATATTGGTGTTGGTCTTCGTCAGAGTACCTTACAAACTTCGCGTGGCACCTCAGCAACGAGGGATACGTGGGTCTCAGCAATAAGGTCAACAACGGTGACGACGGCCGCGTGAGGGCGTTCGCCGCTTTTAACATTTGACATCCTATGTGTCGCCTTGATTTGTCGGCACGCACAAAACCAATAAAATGAATCCGTCCATGGTGAATCTACATGGACGGATTTTCTTGTTAAAGAACGCAATGTCAGCAGTTCGGGCACTTGATGCCGCAAACGTGCCTCAGCTGTGGTGTGGGTGGCATCTCTTGCGAGAAGAACGCCCATCTGTCAGTTCCGCTGAACTCGCCCTGGGCAGCTTTGTTCCATTCGGCGCAACGCTGCTCCGGTATTGATATCAGACGCCTCTGCTCGGGTATGCCCCAGTTGAATGGGTTCTGCTTGTTGTGTGTGAATGTTATTTCGCTCATGATATTTCTTTTGTAGGTTATTGTCTTATTTAATGTCCGCAGTGCGAAGTCATGTAGTCCCTGATGAGTTCATTCAGATTGATAAAGTTCCCGCTGATGTCAGCGTTTTCGAACAAGGTGTCCATGTGTGTGCATATTCCGCAGGCCGCCTGTTCGATCTGCTTTCCGCAGCAAAGGTGGCACGGTTCGCACGGACACGGTGGCGTCGGTGTCGGTTCCGGGTCTGGGCAAGGACGGCATCCGTCGCACTTGCATTTGCACTCTCTTATTATCTCCTGCTTAGCAGCCTCTATCTTGCGGTCGATTTCGTCACAACTGCATCCGGTGTCAATGTCGTCTATCGCGTCGACGACAGCGTCTATTATCGCCCCGGTGTCACAGCTTCCGCTGTCACAGCAGCATTTCCCCGCGTCAATTCCTACCGGGAGTGGATACCCCCATATGTTGTACATGTCGCCAAGAGCACTCATCTGTTAGTCGTTTTCCTATAAATATTGTGTCGTTTTAACATACATTAATATTGTTTGTTTTGAAGATTCCAAAAATGTCACTAACTTTGCCGTGAAGAAAATAAAAAGCAAATCTTGCGGCGTTGACTGTAACCGGTCGTGCGTCGTATATTAAGTAAGTTTGATATGGCACCAATAAAAAGCGTAACACATGGATCACCGGACACGACGGTCGTCGTCGTATGTCCGGAATGCGGTAAGGAACAGAGCGTCACAGTCCGTGAGTCGGACTGGCGCAGATGGGTCGGTGGCGGATGCCGCGACCTGATATATTCCGCGTTCCCGTATTTGAAGGCAGACGAACGTGAGGTACTGATAAGCGGAATCTGCGGTGACTGTTGGGACAGCATGTTCAAAGAGGACGACGAGTTGTGACAAGTGATACTTGACACAATCAGCGCCACCTATCGTGTCTGCATGAGAATAAAAGACAAACAACCAAAAGGATATGGACACAATCGAATTTGAACTCGCAAAGGAATGCCAAGAGACCGAGAAGAAGGTGAAACTCCTTGTCGATTTCCTCGCGACGGACGGTCTGTCGGAACTGATTGGCGAGAAGCAGGTAGAACTGATCACAAAACAATGCGAGGCGCTCGGGAAATACCACGACGCACTGATTGACAGGGCGAACGACATGGGTGTCGTTGTGGAGGACTACAGAGAACCCATGTTGGACAAGAAGAAGGTCATGATACAGGCGTACGACGACTGCATGCGCGAGCTGTACGAAAAATCACAGCCGCCCGTCTCATTCGACCTTCTGTCCCTAAGATACCGGGTAGGTGCGATCACAGATGACGACAACGTGTATGACAGGCACTACATCTCTCAAGACGAATACAAGTATGTGCTCGGCAAGTACCTCGACGCGTACAACTACAGGGAGCGTTTCACGTCTGACGTGGACGTCATATTGCGCGACCTCGAGGAAGGCGGGCTTAAGAATGGATATGAGACTGACGAGAACGGATGCAGCCACCGCACGGCGGTGAAGGTGCGGCCTCTGTCCGAACTGATAGGCGAGGAGAACGCCAAGACCGTCATCGACACGATAAACGAATACAAAAACTTCTACCGCTTCGACCGCGACGAGGAGACATTCAACGTCGCCGTCGGTTTCGGCCCGTCGCCGTCGCATTCGTTTGAACGGGTTGCGGAATACTGGAAGAAGAACGGGGTCGAGCTTGTCGAGGAGGAAAGGAATCCTGACGACTTCTGGGAACTTGACGCCTACGGCCCATTCGACGTCATGGACACTGAAATCGAGGAAGTGTGACATACCGTCACATCCGCCGGTCATCACAACTGCGGCTGCACTCACGTGTGGCCGCAATTTTTGCTTGCCCGTTTTTGAATTTTTTAACAGTAATGATTTTGACGTTTGTGATGATGTATGTACCTTTCGCCCGATGTACATATTAACATATAAAAATAACCGATGATACAGATTACAGAAAAAACGCTGAAAGACAAATTCATTGAGTACAATGACTTGTACTTCGGGGGCAAGTTGCCGATGCCGGTTCTGACGACGCACCGGTCATTTTTCGTGTACGGGCAGTTCAGATGCAACCTGCATGCGCCGGGCAGCCGTGTGAGGAACGCGAAAATCAGCATGTCATGCTACTATGACTACGACGACGACGAGTTCAGGGACATACTTGTCCACGAGATGTTGCACTACAGGCTGAACATGTCGCGGAAATACGACGGAAAGGTCCACGGTCCGATGTTCTTGGCCGAGGCCGATTCGCTTAACATGAAGTTCGGTCTAAACATAACAGTCAAGCCGGAACTGGTCAAGTCGAGACTGAACAAGAACGCGCCGAGGTTTTCCCCGGCGCGACTGTTCGTGCGTTGGTGATTTTCGCCGCTTATCAGTTACGCCATGAGGTAACTGCACCTTTGCTGCGACCCATTGCGCCCTTGAGTTGGCGGGTTATGACCGCAATCGCTTGCTCCATTGCCGGACCGTGGAGCACGCCGTCCTGATGAAGTTCATTGATTGTGTTCAGGAGGTCCTCAATCTTGCCGTAGTCTTGATAAGCCTTGTATTGACCCTTGATGCTTTTGACTCTGTCCTCGCCGTATTTCTTGACTTTCTTTTTCGCATCTCCGACTGCACGTCTGGCATTTCCGACCGCATCTCCGACCGCACGTCCGGCATTTCCGACCGCATCTCCGACCGCACGTCCGGCATTTCCGATCGCACGTCCGACGTTTCCGACACCGTTCATAATTGAACGACCTGCGTCGGCCATAGCATCACCGGTTCGTTCGGCATCACTCCTGAACGCGCCAAATATAGAGCGCCCCATATTTTTCGCTGAATTGAAGAACCCTTTGCGTTCGTCAATCCTCTGCAGTTCGTCATTGACAGCTTCCTCTATGATGGATCTTAACTGACTTTCGCTCAAAGTTATTTTCGTCATGTTGCTTACTTAGTTTGATGTTATTTAGTTTTTCTCTTTTTAAATATCAGAATACGTTATACTTTTTTAACATAAAGGATTTGGTCATATTCAATATTTTTCATACCTTTCGGTTGTTCAAAAAGAATGGAACTAAAGTAATAATGTATATGGAAGAGAAAAAAACAACCGCCAACGAAGTGAACCCGTTCATTCCGATGAGACACGACGCGGAGTATGTTGACAGGGTGATAGAATTCGGAGAAGGTTACTTCGGAGGATACGCGAACCGTACACACTACCAGCTGATAACCCACAACGGAGACTTTGTCGGATGGCTGAAGGAGTACGAAATCAGTCCGCTCCTCCCAATGGAGGTGATTTTCGAGGTCGTCGACTTGGAGAAGTGCCATGACGGATGGGGCGAGACAAAGTCATTCCGTCACATCGATGACTTCCTCGATTACGTAGAGGCGAACAAGGCAGCGATTTTGAAGGCGTATAAGGAAAATGATTTTGATTAAGGAATTTTAACGTAAAAAATTTGTCCGTTACAAAAAATATGCTTACCTTCGCACTGTCATTATTACGGTGACACAGAGATGAAAAAGAAATGTTAACCATATTAAATGTTCTACAATGAGAAAGATCGAAGCAAACATTAAGATGGTCATGATGACCATCGATGAGATTCAGAAGAAATGCAAGCATGACACGGCCAACCGCTGCTACATGGCTGACAAGGACGAGGCAGTGCTGAACGGGTACAGCATCGCAGACAGCGACAAGGCAAAGAAACGTATCGCCAAATGCCGCCGCGCCATCGCAGGAGGTTGGAGCATCTGCTGCCCTATGGTAGTCCACAAAGTCGGCGGGGATATGTACATCACCGACGGTCAGGGCCGTTTCGAGGCCGCAATCGAGGCCAACAAGTACGCCCTCGTGAAGGGGGAGGCACTTCCTTACGTCGAGATTCCTGTGCTGCTCATCGAGCGTGAAAGCATTGAGCAGATGCGCGCCGACATCAAGTCGATGAACACGAACAACACCAACTGGAACAGCATGGACATGCTGCACTGCGAATCCGTCATTAAGGGCGGAGAGATAGCCGAGCGCTACTCGACAATCCGCCGGTATCAGGACACACTCGGACTCAGCACGGACTATATCCCCCGCATCATCCTGTTCGGTGACCACCGCCACTCGCGCAACGACGTGCTGAACGTCAAGCAAAGCGAGCACGCGGAGTTCATGTTGGGTGTGTTCAAGCAGTTCTATGAGTCGCAGGAGACACGCACCAACCGAAAACTGCGCAACAAGGCGCGCCGCGTCGAGGTGGCAATGTCACTGTGGAGCATTGTCAACCACATCATCAACGCTTGCGGTCACGACAACGAGGAACTGTTCACCGAAGTTGTCAACAACGCGATCACAAAACTGTGCGCAGCGCTGAGCCGAATGAACGACGACGAGTACATGCGCACGATGGGCAGCCGCTCGTTCTATGTCGGGAACACGTTCGCTGACATCATCGCATCACGCAACCGCAACCAATATATCGCCGTCGCGATCAACAATTTCCGGGCGGCAAAGTTCGGAAAGACGCCGGTGGCGGCGTGACAAATGTTGAGCATAGGGGCATCAAGACGGAGAGTCGCGATGCCCTTTTGTTCTTTTAAAACATTTTTAACGAGAAACACTTTGGTGTGTGGACACATTTTATTATCTTTGTCGCACTAAAGGAAAACAACATGAACTACAAAGAGAAATATGATGCGGCGGTCGAAGCCATGCAGAAGATTATGGACAGCAGGGCGGACTTGGTACGAATGTCGAAGTTAAAGAAACGTCTGCAAGCAATTTTTCCGGAACTCAAAAATAGCACTGCGCAAGACAAGGACAGCGAACATGGTGCCGGTGCAGATGAAGAGTTGACGGCAGAAAAGACACAACACTATACGAACTAACATTCTAAACAAATGGCGGCAAAAGACTACACATTCGCGGCAGGATGGAAAGACATCTACCTGACAAAGAAAACGAAACCGAGAAAAAACGGTCTGCATGTGATGAGTACAGACCGCAGACCACTAGAGGAGCAAGAAATCCTGTACATCGTTGAGAATTACCTTCGCATGTATTGCAAGAGGAACGAGACGAATGAGGTGACGGTGACAAACGACGGCAAACCGGTGTTCAAGATGGTTCTGATCGGCAAAGAAAATGACGAACCAACCACCAACGATTGAGAATCAAAATGTCATGGCGAAAATAGACGGAAAATACGAACAGCCTCTTACAGAAAGGCTCCTTGAACGAATCAAGGCGGAGGACAGCATAACCAAACGCCACCACCTGATTCCGATATACCTTCACGAAAGGGATGTGCAGATTCAAAAGGTGCTGGCGAACATCGAGAACGACGACATAGACTTTGCTATGGTGATTGAGCAACTGTGGGAGGACCTGCAGCTTGCATGCGAACAAATCAAGGCCACAATGGTCAGGAGTGATTTCTATGCGGACAGTTTTAATCTTACCAAATGGGACAGCAAAACAGACAGATAAACATCATGGAACAATCAACAAGGAAACCACTTTCAAGAGAAGATGAGAAACTCCTCTACATCGACCTGTCAGCGAGACTGCCGTACGGAGTTCGCTTTATCACGACTGGTTCGGACTTCCCGTTCAGACTTGAATGGTTCGACGACCGCCGACGCGCAAACGGAACGGTAAGACTTGAACATGTGATTCCTATCCTTCGCCCGATGTCTTCAATGACCCCGGAAGAACGAGAAGACTTCTGGAAAAATGTACTCGATATTGATTGGCGTGAATTGGAATTTGACGAAGAACCAGATGAAGTGCCATTCCCTTTTACGGAAAATGATTGCGGATTTTATCTAGACAATCTTTATTTAACCGACTTGTTTGCCGTAATTGATTGGCTCAATGAACATCACTTTGACTGGCGAGGGCTTATTCCTAAAGGCATCGCATTGAGTACTGAGGAATTTAAGTTCAACCCATATAAAAATCAGTAATTTATGGGCGCAATAGATAAAATCTATCTCAAGAAAGACGACTACTTGGCATTCAAAGAGTGGTGCAAAAACCAACCGCCACTTCATGACAAGTACGGAAAGGAGATGCATATCACCGACTACTTGTGGAACATAGATGACGACGCATGGGGTGACGGAGACAATACCCGCCCTGTGATGGGCGCACCATATTATGTCGATGCATACATCATCCGCAACTGCCCAATTGAAGGCGTTCAGGAGGAACTGCAACTCCACTATGGATATTGGTCACAGGAACGAATCCGTGACTTTTATGAAAGTGTAAAGAATTATAACCCCGATAAAGACGGATCCCCATACTGGGCCAAACTTGCGGATTTCATCTTCAATGATGACGGCACAATGTCTATTAAAGGACTAGAAAAATCATCTTATGAAGAAATTCTTCATGGAGAATTGTATGCCTCACCATATCGTACCGGTTTGGAATATGGTTCTCATTTCAGACTGATTAAGTCCCCGAACGGAAAGAGAACAATTCCGTTCAATAGACCGGCAAAAGGAATGTGGTGGGTAACTGTTGAAAATACAAATGACCAATATGATTCCATGTGGTACACTGAAGGTACTGACACCTGGGATTTCACGGACGAGTTTGTGGTTGGATGCGGTATCTCAAACATCGCTTACGTGAAGACTATTACAGCTCTCGCAAGGAAAATCAGAAAGTGGAAACTCCCCATCGGAACAAAAGTAATTGCTACTGGAAGATATGTTGGTGAGGAATATGAATTCGTTGTGAAAAAATAAAAAACATTCTCGAAGAATATAAATTCCACTGTCTTAATATATGCTCAAACGAAGCTGAAATGTTTGATTGGCTCAACAAAAAGATGTTCGGCTACAGAGGTTTGATTCCTAAAGGAATCGCATTGAGTACTGAAGAATTTAACCCGTATAACGCATAACGATTAAAAGAAGAATGAACGAAGGGAAATCATACATAAACAGGATTTACAACGAGGACTGCCTCGCCACGATCGAACGCCTTGCTGAAAACCGTGTCCGTGTGGACGGCGTGATGACATCACCGCCATACAACATGACACCGCGGAAGGGCGGTTATGCCGATACCGGAAGATATGACTCGTACAACGATTGGTTGCCGGAGGGCACCTACATAGAATGGACTGTCAATGTATTCAACCAACTAAACACGATACTTCGCGCCAACCGTGTTATCCTGTACAATTTCTCCTACTCCATAGAGAACCCTGCGCTACCGTATAGACTCGTATACGCCATAACGGAGGAAACACCGTTCGACCTGATAGACACCATCATATGGAAGAAAAAGTCGGGACTCCCATTTCCAGCAAACGGCAAGAGGCTGTCACGCAATTGGGAGTACGTGTTCGTGTTCGCACGAAAAACCGAGACGAACACCTACGAAAACAACCGCAAGGTGAAATCCGTCAGCGAGAAGACCGGACAGAAATACTACGAGGTGACATACAACTTCGTCGAGGCGGCAAACAACGACGGAAAGACGCCGATAAACCAGGCAACCTACTCCACAGACCTGTGTCTGAAACTCTTCAGCACATACTTCAAGCCCGGATGGGTCATATACGACCCGTTCTCCGGAACCGGCACAACGGCGGTGGCGTCAAAAATATACGGGTGCGACTATATAGGAAGCGAGATAAGCAAGGCGCAGTGCGATCACGCAGAGGAACGGATTTCAAATCTTCGTGACAACTTGAACGAGCAAAAGGATATGGCCAACCGAAGAGTTTAACCCCTACAATAGAAAGCAATGAAAAAGATTATCCTATTGGCAGTTGCAATCTTGATGATGGTGGGGTGTGCTGAAGAAAGTACTCAACCAATAGAGTCGCTTGAAATGCGCACATATATTGTTGACTCATGCGAATACGTTGGCAAGCATATTGGTAGTCGATGGGGCATACTTGCCCACAAGGGTAACTGCCGATATTGCGCAGAGCGCAGAAAGCAAGAACTTGAGGCATTGGCCGAACAACTAAAAGGGAAGTAAGATATGGAAGCATGGAAAATGACAGGTGACCTGTATGACGATGTGAAGATAGTTCACGAGGCTATCTGTGGTCTTCATTCAATGGTCGAAACTCTCGAAAAAGAGTGCATGGTGCGTGATAAGGGTAAGGTCGCCACTGAGTTGTTTATACACATTAACGATGTAAAACGTGAGATGGAGAAGGTGGTTTCTGAAAGCGAAAGAATAATGCGACGAGCTGACATTGACCGGTTTGGACCTTTAAGCAAATATATAAGGCCCTATTTGGCATTTTAAAAAACGACATTATGGAAGCACCGGAGAAGATTTATATTCACCCCGATATAGGTGGTAGAGAATTTTTGCGTCCTTGGTTACATAGACCAGCAAACAACGAAAGTGTTGAGTACACCCGTACTGATGCTTTTATCGAGAAGGCGTGTAAATGGTTGGAAAGTTTATATGCACCTGATGGTTCTATTGCTCCATGTCATGTGCATATAATTGAAGATTTCAAAAAATATATGGAAGGAGAGTAAGATATGGCAACAATTAAAAGTTACACCTCGTTAGAGCAGTCCAAGAAACTGGCAGAGATATTGCCGGTTGAGAGTGCGGACATGAGATATGCGCCTTTCGGTGACACACATCCGTGGTTTTGGCATGGTCACTTACTTGAGAAAGGGGCAATCCCATGTTGGAGTCTTGCTGCATTGCTTGGTATTTTGTCTTTTCCGGCATTACGCTATGATATAGAAGATGGTGAGGGTGGATGGATTGTAAGTTGCGAAAAGGATGATAAAGGGTATCTTTCATATTATAGGGACAACCCCGTTGATACATGTTATGACATGATTATCAAGTTACACGAGCAAAAAGTATTGTAATTATGGACTACAAAGAAAAGTATGAACAAGGTCTTGAATGTATTCAAGAGATACTGTGTGGTGCCGGTGACTCAATCAAGACATCTATATTAAGAAAAAGATTACAACCTTTCTTCCCAGAACTCCAAGAGTCAGAAGACGAGAGGATAAGGAAAGCACTCATTGAATATTTTGAAGAACAATGTGATATGAGTGATTGGAACGGTGTTTATGGCTATCAAGTTCTTGCTTGGCTTGAAAAGCAAGGCATACAACCAACCGACAAAGTTGAATCAAAGTTCAAGGTTAGGGATTGGATTACTAATGGACATTATACTCGTTTAATTGTTGGAGTTAATTCAAGGCATTATCAATTTAAGAATGGGGATGCTAAGTACATAGATGATATAGACAAAAATTATCACCTTTGGTCAATCGCTGACGCAAAAGACGGTGATGTACTTGTCGCTTCCGATGGTTCAATCTTTCTTTTTGCAGGCGTTGATGATTGTGCTTGTAAGTATTATGTCGCACTTACAACCGACAACTATGTTAAAATCAATTATGTTAAAATCAATAAAGAAGTAGATAGTGGATATTGGGAAACGTCAAAAGCAGTCCATCCAGCCACCAAAGAGCAACGAGACCTGCTTTTTTCAAAAATAAAAGAAGTTGGCTATGCTTGGGATGATGAGAAGAAAAAACTGTCATATATAAAGTCAATAAAACGACTAACGAACTAAGCAAAGTTAATAACATGGGTTTTAGAATTAGTTTATATTGCGTGCCAAAAGAAATCATCCATAAGTATGAAAATTTCACAGAGGATGATTATCGCGCAGATAAAGATGGCATTATGTTCAATGAACTCCAAAAAGAATGCGTCAAGTATGACACATTGACTAATATCATTGTCAGGGACTATGAAGATAAGTTTTCGTCCCGACTGTTTAAGAATGAACTTGCCATTGAGGATGATATGTATTTTGGCACAATATCCAAAGAACAACTTTTGAACATCATAAAAGAAGTACGGACTAACTATATCATAAAATGGCTCAACGGGAGACGTGTTGATAGTAAAGGCAAATTGGGTGATGTGTGGTTAAACCCACCATCGTATTTGTGTAAAGATGGCGGATGGACCGCCGAAGAAGCAATGAAGGCTAATCAAGGTGAATGGAACCTTAAAGCCAATAGATGGATTTATGACTGGTGGGATGGCGAGAAGAGACATTATCTTAACATAGATATAGATATGGACAATAAATGGATTGTTTCTGGCTCAGATTCGTATGAATATCTAATATTTGATCTAATCCACATATTAAAAATTTTTGACTGGGAAAATGATACATTGGTTTGTATCGGTGGTTAAAACTGTAGCATACAAAGGCAAAAATGATTGACGAGAAATGCAAAACATGCACAGAATTAATAGTTCCTTACTTTGGACTATACGATAGGCCGCAACCAAAGTTGCCAGAAGAATTGAAAGTCGGTACATGCAAATGCAATATGGACCTCAGTGACCGAATGGAAGAAGGATACTATGGATGGTGCCACCCAGATCTATGCAAAGGGTCCGGACACCCGTATTATTTTGTTTATCACGGAAAAAACATCGATATTGTGTTTAACAATTAACAAGAAAAACGTTACATTCATATGGACTACGAAAAGAAATACAAAGATGCGCTTGATAGAGCAAAGGAAAAATATAGTGCATGCTCCGCACCGGCGCTTCTCGAATACATTTTCCCCGAACTCAAGGAGAGTGAGGGTGAAAGAATAGTAAAATGTTTGCTCAACTACTTCAATCATGTCCGTTATAATGGACTTGACCTAAAAGGTACAGATGTTGATGAAGTTATTGCCTGGCTTGAAAAGCAAGGCGAACAGAAACCTATTGACTATAATGAGGAATTAAAGAAATGTCGAGAAAATCCTTTATATTTCTTTGATAAATATGTGTCTGTAAAGCTCAAAAACCAAAAGCCAACTTGGGGTAAAGAGGATGAGAAGATAAGGAAAGAACTTATCACACATTTCAGAAATACAAGATGTGTAACAGAAGAAGGAGGTGAAACAATAGCAAAATGGATTGCTTGGCTTGAAAAGCAGAAAAATACCACAGACAAAGAGTACGTGTTTAGACCGTTGGCAGGTGACACCATCGAAAAAGCGGCGGAGCGAGCGGTTGAATTGGACGGTAAAGTTGTTCTGGCGTTCAATGGCGCTTACATACCGGTAGGTGATAAAACAAAAGATGAAATTGTCGCAGAATATCGCAATTGGGTTAAAAAGCAAGGCAAGCAACATTCTCATGTTGATATTGACAAGATGGTTGATGAATTTGCCGATACTGAAGTCGAGGGCTATGGCCTTCCGAGTATGATTGAGGTAGATGCATATCGTAGGGACATTGAAGATGCGCTCGAAAAATAACGTGAGCGTGAATGTCGTAGTTGTTGAACGAATAAAAGATTGAGATTATGACACAGGAAGAATTATATCAACAATATCTTGATGAGGTGAGTTCATTTGAAAGATATGGCAGCAAAAATGTTCTTACGTTTGACGAGTGGAAATGGATTAAATCCACAATAGAGAATACTCGACCGGTATGTGAATCTGAACTAAATTCATACAAAGAATTATTGGGTCACACAACTCAAGATATTGATACGTTAGAATAAGAAAAATTTTGAAACAACATGAAAGTTTGGTTAACTCTTGAAAAGGACCATTTTGGTACCGATAAAGTAATGTTGTGGTTCGATAAGCCGCAAAAGGTATATGATAAATTTCTTGGGAGAGAAACCTGGACTTTGGGGGAATACGCACATTTTTACTACCCGCTCTTGACATTAAAAGATGTCAACTATCTGGTAACTGAAGAGAACTCACCGCTTGAAATATATCTTCCGTTCATGCGTGAATTTGTTGTCGATCAAACCAAGTTAATTTGAAATTATGAAAGAACTTACTATAGAACAAAAAGCAAAAGCCTATGACGAGGCTTTAGAACGGGCGAAGAAATTGCAAGAAACTTGCGACAGTACGGCAGTAGTAGGATGGTGTGAGTATATCTTACCAGAACTCAAAGAGAAAGAGAGCGAGGACGATAGAACGAGAAAAGCAATACTTACAGGACTTATTGACTGTAGAGACGCCCCAGATTTGGGGTGGAGCGATTTCGGCGGTGTTAATATTGATGAGTGTATCGCTTGGATTGAGAAGCAAGGCGAACAAACTCATGCCGCACTTGACCAACCGGAAGTGACTAAGACAGGCGACCAAGAACTTGAACCAATGTTTAATGAAGGTGATTGGGTGGTATATGACCACAGACCTTACCAAGTCGTAGAACTTCCAAAAGAAGGCTATATTAATTTAGGTTTAAGAAGAAATGGAAAAGTCGAATTTGCACCCTCCCCTTATTGCAGACATTGGTCTATACAAGACGCAGAGGACGGCGATGTGCTGGCATCTGAGTTAACCGACTTCATATTTCTTTTCAGAGGTATTAAGGACAACAAAATTGATTTTTATTGTTCCTACGACACCAGACTCGAATGGCCCGAGCCCGAACCTGATGATAGATTCGTCATCAAGGATACCAACCTGTATTATGGAAGGGTAGAAAAATCACAAGACATCCATCCCGCCACCAAAGGACAACGAGACCTGCTTTTTGAAAAGATGAAGGAAGAGGGTTATGAATGGGATGGGGAAAAGAAAGAGTTGAAGAAGATTAAGCCCAAGAAACTTGATCCAGACAAGGTGATCGAGTGGCTGCGTAAAAACACCTGCACGGGTTGTTGGGATAGGGCTGATACAGCGATATCACAACGTATTGACAGATTCAAAAAAGATTTCAGACTATAATAACTGAAGATTACTACAAAACGACAGAATAAAATGGGAACTTCTAAACAGTCACAAAAGGAAATTGGTATAGAGTCAGCCATTCTCCGCCTAAGGGAACTGCATGACTTGATCAAGGAACATCCATACTGGATGGCCTTCAAGTTCCATATGTTCAAACGTGAGATATATCCAATGTATGAAGAAGTGTTTGAATTATATTCTTATCTAAGATTCAATAAAGAATATAAAGATTCTGACTCTCCGTGGTTTGCCACAATGTCAACCATTTATCATGATTTTCATTCAATGCTCGGAATCCTAATTTACAACCCCAGAATTTTTGAAACGCCGGTTGAGGATACTGACTTGTTCAAACAGTATTACCTTCCGATGTTGCAGAATTTTCTTCAGATTCTACACTTCTTCGTCGAGGGCATGAATGCGCCGGAAAACATGGTGATGTACATGCCGGACAAGGTCCATAACCCAAAAACCATGCACAAGTACATGCCGGTGTATCACGAGAATTGGAAAGATGAATCAGGATATAACTTTTGGTTTGACGGATATTATAAGTGGAGAGCATTAAAATGCATTAAGAAAGATGACGTCAACAAAGCAATCGAAAAATTCAAAAAATTAACGCATGAGACAACAAGTGCGTCTTTAAAAGAATTTTATCAACACGCAATAATGGACATCGAAAACGGAACGGCATTGGTACATAAAATCATTTAGTAACACCATACAAAGTTGAAGATGGACAAGATTCTTGACCTACCGCTCAAGAAAGAGTTGCACGAATTGATTGGTCCAACCAAGGAGGATATTGCAATGCTTTATGAGAACGAGTCTAGGGAACTACTGAATGAGGCGGCCGCGGCCGACAACAGCGGCTCGTTCGAGACCGTCGTATTCCCCATCATCCGCAGGGTATTCTCGAAACTGCCTGCAAACGACTTGGCGAATGCGCATCTCATAGAAGAGTTTCCAACGACCTTTCCTACCCATGAATGGGCTGAGGTCATCGGCAACATCCATGATAATCCCGAACTACTAGAAAGTGACACAAACTGAAGGCAAGTGTATGACAATGGACAAGGAGAACGGAACGTCATTGGTACGCAAAATCATTTAGGAACGCCACACGGAGCACGAAAAAGTCAAGAAAAATTTTGTTAAGGATTTTTAACACCGAAAATTTGCCCCGACCGGTTATTATGCTTACCTTCCCACCATAAGCAAAAAGTTAAACCATTCAGACAAAATTCATAAGATGACTAAAATCTCCAAATTCCACGAGCTAATCAAGAACGCCCACATCGAGAAGGACGTCGAGAGCGTATACACCCAGGGCATCACCATGTATTTCCCTGAGGCTGATATTGAACACCCGTTCGCGTGCGACAGTTTCATCGACACGAAGACTGACAACGGCAAGATGCTCAAGCTCATCATCGAGTACAAGTTCGATGAGGACTTCTCGACCCGAACCGCACGCTCAAAGGTCATCGCACAGGTGCTTTATTACATGAAGCGCTTCGAGCAGAACGGCATGATTCTTCCCAACGTTGTCATGGTCGGCGACGTGAACGAGTGCTTCGTGTTCCACAGCAACGACATCATCAAATACCTCGACGAGGACATCGACTGGACAATCGCCCCGTCAGAGGCCCATCACCGCAACCCAGACCTTGTCATGAAGCTGAACGACGACGAGAACGTCAACCCGTTCATATTCCGCATTGACGAGCATTTCTCGTTCAAGAGCGTTGTAGAGCGCATCAAACAACTCGCCGACAACATCCAGCGGTACGTGCACGTGACCGAGCACAACATCGCCACCATATTCGAGTACTTCTGCGACAGGGTAATCAAGGACCGCAAGAAGATTCAGGCGAACGACCTCGTCGCCGTGTTCATGGGAGTGATAACGAAGGGGGAGAACTACTACAAGCACCCTAACAAGAAGAACACGCTCGTCACGCCGTTCGGGAACATCAGCATCAACTCGGACGGGTACGACTCGTTCTTCTCGTACTTCAACCGCAACTACACGCCGCAGGAGAAGAACCGATTCGCCGAGATTTCGGACCGACTGATTGAGGATACGAACCGCAGAAACAAAGGGGAGTTCTACACTCCGACCTTGTTCGTGGACTATGCCCATAAGATGATTGCCGAGCAGTTCGGAGAGGACTGGAAGGAGAAGTACGTGGTGTGGGACAATAGCGCAGGAAGCAAGAATCTCACCCGTGACTACTACTTCAAGGAACTGTATTCGTCAACGCTCGAACAGGCCGAACTTGACATCTCATCACAATATAATAAGGAGGCGACGTCATTCCAGTTCGACTTCCTCAACGACCCGTTGGAGAAACTTCCGCAGGGGCTGAAGGACGCGCTTGAACAGGACAAGCCCATCATCTTCTTCATGAATCCGCCTTATGCTACAGCAGCAAGTGGAAAGGGAAAAGATGGGAAAACAAACGTTTCAAATACAATTGTTTATGATACAATGATTGATGATTGTGGAAGGTGCAGCCAGAATCTTTATGCACAGTTCATCTACCGTATCATGATGATTAAGCGTAAATATAATTTGACAGACTGTCACATAGCTATGTTCACCAAAACCTTGCATTTGACAGGTAGTAGTTGGAAGAAATTTAGGGATGAATTCTTCAAAGATTTCAATTATATCAATGGATGCATGTTCAATGCTTCTCACTTTGCTGACTGTTCTGATAAATGGGGCATTTCATTTGCTATATGGAAATCAAATATGCCAAACAGCATTGATAATTTCACACATATTCTAATTGATAGCAAAGACGGTGAAATTGTTAATGTTGGCGAAAAAACATTATACAATATGGACAGCCAACAATCCGCAAGCGATTGGGTAAGAGAGGGGATAAAGGGGATTGAAAAAGAATTAAGACCACACCTTTCAAGCGCAATAACGATTTCGGAGAAACAAAATCAAACGCTAGCGAAAAATGCGTTAGGAAGTCTAATGTCGTTATCAAATAATGTATATGAAAACGCACAAGGCGTTGGTTTGTCTTCAACAATTCAAACAAAAGGCAGCGCATGCATTTCAATATCTATTCTTCCGACGAATTTCACCCGTTGCACCTCTCTGTTCGCGGCCCGCAAGTTAGTAGTCGGTAACTGGATTAACGACAAGGACGAGTACATGGCACCGAACACGGAGCACGAGAAGTGGCAGGAGTTCGAGAGTGACAGTGTTGTCTATTCGCTGTTCAACACCTCTTCCAATCAGTCTTCTCTCCGCAATGTGGAGTACAAGGGCAAGTCATGGGACATCAAGAACGAATTTTTCTGGATGTCCAAGGACGTGATGATGGCATTGGCCGAGGAGTTCTCCAACGACTACTGCTACAACGACGCCCGCGTGTCAGACGAGCGATATGTGTACAAACTCCTTCAGGGAATGGAGTTGAGCAAGGAGGCGCGTGACGTCCTGCTGAAGGCAACGCAGATTGTCGCCAAGTCGTTCCCTTACCGACAGATGTTCAACGAGGAGCATCCAGAGTATCAGGTAATTAACTGGGATTGCGGATGGTACCAGGTCAAGGCGATTGCAAAGGAATACCTGAAGGATGACCTTGAGGAGTTCAAAGCGCTCTACAAGAAACTCTCGGAGAAGATGCTCCCGATGGTGTATGAACTAGGGTTCTTGAGAAAGTAAGGAATATATTGCTTAATCGTTTATAATTTCATGGAAATAAAGTTCAAGACGAAAGATGAGATAGAAAGCATTGCTCTTCACGAGTTGAGAAAGTCGCCAAACAAGAAACTGCTCAGCAACACGAACGTGGACTGTTTCATAAGCGGGTGGAATGCCGCGTCGAACGACATCAGGTCACAGATGACCGCGGAGAAACTGAAAGAGTTCAGGGAGTATCTGAAGGAACTGTCGGAGTACTGCGACGAGAGAATGAGACGTCAGAACGAAGACCTCGGTTACAGCGGTTATATGTACACGGTTCCCAGCGACGCGCAGTTGATATTTGAACTGTGGAAACGTGTCGGTGAAGCCTGTGAGACGATAAGCGCGAACCTCGAGAACGTCAAAATGAGCCGCGGCGAGTATTACGACAAGGTGAAAGGATGCGGGGATGAATCCACTACACCTTTGCTATGCCGGATTCATGGGAGACAGATGAAAGCATTTTAACCATTTTTAACGAAATAAAATTGTTCATCTCAGAAACTTTGTGTACCTTCCACAATCAGAAAACAAAATGTTTTGTCATTATGGACAGATTCAAAGCAATACAGGACGAGATTATCAGCAAGTACCGCGTGAACATTGACGCCAATTCCACGTGCCGGACACGGACGCATGCCCACGTGAGGGAGCGCAGGGTGTGCAAATGGGTGCGGAAGAACAGTTTCGAGAGCACGTTCACGCTCCTTCATGAGGTTGGTCACATAGAGACGAAAAAGTCCTCGATGCGCCGTTCCGAGAGCGAGTATTATGCGACGTGTTGGGCGTTGGATAGATGCCGCGAATACGGTCTGCAGGTGCCGGAGAAGACCCTCCACGTGTATCAGCGGTACATCCTTCAGGAAGTCGCGAGAGGCAAACGCAGGGGCGGGTGCGGATACGGAGAGTTGAACATTTACAAGTATTACGGCATTGACAAGACAATCAAGCAGTTCGTAGGCGAGCTGGAACCGGCGTGGGCGAGATGCATAGCGCCGTGGATTTAGCTGTTAAGTTTTTGGATTGAGGTTTCTTTCGGGTTATATTCTTATTTAAGACTAAATAAAGATTATGAAAAAATTTGCAAACCTCCAGAAGGAGGTAAAGACTGTCAAATTTGGGCTTAAGCCAATTGGAATGACAGAAAAGTTCATCAAGGATAGAGGTCTCCTTGACGCGCAGTATTCAATCAACGACAGACTGGAAGAGGCGAAACTGGTCCTTGACCGTGTATATCTCGATGTCCTCAGCCGAAGTATGTCGTCCATTGACCCGAAAATCGCTGACGGGTTGTATGACGTGTGGCTGAAAGACCAGAAAAAGTTCACTAACAGCAATGAGTTCAATTCCGCTAAAGATACATTTGTTGGCAAAATTAAAGGATATATTAGAGAACTAATTAAAACCGAGAAAGAAAATTATGACTTTAATGTCAATAATATCCTAAACGATATAGACACCTTCTGCGGTGGGGATGATGTCTTAAAGAGCGAACTACACAGCATTAAGAATGACTTTAGCGGACGTTCAGCTTATTTCACGGAATATTGCACCAGCAAAAACCCTGCATTGTTCGGAACCGAAACAAATTCTTCCTCATATCGTGTCTTTAATGAGAACCTTGTGACATTCTTCAAGAATGTGAAAGCGTTCCGCTCAATCAGTCCTGATCAAATGACGACGGTTCTTAAATTTGTTGATGGTCTCGATGAAATCATGGTACCGGATAATGGTTTGAAGTATATTCTGCAATCAGACATTGACGTGTATAATAAGGTGATTGCTGAATACGCTTCTGCGCGACAGGAACTCCAAAGCAAGGACAAGGGGTTGAGCCTTCCGAAACTTGAGAAACTCGCGAAGCAGATTCTTTCTGAGGCCGAGAAGAAATTCCAGCCAATCGAGAGTGACGAGGAGGTGTTTTCGTTCCTGGACGAGAACATCGAAGACCTTACGTCCGCAATATTGAAACTGAAAGAGTTGTTCAGTGGGATTGGTTCGATTTATGACAAGGAGAAAATCCTGATTGCAAAGAAGGTGAAGGCTAAAAAGGATGAATTCTCCATGATTTCGAACGCCTGCATGCATAGTTGGGACGGAATAAAGAACCTAATCATAGAGAACTGGAAGGCTGAAAATCCTAAGGGTAAGGAAAACGTAAAGGACAAGAAAGCAAACAAATTCTACAAGCAGTTAAGCAATATTTCATTGCTTGAACTTGAAAAAATCACGAACAGTGATGCGGCAACATCTTATCTGATCGGACTAGGCGAGAAGAACGACAGAGAACTTCAGGAGGCTGACCTTGCTTCACTCGCCATAAACGCTTACAACGTGTTCAAGGAAGAACACGAGAAGGGTCTTGACAAGAGACTCAAGAACATTGATAACTCAAAGAACATAAACGCATTCTTTGACACGCTGATTAGACTGAAGGACTTCATCTCCCAGATATATGTCGGAGAGGGCATAGATGACACCTGCGAGTTCTATCAGGAACTTCTTCCTGCGAAATGCAAACTCGAGGAGGTTGTCAGTGAGTGGGTAAGAATCCGAAGTTACCTCACCAAGAAGGACTACATTCAGAACGAACTGCGTGTCTATTTCGGATTGAACGCGAATTTGATGGGTGGGTGGACACACAAAGAGAATGGTGAGTTTCCAAAACGTTCAATTATGTTCAAGGGTGTCGGGGACGATTATTATGTCGGAATTCTTGCTGGGGTTTCCAGTGCCAAAAAGATTTTAAATGGAGAAATAGGTGACGGAAGATTCCGATATCTTGACATAACAAATTATGACAAAAAGAATATCGAAAGACTTGTTCAAACTTTTTGTGGTGGCAAGAAACCAGATGAAGATGGCCTTATTAAAGTCCTCACAAGCAAAGAATGGGCACAAAAGTACCCAAAGTTAGTTTTGGAGAAAACCGATGGGTTCAGCAGTACAGACGAAATCTATAAATCACTTTGCCATCAAGAAATGAGATGGGTTGCATGTTCACGCGAAGCCGTAGACACGATGGTTGAGAGTGGTGATTTGTATCTCTTCAAACTTTCTTGTCGGGATTTCAGCAAGCATTCAAAAGGTAATCCACAACTGTACACTATGTACCTGCGTGCGCTGTTAAGTGACGACAATCCGATTGGAAGATATTTCATCAATGGTAACGGAAAAATCACTTTCAGACCGAGGACAGTTGTCGACAATACAAATATTGGTGATTTCGCCATCCACAGGGCAAATTTCCCCATTGATAACAAGCGGAACATTGAAGGCGGTGAGAAAAGTGCCACGTATCCATATGACATTGAGAAGAACAAGCGTTTCAAGTCGGATTCATGGTTCATCAGTTTACCGTTATCCGTGAACGAAGGCAAGAAAATCACCCAAAAGGAAATCAATGACCTTGTCAACGGCATGATTTCAACCGGTGAGATTAAGCACGTCATCGGTATTGACCGCGGCGAAAGGAACCTTGTCACCGTATCTATCGTGAACAAGGACACAATGGAAATCGTTGAGCAAAGAAGTCTGAACATCATCGGCAACACAGACTATAACAAACTCATGGATGAGATGAGCGAGAACGTTAAGGATGATAGGAACAATTTGCGATTGGAAAGTTCGATGAGAAACATGTCCGAAGGTTATGTCAGCCATGCCGTGAATGAAATAGTACAACTTGTCAGGAAATACAATGCAGTAATCGCGATGGAAAACCTGGACAATCTTGGGCGCGGTAAAATCATCAAGAACATCTACACGAAGTTCGAGAACCAGTTATTGGACAAACTGTCGTTCATGGTGTTCAAGGATGTTGACAAGAACGACATTGGTGGCGTATACAATCCGCTCACGATGGCAATAAAGAAGACGGACCAAACTAAATATGAAAAAACGTTGTCGCAGAACGGTATTGTTTTTTCGGTATTGCCTCAATACACATCAAGCATCGACCCTGTAACTGGTTTTGCGAATGTGCTTGACATGCAGAATGTGAAGACTATTGACTCGATCAAGAAGTTCTTCTACTCATTCGACTATATACGCTATGACAAGGAACATGACCATTTCGTGTTTGGCGCCGACTGGAAGAAATTCAAACTAAAGAACAGTGTAAAGGTGAATGAATTGAACAGGACCGAATGGACACTTGTGTCAAGTGGAATAAGGATCAGGTACAAAAAGACAAAGAACAGTTCGCACCGAACCATTGAGGAGCATGACCCTACTGAGGAACTCAAGAGAGCCATCGGAAGGTCTGGAAACAATTTCATGGAATGCGGAAACATCAAGAACATAATCATGAACCAGGACTCACATGACATCCTTGACGAATTCCTTGATGCGGTAAAACTGATTCTGCAGATGAGAAACAGCAAAGGGGAAGAGGACTACATCCTGTCACCGGCGCTAGACGAAAACGGAAAGCAGTTTGACTCACGTGAGCGTCATGGACAAACAATGCCGAAAGACGGTGATACGAATGGCGCTTACAATATCGCAAGACGGGCCGTTATGCTCATCAGGAATGGTGATGACAATAAATATGACAGCAATGTGCACTGGTTGAATTTTGCGCAAACCGAAGGAAGAATGCAAACCTTAGGTAATGTGCAAAGTACAAATTTTGACAACGAGTTCAAAACTAATGAGTTATGTTATTCCGCATCGAAAAGGGTGGGGTAAACAACTAAAAAGAAGAAAAGACCAAAGCCGCTCATTTCCAATGGGTTGGATTAAAAACTTGGGCGGATAGGGTCTATCAAAGATAAGAAATACCTACTTGTGTAGGTTTTTATGGACACAATGTCCGACTCTGCGGTCTATCAAAGATAAGAAATACCTACTTGTGTAGGTGGAGTGGTGCAGACAGATGTCCGATAAAGTCTATCAAAGATAAGAAATACCTACTTGTGTAGGTTATATAAAACCATGAAAAAATGAAGTAGTCTATCAAAGATAAGAAATACCTACTTGTGTAGGTCTTGATTGAGACGATGTCCGACTCTGCGGTCTATCAAAGATAAGAAATACCTACTTGTGTAGGTTAATCAGTTGGGCGGAGAAATTAAGCGCGTCTATCAAAGATAAGAAATACCTACTTGTGTAGGTGACATCTCACTTCCATGCTCCTTCAAAGTCTATCAAAGATAAGAAATACCTACTTGTGTAGGTCGGTTGTCAAACTTGATTCCTGTCTTCGTCTATCAAAGATAAAAAATACCTACTTGTGTAGGTTAAGGAGGGCTTACAGGCTATTGGGATGGTCTATCAAAGATAAGAAATACCTACTTGTGTAGGTAGGTTATTAGTTATTTTCAGCGTTTTCGTCTATTAAACATAAGAAATATCTACTTGTGTAGGTATTGGGACTTGACAAACTTACAATTCTTCGTCTATTAAAAATAAGAAATACTTACTTGTGTAGGTACAATTGGACACCAAGTCTATTAAAGATATTAATCTGAAATTCATACTTCCTCAAGAAGTAAAAAACTTCTAACTGATTATTTGATATGGAAAACAATAACGGTTGGTCGCTTAACCGGGACGCCTGAAAAGGCGACACATTGGTGTTAGATGGCAAAACTTGACACAATAATTGGTACAAAACATTAAATAATATGGACCACACTATTACAATGTACACATGGGAGGTCGTTCTTTTCCTGTTTCTATACCTCGCGCTTTTCTTCTATGTCATATGGTCAAAGTCAAAAAGACAGTTGAACCCGGACATGTTTGATCGTGAAGGTGAAGTCAAACCGGTTGTTTTCAAGATAGTGAAGGCGGAAATGTCCGCAACGACGAAGTGTGAGGACGGTCCGCCAGTCCACCGCATGCTATGTAAGTACACCGCGGTCAACAGTTTTTTCAGAAAGCCGGGACTCAAAGACTACGAGTGCGACTTCTACGTGTTCTACGACGTCGCTGGCAAGTACAATATCGGCGATACGCTCAAATTGGACAGTGTGTCGAAGGAATGCGACAATGTTAAACAAAACTAAAGACTTGCCGATGTAAGATTTTTTTCCTATCTTTGCTCTCGTTGTCCAAAAAACGATAATAAGGAGAATAAGACATGGCACTAAAATTAAGAAAAGATTCTGATTTCTATACACGAGTGATGAACGTCATCCAAGCAATGGAAGAAAATAATGTTAGGATTGAATGTGTTGATGGCGAATTTCGTATTTCTGATACAACTGAAGGGGCATCAGAACGACTTCAAGACATGATTCTGCATGATGGTGAGAATGAACCTGTTCGAGTATTACCTTCAGATTTTGACACTGAATACACATTAAAAGTTTTTGATTCTTAATTGGTTTAAAAGCGCAGACAAGAAAATCCGCCGATTGCGAAAAGCGTCGGCGGATTTGTGCATCTATAGGTCACGGCCTCAAATGACCGGGCGGTCTGACGTGTCAACGTTTGTACTTCGCCTTGGCGTCATATATGCAATTGTCCAGCTCGCTGTAGAACTGTCCGCTAAGGTACTGCAGTCGCTTCTCGTACTCGTACTCTTCGTAGTGGTCATAGAACTCTTCTTCCGGAACCTTGTCGTATATTTCGTTCTCGTTGCTCGCCGGCATCACCTCGTCAAGGTCGAAATCGAGAGTGAATGCGGTGCTTTTAAGGCCACATATGACGGTGTCGCGCAGGAACTCATCGCCGCCTGCGGCGTTGATCGCATTCAGCACCTTTTCCATCTGTTGCTGCTCGATTTGCAAGTAGCGGAGCGCTGACGGGTTGTGCAGTTTTTCGTCCGCCTGTGACACCAGTTCCGCGAACTCGTTGTATATATTCTCCAGCGGTGCCGTGTCGACACTTGACGATGACTCGTTCAGTGCACGCCTAACGCTTTCCGAGACAATTCTTCTTATATAGTTTCTGGTGATGTTTGCTTTTCTTGCCATATCATTCTTTGTTTGTCTTGACATAAATAGCGGACTATCTGTGGATTTTCTTTATGTGTCATGTGCAGTTGCCAAACCTAATGCGATACACCGAAGGTCAAATGTTAAAAGCAGCGAACGCCCTCACGCGAACGTCGCCATAGACATTACTCTTATCGCTGTATGCCACGCTACCAAGGCTGTTGAGCTCCCACGCATGGATTGTATCGTTCTCTGTCGAAGACCAACACCAATATCCCAAAGAATCGCAGTCCTTCGTGTAGTCGCCGAACTGAACGGCCGAGGATCCGAGCGCATCGAGCGACTCGTTAATCTTCTTGGCCCTTGTGTACAGGTATCCGAGTTCTCCGATTGCGGGCAGGTACCAATCACCTTGAGAGGTACCGATTGTGCTGAACAGGTGGCACGCGAAAGCGGCTGGATAGTTCGCCGTATTGTTAGCGAACGCGCCGCTTGAATAGGTGTCCTTGATTGCGGACAGGTTGACGAGCACTTCGGTGTTCGCCTTGCCGTCCATGTCGGCGAGAGCTTGCCCTGCCGTGATGTATGCCGGATTCTGAGAACCGTCCGAGGTGTATGGGGAAATGACAAGTTCGCTGTCCGATACGACGTGAGTATATTGCTTGCTAATTGTCCTCCACCAAGCAGTCTCGGTGTCGTCCGTGTTGTCTTGGGTGGTCATGTCATACGTGCCGTCACCTATGATTGTTATTTGGGTCATTCCCTTGTACAGGTCGCTCGGGAAGTAACCGTTCATGTTCGTTCCACCTGTGGTCTTGATTGTGGTGTAGTTCGTCAAACCATCGACATGTGTTCCTTTCACACCCCAAAACAGGTTCGTGCCGTTGGTCGCTGCGTTATCGTTGCCTGTACCGAGCGTGCCAGTCTGCGGTGTCTTGTACGACATGTTGCACAACGACATGCCCCTGCATTTTCCGTCAGGCATGTGTGATGCAGGAATCACGACCACCGCAACGGGTGTGCCGAGTGACGAGTTCCATTCATCCTTGCTTGTGGATTTCAGTGCCGTTCCATCATAGTAGATTATGTCACCGGCTTTGGGCTTTGGCTTGTTGTATGTCACCTCGTCTGTAGCGTCGATCAACGCAGTCCATGGCTCACCGTATTCCTGCCCATTATAGACCGCGTCATGCTCCGCCTTTGTTCCAAATAAATGTAGATATTGTTCCATGTGTTAAAAACAGTGTTTTTTTTGCTATAAATATCTGAACATATTAGGAATTTTGGTAATGCCGGACCAAAGTCATGACGACACAGTAGGGCGGGAAAAAACCGTTGCATAAACCTCAATGTTTCTGTGCACTATTTATCAACAAAAGGATGAAATCATTATGAGAAGAGTAGTCATAACAGAGTCGCAGTACGCCGCTTATTGTGGGTTGAGCGAGGCCGACGGCAAACTTAAGATTGACGTGGACAAAGCGGTCAAAGACATTCCGAACAGCGGAACAATGAACGCGTCACAGAAACTCAACACAGTGGCGACCAAACTCGGCAACCCGAGCGGTGTGGACTACGTCACCGGTTCGGAGACCGGGACGCAAGACAGTTCGTCAACGTCCGGAACGGTGAACGACAGTGTGATACGCAAGTCAGACATCGACAAGGCGATGCGCGAGGCGCTGAAAAGAAACTCAAGACTTTACACGGTAAAAGACTTTCTCGCAAGATGAACAGAGGATTCACACAGACAATACCGACGGCGGTGTCTGAATCAATACTTGACGCGATAAGGTCAGGCGACACGTCGCTGATGGACAACCCGGCAGTGCCGGTCATCGGCGGAGAGAGCATACTCGTCAGACTGGTCGCCGAAAAGGTCGGAAAGTTAGGCGATTGTTCCGACGTCGCCGGCATGCACAACAGACTGTCCGAACTGATCACGGAGTGCATGGGACGCGAACGGGACAACCGTCCGGCGCTCGAGTCGCTGTGCGCTGATGTCGTCCTCGACATGCTTCAGGTGCCTGACGACATGGTCACGCTTGACGTGAAACTGACCGAGAACATCGATGACTCCTCGCAGAGGCTTCTGCCCGAGTCGGACGACGAATATGAGTACGACAGCCTGTCCGACATGTCGGACATGGAGGACGAGATAGCGCGCCGCCGCATGATGAACGCCATAGTGACAGGAGCGTCCGTCGCTCTTTCGTCAAACGTAAAATCGTACGTGCAGAACGTGTTCGACATAGACCCGTATCTTCCGTCACTGTACAAGGAGATAATGGAGCTGAACGAGAAACTGCTTTATCTTGACGGGGATGTCAGTGATGAAGGCGGAAGCACAAAAGGCGCCGTTGTGGACGTCAGTCTCGGTTCGCCGGACAAGACAGTCGTGGTCAAGGCGCGGGGCGTGATATTCCCGATGCTGCTGGCCGAGACCATCAAGGGCGTCCTCGAGATAGCGTCTTCCCACGGACTTCCGGACGACATGCGCCGGGCGGAGCACATCATGAAGTGCGCCGACTACAGTTCGTCGGAGGTGTGGGACATGCGTCTCGGAACCATCATATGGGACAGGATATACGGACAGACACCGGACGTGGATCCGAGTTATCTGATACTTGCCCTCGCCGAGATGGGCACCGCTGAATTCACCGGCGCCGTTAAAGAGATGATAGCGTGCACGCGCGAGGGAAAGCGCATCGCCGATTCGATATGTGAAGACATCCGCTACGAGTTGGAGCAGGACGACTTTGACGCCCACATGCACGACATGGCGGACAAGTACCGCATGGACGACAGCGAAGACCCTGACGACGACATGCTAAGAGGATGGTAACAAAATTCATTTAGGATGAGCAAACAAGAAGAATATCTGAAGTGTTACCAAGACAAGACACGGATATACTTTATAGAACACTACCTGTCCACATACAACGCTGACGACAGGAAGGAGACCCCGTTCATTCTATTCCCGAGGCAGAAGGAGTTCCTCCGCAGTCTCGCCACCAACCAGAACACGATAGCAATCAAGCACAGGCAGGCCGGAATCACGACAGTGTCAAGCGCCTGGATAACCGGACAGTGCGTGTTCGCGAACAAGAAGTCGCCGGAGACAGTGCTGTGCATAGGGAACAGTCTTGACATATCACAGCAGCTGCTTGACAAAATGGGCACGTTCATCGACCAAGTCCCGAGGTGGATGTGGGGCGGCGACTATTACTCGCCGGACCCGAACAGCCCGAAGAACTCCAAGTCCATATTCAAGACGAGGAACCAGAAGATGATAGAACTCGTCAACGGATGCAAACTGTACGCACGCTCGTCAGGACCGCACGCCGCGCGAGGAATCTCGGCCGTGTCAATACTGATATTCGACGAGGCGGCGTTCATACAGGACGGTCCTGCGGTCTATGCCCAGGCCGTCGCAGCGCAGTCGTCAGTCGGCGAATCGTCTAGATGCATCATGGTGTCGACACCAAACGGCAAGGACCAATTGTACTACAAGACATACGCCAATGCGATCAGCGGCGAGAACAACTACCATCCAGTCGAGTTCAAGTGGTTCCAGGACCCGAGGTACAACCGCAACCTCAAATGGTACAAGCTAGACAGTTCGACCGGCGAGATGAAGTGGGACATCGACCAAGTGGTGAACCGCCGCGGCGACATCGTCTATGATGAGGAAAGATGGCGCTCGCTTGAGCGGGACGGATGGACTCCGACTTCTCCGTGGTTTGAGGGGATGTGCAAGACACTCAACAATGACGAAATGCGCATAGCGCAGGAGCTGCTCGTGTCATTCCTCGGTTCTTCGGACAACGTTCTCCAACCTGAAGTGATTGACTTCCACCGCACGGCAAACGTCGTCGACATCACAGACGACTGGCCGCTGCGAGATCCCCTTATAAAGGAGACGTGGATATGGAAAGACCCGGTTCCGTCGCACCGATACATCGTGGCGTGCGACGCGTCGACCGGTTCGTCCGAGGACCGCACGGCGATAGAAGTGATAGACATAGACGCCAAAGACGACCGCGGCGTTCCTTATTTCGACCAAGTGCTCGAATACTACGGGAAAATGACGGGCGACGAGATAGGGGAGATGCTGTACAATTACGGGAGGGCGTACAATGACGCGCTGATCATCGTCGACTGCATCGGAGGGTACGGTGACGCCGCGATACTCACGCTCATGAACCTCGGTTACACGAACCTGTACTACGACGAGCCGCAACTGAAGACATATGTGGCAATGAACCAATACTCTCCGTCCGCGCAGTCAGACACGCTCCCCGGTTTCAGGTCGAACAACCTGCGCATACAGATGCTGAGCAATTTCGTCACACTTCTCAAGACCAACGCGCTCAGAATACGCAGCCGCCGCGTGATCACCGAACTCGAGACATGGGTGTGGAAGAACGGGCGTCCGGACCATATGGACGGCGCGCATGACGACAGCATAACGTGCCTGGCAATGGGCGGCTTCATCATACAGTTCTACCTCATGAAGAACGAGGAGAGCAAAAGACGCGACGCCGCAATCGTGAAGTCGTGGTGCGTCAACAACTCATACGAGCGGCGCGAGACGCAGGCCAGCAACGGAACGGCGAACAATCACCCGATGCCGATATATTCGTCGCGCAGCATGGAGATGGACCGCCAGCGGAGGCTGCAGGCGATGCTCATGATAGGCGGATTCGGCAGGAAAAAGCGTTGACTAAGGCAGAACAATTCGGCATTTTTACTAAAACAGCGAGAACAAAATGGCAAAACCGACAATTTTTCAAAGACTGACCAACATATTCTCGGACTCCCCCAAGACATCGAAGACTGTCAACAGGTACGGCATCGACGCCAACGACATACTGTTCAGGACGACCGACAAGGACGAGTTCGACTCAAAGAAACTTGAGTACAGACAGCAGAACTTGCTGGCGAGACAGTGGAGGCGCGCCCAGTACGACGTGGCCAACAGACAAGTGGCCGGGCTGAACGAGGTGAAACTCATGTACCGCGACGCCGACCTTATGGACACATTCCCCGAGATCGGGGCGGCGCTTGACATCGTGTCGGAAGAGGCGTGCACGATAAAGAACAGCGGATACATGGTGAACGTGACCTCGAAGTCCGACCGCGTGGCGTCCATACTGAGGGACCTGCTCGTCAACAGGCTGTCAATACACACGACACTTCCGATGGTGTGCCGCAGCATGTGCAAGTACGGCAACACATACATGCTCCTCAACACGGACATGGACAACGGCGTGATGGGATGGAAACAGTTGCCGGTCTATGAGATGGAAAGGTACGAGAACGGCATGCTCAACGCATACGCATCACCCGGAATAAGCATGTCGGCGATAAACCCTGACAAGTCAACGTCGACCAAGTTCGTGTGGGTCGGGAACAACGAGTTCATCGCCTACCAGAACTGGCAGGTCGCCCACTTCAGGCTTCTGTACGACTCGCTGTACCTACCGTACGGCATGTCATATCTCGCAAAGGCGAGGAGGCATTTCCGCATGCTGTCAATGATGGAGGACATGATGCTCATATACCGCCTCGAGAGGTCGGTCGAGAGAAGGGTGTTCAAGATAAACGTCGGAACTATCGACGACGCGGACGTTCCGGCATACGTGCAGCAGATAGCGGACAACTTCAAGAGGACACCGGTGATCGACCCTATGACCGGTCAGATTGACCTGCGAAAGGGCGTCATGTCGCAGATGGACGACTATTTCATCCCTGTCAGGGACCCGAACGAGCCGAACCCGATCGAGACACTGGCGGCGGCGCAGAACATGAACGCGATGGACGACATCAAGTTCGTTCAGAACAAAGTCATGACAGCGCTCCGAGTGCCAAAGTCGTTCCTGAACTTCGAGGAGGAGAAGGGTGACGGAAAAAACCTGTCGATGCTTGACGTGAGGTTCACGAGGACAGTGAACAGAATACAGCAGGCGCTTCTCATGGAACTCAACAAGATATGCATCATACACCTGTACCTGCTCGGTTTCGTCGACGACCTCACGAACTTCACACTCACTATGAACAACCCGTCCTCACAGGCCGAGATGCTTGAATTCGAGAACCTCGCCAAGAAGATAACCACGGCAAAGGACGCCGTGTCGGACGCTGGAAACGGAATACCGGTCTACTCGCTCGCAAGGGCGTGGAGGGAAATTCTCGGATGGTCAGACAAGGAAATCGAGGAGAACCTCGACAACCTGCGCCTCGAGAAAGCGCTCGCGGCGGAACTCGAGAACACGAGCGACATCATCAAGAGGACAAGGATATTCGACAAGATAGACAACGTGTACGGCGAACCCGGCGCAGAATACGGACAGTCGTCCGGCGGACAGGGTGACGAAGGTCCCGGCGGCGGAGGCCCCGGCGGAGGAGGATTCGGCGGCGGCATGGGTTCGTTCGATTTCGCTGACGAAGAAGGCGACATGTCAGGCATGGGAGAAGAAGGCGACATGGGAATGGACATGGCGGCCGGCGAGGATATCGGCGGAGAAGGCGGCGAAGAGACGAATGGCGGGCCTGAGGCCGCTCCACCGCAAGAGTCGATATCGCGCATGATGGACCGGGCGCTCAAACAGTCGCTCAACGAGCAGGAACGCATCAAGAACGAACTGATTGAGAAGAGCCGACGGTACACACAGATGCTCAAGGAACGAAAGAGCGGAACGCGCATGACCAACGAACCGTCGACAAGCGAACCAACATTGTCGGACAAGACATTCCTCGTCAACGAGGAACTGAACGCCGTGTCGCAGGAACTCAAGAAGATAATCAACCCCACCAAGTAGACACAGCAAAATATTTATTGATTGCAAACAAAAAACGAACATCAATGACAGACTACACTGAAATATTCGAGAAGGCCGGCGAGATGATGGACAAGGCACGCAAACTGTACGGAGAAGGAAACATCACCGGCGGAAACAAGGCCCGAGAGGAGGCCAACCGGATGTACGAGTCGGCCGAACGATACGCAAACTCAGACGACGGGAAGCTTACCGCGCTTTACGGCGAGAACCGAAACTTCGGGATAGTGATGCGCGTGCTGCGCGAAAACGTCAGCAACGGAAACATCGGGGACAAGCACATCAGGAAACTGATACGGGAGTCACTCGGCGCAATCAAGTCAGACCCGGCGCTCAAGGCCGAGGCCGCCATGTACATGGCGCTCACCGAGTCATCGGACGTGAAGGACAGCGCGGCATACGTGGAGAGAGCGCTCTCGCTTACCGACGGTTTCAGGGCGCGCGAACTGCGAGAGGCGAACGAACGACTGATAAGGATACTTCAGGAGAACAGGGCGGACGAGTACGTAAACATCCCGGACCGAGACATCGAGATGTACGACATAATCGAGTCCGCCATGCTGACACGCAAAGACCCGTCGCGCATCAACGAGTACATCGAAGACCGAGGCAAACTGGCCGAGGCGCTGATCACTGACGACGAGGAGAACGGACTGACTGACGACGAGGAGAAACTGATCGAAGACGTCCTCGGCGACGGAGGAAACACGGAGGAAATCTACAACGGAACGAAGGAAGAAGCGCTCGAGTCCGTCAAGAGGGTATCCGAGCAATCCGGACAGGACGCTGAAACACGCGACAAGCTCAACTCAATCTACGAGGACATCATATCCAAGGAGTTCCGTCCGGGTTTTGACGCCCTCAAGGACATCGCCGAATTCGTCGAGATAAAAAATGTCATCGACGGACAATAACAACACACATCAAACAACTGACCATGACAATAACCGTAGACCGCAAATACAAGATGTCCACATACACCATATCGAACCTGTTCATAGACGGGGAATGGTTCTGCAACGTGGTGGAGGACAAAGACAGGGGACTCAAGCAGTCCATGAAACCTGACGAGATAAAGAAAATCAAGAAAAAGGACGTGACAGCAATACCCGCCGGAACGTACAACGTGACGATCAATGTTCCGTCACCGAAATTCTCGACAAAAGCGTTCTACAAGACACACGCCAACGGAGGCAGAGTGCCGAGGATTCTCGACGTGCCCGGTTTCGACGGCATACTGATACACTGCGGAAGCAACGCCACACACAGTTCAGGTTGCCTCATCGTAGGGTACAACAAGATAAAAGGAGGTGTCACTGACTCACAGACCGTTTTCAAGGCGTTGTACAAGAAGATGTTAGAAGCAGCAAATAAGGGCGAAAAAATAACCATCAAGATAGGTTAAAGGGTCTATACAACTTAACGAGGAAAATCCACCGACGGTTCGCACTATCGGTGGATTTCCTTTATGTATTATGTGCATTTTTCAAAACTAAGGAGACACGCAGAATGTCAAATGTCAAAAGCCGCGAACGCTCTCACGCGAAGGCGTTGATTGCCAAAGTCTTCGCCCTTAAGTCTATTGAACACGTTGCCATTGAGTTCGAGGCTCCACGCGGCTTCTGCATCGCACTCTGAGGAAGACCAACACGCAAGCCCCAAAGAATTGCTGTCATTCGTGAGGTCTCCGAACTGAACGGCTGAGTCACCAAGAGCAGTGAGCGACTCGTTTATCTTCTTAACTCTTGTGTACAGGTAACCCAATTCTCCGAGCGCTGGCAGGTACCATTGATTTTGCTCTGTCCCAATTGTGCTGAACAGGTGGCACGCGAACGCTGCGGGATAGTTCGCCGCATCGTTAGCGAATGCGCCGCTTGAATAGGTGTCCTTGATTGCTGACAGGTTGACAAGCACTTCTGTGTTCGCCTTGCCGTCCATGTCTGCTAGCGCCTGGCCCGCTGTGAGGTACGATGGGTTCTGAGAGCCGTCTGAAGCATAGGGGGAGATGGCGAATGGTGGCTCGTATGGACCATCCCATGGGTCTTCGCCCTCACCGATTTCAGACCACCAAGAGGTCTCGGTGTCCACCGTGTTGTCAATGACGGTTATGGGATATGTGCCATTACCGATTATCTCAATCGTCGACATGCCCTTGTATAGGTCGCTCGGGAAGTGCCGATTACCTCTTGATGTCTGCCCGTCACTGAACATTAAGCTTTGGTAATTCGTCAGTCCTGCGACATCCGTACCTCCCACACCCCACCTAAAGTTCGTGCCGTTGGTCACTGCGTTATCGTTGCCTGTTCCGAGCGTTCCTTCCTGCGGTGTGACATACGACATGTTGCACAGAGACATGCCCCTACACTTTCCGTCAGGCATGTGCGACGCGGGGATAACAACCACCGCCACAGGCGTTCCGAGAGAAGCGTTCCATTCATCCTTGCTTGTCGCATTCAGCGTTCCGTTGCTCTCAGCATAGATGATTGAACCCGGAATGTTCTTGTAATCAATGACGGCCACCTTGTTGTATGTCACCGTGGTATCCGCGGTGATGTAGCCGACCCAAGGTTCATTGTACCCTTCGCCGTTATAGACAGCGTCATGGGCGGATTTTGTATCAAATAAATGCAAATAAGCCATTTCTTAAGTAATGTTTGTCTTTACATAAATAGCAGTACCATTTTCAGTAACCAACGAAACGGTCGAAACTAAGACTCCCCTGTTTTAATGAATTTTAACATTAAAAAATTTGTTTCATCCGTAAATTTTACTATCTTTGCGGCATGAAAGAGAAGAAGATATTATTCATCACCGACCGCCACCAAAACTGTTGGATATGCGAACTGAACAGCGTGAAGTCCGGACTTATACTTACCGACGCCGACTACTCCGTGTCCACCGGTGTGATGACGCTGCATGACCCTCCTCAGGCGATTGAGAACGAGTCAAACGCCAACGTCAGGGAGGCGACCGAACAGGAAAGGACGATGTTCTTGAGAATAAAGGACAGCAATGCTGTCATTGAGCGAGACGAGTCAACCGGAAAGGAGAACAACGAAAAGACTGAAACGAATGGACAAGACAAATGACATCATAGGGGCGTGCTACCCCGGCGGGTACATACGCCAATGCGACTGTGCCGACCTGATGGACAGCATGATAGAACGCGGGGACAAGGTCGACCTCATCGTCACGTCACCGCCGTATGACGATCTGAGGACATACGGAGACGTCGCGATATGGAACTTCGACAAGTTCATGGACCGCGCATTGAAGATGGGTGATGTGCTCAATGACGGAGGAGTGCTTGTGTGGGTCGTCGGAGACGCCACCGTGAAGGGCGGGGAGACAGGCACGTCATTCAGGCAGGCGCTGTTCTTCATGGACGCCGTCGGGTTGAAACTGCACGACACAATGATATACGAGAAGAACTCGTCCACATTCCCGGCGAAAAGGACGGGCAACCGATACACGCAGATTTTCGAATACATGTTCGTTTTTGTGAAGGGGAAAAAACCGCGTGTGGCCAATCTGATATGTGACAAGGCCAACAAATGGGCCGGGCACACGTCTTGGGGCGACCAGATCATATATGAGGTGGACGGCACCCGCAGCAACCTCGGCAAGACCAAACCGGTGCCGGACTTCAGTCCGCGCACAAACATATGGAAGTACACCGTCGGGTTCAACGGGAGGAAGGGGCATCCGGCACAATTCCCGGACCGGCTCGCCCTTGACCATATACTAACGTGGACGAACGAGGGGGACACCGTTTTCGACCCGTTCCTCGGAAGCGGGACAACGGCAATCGCCGCCATCAGGAGCGGCCGCAGGTTTATCGGGAGCGAGACAAACCCCGAATATTTCGAGATATGCAAGAAGTACATCAGTGCCGAATATGACAAGATGAAAACGGATTCTGACGCGAATACAGTTAAAAACTGTTAATGTACTTGCACAATTCATATTTTTTTATTACCTTTGCGAATAAACTATGAAATATAAAGCGATGAACAGAAGACTTGGTACAACAATCAGCACGAGCCGTGCGCTCATCGAGGCCGGTGTCGACGCACAGACTGCCGACATGAAGTGGTCGGTTGTTGACGGCGAGTGGGACCTGGCTCCGCTACATCACGTGTTCAACGTGAAGTCGGAGTCATACAAGAGCGGCAAGGCATATCCGGCGTGGTCATGGGACTGTCTCTTCTCCATGCTGCCGACCGCAATAACGATAAAGAACAAGAACGGCAACCTCTGCAACTGCAGACTGTCTGTCGTGCGCAACGGCACTGAGATAGTCGAGCACAGGTACATGCCGATACAGCAGACAGACCCTGACGAGTTCTGTGAGAAGACATGTTCCCATCCCATTCCTGTCGAGTCTGCCGCAGAGATGGTAATTTGGTTACACAAACGTGCGGATGAAGATACAGACGGCAGAAAATAACAACGGAAAGTTTGTCGCACGCTTCAAACCGTGCGCGGTGTGCAAATGGCGAACAATCATGACGCCAGATCACACGCAGGCGATGGAGTTTGACACTGCCGAAGACGCACGAATACACATAAAACAAACATATACATGGAAAAGGTTAATAAGAAACTTAATGCAAAAAATAAAATAGTATGCGAATTGAACTCCAAGTTCTATGTGTTCGGGCTGGGCGGAACACCTGCCGGCGAGAAGTACGCGTACAGTGCATACAAAGTAAACGAAAACAACAACAAAGAGTATTATTTCTCCATTGAAAGCGTAAACAGTGACAAGACTGTCACATTCAACGGAAAGAAATACTCCGACACCGGGTCATTGATCAAGGCCGTTGACGAATACAACTCGTCATTAAAGTATCCGATCGCCACTTACGACCCAATGCTCTCTGACCATTGGAGGATGGAGGAACGGGTGCTGTCCTATCTGAAGGACACTGTCGGTTTCAAGGCACATTCTGACGGTGAGTACGGGTACAGCGACTACGTGCTCGAGACGTCGAACGGGAACAGATTCATGACACTCGGATTGTCACGCACGAGCGACAAAGACACCATCCGCGTGTCGTTGGACGGAAAGACCAGCATGATATTCGAGATTACCGACGAGGACTCCGCAATCAGGACAATAAACGTGTTCCTTATGTCTTCATGCGCAAGCGCAATCAAAATGGCGACAGACGTGAGCGGTTCGCTTTTTGAGGGATTCGCAATGGACGACAACATCAAGGAGTTCGACGGGTCAATTCGATGCTTCCTCGACGGCGGATACGACCCGAGGGAAAAAGTGCTCAAACAACTTGAGGATGCGGCGGAGGCAATCCGTGAAAGTCTAAAACGGGAGTCTGAACGATGAGCGGAGGGGCGTACGATTACATACAATGCCGTCTTGACGAGGTTGTCGGTCGTATGGTCAAGGAGATATCGCTGTTCGGAAAGACGCTTACGCAGCAAGACTATGACCGTCTTGACGAATCCGACAAATGGTGGCATGAGGTGGGAGAACCGCTCGGAAACATAACGTCGGAGGAAGCGCTCAAACGCTTCCGCGAGTGCGCCGAGATAGTGGCGAAGGCCCGAATAGCGATTGAACGCGCCGACTACCTTGTGAGCGGTGATGACAGTGACGATTCTTTCGTCAAACGATATGACGAGGAAATGGACGCCCTCGGCAAGTCCATGGCGGACGGTTCGTTCTTCAACCCCGAAAAGTATTTCGACTGATAAAAGTTTTTTTGCACTTTTTATTTTCCCGTGTTCATAAAATTTTGTATCTTTGTGGAAAATTTGTAGCAAACATGGAGAAATACATCAAGACAAACCTGAGGTGGCCGGGCGGAAAATCCCGTATGATGAAGATACTGAAGAATTATCTGCCGGAACGCATCGACAAATACTATGAGACATTTGTCGGTGGAGGGAGCGTAATGCTGTACATAACGCAGGCTTACCGTCCGTCGGTGAACATCGCCAATGACATAGACGAGTCCCTCATCAACTATTACAGATCCATCAAGGAAGACCCGTCCGGGGTGATGGAGAAGTGCATGAGCATAAAGGAGAAGTACGGTCCTGACGAGTTCAAAGAAGTGTTCCGAACCCTCGACAGAAACACCGCACACGGTTTTTTCATCTACAACAAGTCGTCTTTCTCCGGTATCGGCAGGAATTTCTCCCGTCTGGCGTACATAAGGAATTTCAGCGTTCAGTCAATAAACAAGATTTCTGACGTGTCCGGTGTGATACAGGACGTGGATTTCATATGCGCAGACTATCAGGACATCGGAGACCTCGACGGGTTTTTCATATACATGGATCCGCCATATTACGAGAACAGCAGCAAAGGACTCTACGGCGAGCACGGAAACCTGCACAAGGGGTTCGACCATGACAGGATGTTCGAATGGGTGGAACGGATGTCAAAGAGGAACAAAATCATGATAAGCTACGACAATTCAGAATATGTCAGGTCAATGTACAAGGGCTATCACATACACGACTTCGACTTCGTGTACTCAATGACAAACACCGGCGGGAACCTGTGCAAGACAGGAAAAGAAATCGTCATAACAAACTATGATGTCAGAAACAATGAGACTCTTCAATAAAACGGCGCTCAGAACCTCAGTGGCAGCGGTGGCGGTAGCGGCCGCGGCACTGCTGACGTCATGCGAGCGCGGAAGCAGTAACGGATACACCGTTGTGCACAGGACGGCGTACTGGGACTGTCTGAAACTGAACGACAGCACCATACTCTGCATACCAACTGCCGAGATGGGAGACAGCGGAATGTCGCCTACATTGCTGATAGTGAAATAACAGACAAAACAAGATACGGAAAATGATATATGTCGGATATCAGGGAATAGGAAAGTCCACATTGTGCCGAAAACACGGCGAATGCGTCGATCTGGAAAGCTCAGTCTTTTTCGTGGACGGAAAAAGACATCCGGAATGGTACAAGGTATATGCCCGCATGGCGGAGCACCTGTCCGCACAGGGGAAGACCGTGTTCACTTCGTCACACAAACAGGTCCGCCAGTACATGAACGACAGCGGCATAGCATTCACGGCGGTCACGCCGGCGCCAAGTCTCAAGGACGCATGGACGGAGAAACTGCGCGTCAGATACGAGTCAAGCGGCAGCGAAAAGGATTACAAGGCGTGGAAGAACTGCGATGAGATGTTCGAACAGAACATACAGGACATGATGAGCGAGAAGAACGTGACAGTCATAGAGTCAGAGGACTATGACCTCGGGGAACTGCTTGGAATCACTAAAAACGGGCAGAAATGAAACTTAAGACAGCATACAGGACACAGGTCGCATTCGGCGTCTTCCTTCTCGCCGTCAAGACGCCGTTGTACATAGTGTTCGTTCCATTCGTTCTGATTGCCATGGCATACGACAAGATCAAGGAATGGTTCGAATGGGCGTACTGGAGCGTCGGAAACCGTCTGCTCAAGTCATCAGACGAAGCCAAGGACGGAGGCATCATCAAGAACAAAAGCATGATAAGACAGTATACGGCGGCCGACGCTTATCTCAGATTACGTAAAGAACAATTATTATGACTATGGTAAAAGATGGGGCAGAAATTGACAACTTTGTCAAGCAAGTGAACAAAAAGACATCCGCGGTGGAACGGCTTTTCAAGAGCCGTAAACGCATCGCCAACGAACTTGAGGAAATGTTCCATGACCAGCTGATCCACATGGTGAACAGTTACGTGAAATTCAAACGCTACGAAACCGACGAAAACGACACATATGCGAAAATAACCGGCATTGACGTAGGCGCAAACTACGCATCCAGCCCGACATTCCATGTCAACATACGGTTCACGGCAATGAATACGTTTGGCGGGTCTAACGCCCTGTTCTACGCGGAACACGGGGCAAAGACATTCATGTTCCTGAACGGAGAATTCACCAAAGAATCATATGACAACATGACCACATTCTTCACTACAATCACCGAGGATGAGTTCAAGAATAATGCATACGAAATGTTCGAGAAGAAACTTAACGAAGAAATACTAACCGACGTGCCGACATGAAACAACCGAACAACGAACACACTGCTGACGCACTGATCAAGAATGCGTGCGAGATGTGCGAGAACTACTCGACAAGTGACAAATGCGAGGACAGATACGGATGCCCGGTGTACAACCTGTACCTTATGGCGGCCAACCGTCATGACAGCAACGGACACGGAGGTTCATGGGGCACGCTGCCGACACCTCCATCAGAACATGGGCAGTGGGGGACACTTCCGACACCGCCACCCGGAATATGTTGACACAAGAAAACACAATGAGACAATGAGCGACAGTACAATCGAAATGATTATCACGTGCGTGTTTGTCGTGGGTATCGTGTGGATCACACTGCACTACATAACCAAAATGAGCAGCGACGACACCACTGAGTACATGATGAAAGACGACGACCGGCACCGCGACCCCTACATATGGTGGAGAGAGGAGAGACAGTACGGCAACAAAACAAAGACTGACAATGACCGAGACGACAAAGACACTGCAGATATACGTCAGTGACGACGGAATGGAATTCATGGACAAGGAGAAATGCCTACAGCACGAGTCGAGGACGGCCGAGATGAGGGATAAGATGAGGTTCTTCAGGGTGTTTCATTCGCCGGATCTGAACGAGACAGGCAACATGACCCGCTCATTCATCCTTGTCGTATATTCCGCGTACGGCGTGTTTGAAACTATCGCCGAGAAATACGTCACAGACGTACTTGGCATACCTGCGTTAGGACCGTCCGTGATGGGATACGGCGTACAGCGGCACTTCTACATCCAAAAATGCAGTGACGGTTATGACGAAGTGCGGTCCGAAATCGCCGACGGGCATGAAGTGACCGTGCTATGCCCGTGGAAAAAGAACGAACTCATATTCGGACTTCTCGACCCTGACGGAAGGGACACCAGAGTCAACGACAAAGTGATACTGTTCGACTACATGAAGGAATGGGGATACAAATGATGAATTACGACGCCACATTCACTTGGATAGACGTCTCCGACGGACTTCCTCCGCGGCAGGAGTTCGTTGACGAGAACGGGAACAAAAGGCTGTCTGACGCGTCCGTCATTGTGATGGCGACAGACGGCAAGCATCATTACATCACGGCATACGACTACATGTTCGAACAGTGGTGGGCTGAATTTGACTCACTTGTCGACGGAATGAAGATAACGCACTGGGGATACCTGCCCGAACTGCCCGGTGAGGCACAATAAACATCCAACAAAAACAAACCAAGAAATGTCAACAAGAGCAACAATCAAAATCACAGAAGGAGACACGGCGCGATGGCTGTACCACCACAGCGACGGATATCCCGACTGGCTGGGACGAGAACTCGACGACACACTGAAAACCGAGAGCGCATGGACACTGCCGTCAATATTCACGCGGCTGACAGAGGACGAACAGTACGAGCCCACAGGCGGAATACATGGGGACGAGGAATACGCATATCTCATAGACTGCGACAACAGGACATTGAAAGGGTATGCCATATACGAGTTCGGAAGCGGGGCGTCGGCCGATTGGACGAACGAGGTGATGCGCAGAGACTACAACACAGCGGCGGCACAACCGAAGACGTTCGCGCTGGCCGACTGCTTCATCTGCGAGCACTGCCGCAAAACATGCGCCGGGAACTGCTTCGAGCAACTGTCGAAAATCCAAAGAGGGGAATGGAAACCCGGCGACAAGGACTACGAGGACAACAAAGACCTTATCGGAAGGAAACAGATAATCAAATGCCTCGGACCTTACTGCGACAGACCGTGCGGACTGCAGATGGACAAATTCACGCCATATGACAAGAACGACGGGGTAAGACCGCTGACGGACGCGATAAAATACCTCGGCAACAAGGTGAACGAACTGATCGCTGAACTGAACAAATAAACACAGACATGCAAGAGAAAAAGGAAAAGAACCTGTATATGGTGACAACAAGGAGAGGATGGCGTTTCTATGTGGTCGCCGAGACATTCACCGGCGCGGCGAATGCCGTGAAGCACCGCCTTGACGAGGCGGACTATGGATACTACGTGGACCGGGAGGTGAGAAGCGTCGAACTGATACGGTCTCAACGGTTCTTCGGGGACAAGCAGATGTTCTCCGGCGACGACGAGATAAACTTCTTCATCTGCTGACATCAGCACAAAAAGAACCCGGACGACTCACAATGTTTCCGTCCGGGGTTTTGTCGTTTCCCATAACGCCGACAGTGTCAATTGACTTCAATCATCTGCTCTATATATCGGCAGCGAGTACATGGAACCGTCACTCCAACGGGTAAGTTGCCAGTAGGAGAAAACCCTGCCGCTGTCAACAGTCCCGTTATAGTAGTCGGATATCGGGACACCGTCCACCTTTGCCCCAACGCTGTCACAAGTCACCGTAACTATGTCGGCACATTTCGCGAGTTCAGTAAGGGTGATATTGCTACCGTCCAACGACTGAATGACATAATCTAACGCCGTTACAGAAATGGATTCTTCGGATGGCTGAACGACAACTGAAGACATATTCGTCGTCGAAGGCAAAATGAAGTATCTTCCATCGCCGGGATAAAAATGCGTAGTTTCACAGTCCTCATCGACTACCGGTATAAACGAATGGATGATGATACTACCCGGTCTATCCGGTCTTTGTACCGCTGAAAAACCGGACTCACACACAAAAACTTCAACGTCAGGCATGTGACCCGCCGCACACGTTATCACGACTGCCGTGTCGTGGAAATATTCCGGCGCCCGACGTATCACGTCACTGCTGATGCATCCGTCATGACCTTTCTTTCTCATATCAAACCTTTAGTTTCTAAACATTTATATCAATTGTTCGGTTTCATCATAGTTCCCTTTATTTGATTAATCTCGAACGCGCCTCCGCTGTAAACGATTCTATATTTTGACTCTGACACATACATTAGCGGAGTTTCCGTCACAGTCCTCGGTATCTCGCTGACGTCCACACCGTTCAGTGTGGTGAAAAATATCTTTTGTACCTCCTGCCCCTTTTGCTTATAGACACCGTTGCTCTCCTCATACCACGTCTTCTCGACAGGTATTATCGCAAAACCGTCCACAAGCAACGACTCGCCAACCGTCAGCGAACTTCCGTCAGCGGACAAGGTCACAGCGCCGTCCGGTATGGGAACATCACCGCCGACAGAACTGAACTGATCGTACTTGTTCTGACGGACGAGACTGTAGTCGTGCGGACGGTACCCGAGCAGTGTCGTGTTGTACCTCTCGGTGATAGGGTTGATAGTCACCGTCAATTCGTTCTTGATGCAGTCGTTGCACCAGTTGTCGATGTCGTAGAGCATGGCGAACGACAGCTCCGGCTTGTTGTAGGTCATCACCCCCGAGTCCACCTGAATCGCCACCCAAGGCTCGCGGTAGGATGAATCGTCGTCATATATTGCGTCGTGACTCGCGGAGTCAGCGTATCTGTGCAGGAATTCAGTGTATCCCATTGGTTGTCACAAAAATTTTTTGATTTATTGTTTACAAATATAAATAGGGAACTATAAATATAGGCCCTTGAAAAACACATCTGCCGATTTTGGCGGTGAAGTCTATTTATGCGTATACGCAAGAGACATGAAGCATAAAAGACAGTTGAGGAAGCTCGTTGATGAGTGTGTAGATAGATGCTTGAGAAAATATTTGGACGAAAGCATTAAAACCCACGATGATGAGTTTAATATCTATGAGAAACTTGAAGAACTTGACATTTCCTATGACTTCATCAATGACAGGGAAAACATATTGGAAATACGGACACCGGACAACAGCACAAAGGCAAAGGTAAGGCAACTGCTCAATCTCTATGGATGGAAGGAGATAAAGGATAACGGATGGTCGGTTTGCGCCGAAAGGATATACGGTGATATATGGAATAATTTCTATGACACTGAAGCAGAAGAAGACGACGAGTACCCTTATGGCGTCGGCATCTATTACCACATAACGCCATCCTACAAAGTGCCAAAGATATTGAGGCAAGGACTTACTGTGAGAGAGGGAAACAAACTTGGATACGCAAGAGGTGAGAGAATATACCTGTTGTCGTACCCGGGACAAGAGTTTGCTTACCATCTGTTCAGAGACCGCAAAGGAAAAACCGAAGTGACCATCCTGCTTGTCGACATCAGAAAATACCTCGGAAAGCAAATAAACATATATCACGACGATTTCACAAGCGACGACGGGGCTGTCTACACTTATGACTATATTCCGCCCCAATGCATAAAGGTTTACGAAACCTTTGAAATATCATAGACCTCGTGCCGACAAGTATATCATTGCCTCTATTTATGGATATACGCAAGAAACATGAAACGTAAAATACAGTTGACAGAAGGCGAACTCAGGGAGATGGTGAGGGAAAGCGTTGAACGCGTCCTCAATGAGATTGATCAGACGAAGTGGGGCCTTTGGGCGGCTCAGCAAAGAGAACAGCAAAGAATCGGGAAAAGACCGCTGTCCGCTGCGTCAAAGAGAGTCTTTGACAGAGACTATGCTGGACGCTCCAATATCGCAAAGACACGCTTTTTTGACGACAAGATAGACGACGACCTGCTTTCAGCGGAAAAAGAATTCAGCAAAAAGCACTTCGATGAGGATCCAAGCAGCGCCGGACGCGTCAGTACAAAGTTCTCCCCGGACTTGATGACAAGCACCGGAGGCGTCAATGTCCACCAGAGAGCAAACTATATGGGCGGGAAACTGCAAAGAAACCGCGACTACTACATCAACCCGTACAACCGCGAAGAATGGGGTTCTGCGGACGGCACGAAGGGGTATGACAGCCTTGGTCCGGGAATGTCCGTGAGAAGGAGGAACACACTGCCGATGAGCGACGACGCGCGCAGACAGCTGAACGGCGCACTGGATGACCTGTCAGACTACTACGAAAAGGGTCTGGATTATTAACGGACATATACGCCCAAAAAACAACACTTGACCGGACATGAAATATCTGAAGAAATACACGGACACGAAAGACGCGGAGCAAGGCGTATACAACCAGTTCAGGCCGATGGTCGCGCACAACAAGTACGGCAGCACCGACACCGTAGTGTACGGCGAGAAGGACATGCTCGAATACAAGGTAGACATACCGGCCGACGGAACATACTGCGTCGTGCCGGAACCGATGCGGGACAACACGGCGACCTATTCGCAGATGTTCAACCTCTTCCCCGGCATGATGACCCAACTCTTGATGCAGTGCGGAGACGCGTCAGACATAACATCCAAGATACAGAACGGAACATGGAAGGACGAGCATCTGAAAGACTACGGAGAACTCACCGACCATCAGCTGATAAACGCGCTCAAGACATCCGACGGACGGGCAAAATACCTCAAGAGCGGATGGGAGCAAAGCGACGAGTTCCGCTCGCTCAAGGTGTTCTATGACACGCCGGCGGTCTACACCGCTTTCGCGAAATGGTGCGTCAGACCGACAATGAGACTCTTCTTCCAACGGACGTTCCTGCGCATACTAAACGGCTCGAAGAACGAGACAATACAGTCATCCATACAGAACATCGAAGGCGTGTACGTTCCCGTCTATAACACCGAAGATGGCATGTACTGGGCATTCGACGTCGACGAGGCAAACAGGACGGTGACAGTCACAATACCTTCACTGCAAGACTACAAGTCCGGAATATCCTCCATTGACCCGCTCACTGCAGCAATAAGATCCGCCTTCCAGTGGGACACAAACCCCATCGTCGACCACGTGTCGTTCGACACAATACGCGAGTTCTTCAAGATGCCGAGGTCATTCGACTCGGCCGGACTCAACATTGACGACGACATGTCATACCGGCTCGCGTGCATGGCCTTCTGTGTCATAGGATTGGGGACAGTCGGAATATTCCAATGCACACTGGGATACTACTCGGAATACATGAGGCACAAGGGAATAACAAACGAGGAACTCGCCGCAGGGGTAACCGCGCAGGAGAACGTCGTGAACGCGCTCATGAGAGTGTGTAAACTCGAAGGGGCGAAGTATTGCGCAGACGGCGCGTTCGGACTTATCGCTTCAGGAGGACTGAGACGTCAGATGGGACAGCGAACCTACCCGTCAAGCCCCGTGCGGCAGATAAAGATCGACGGGCAAAACACAGACAGCACCGACGGGAACGTGTCCTTGACCGCGGGCGAGCACACCGTGACGCTCACGTCTGACAGGATGCTGACCGGTGGAGGCAAATGGACGTTCGGCGCATCCGAAGACGGGACAGGACTCGGAGTGGGCGAATACATCACGGAACTCGGCACAACGATGGCGTCCACGTCGATAGGAAACCTCACGCTTCCGAACTGCAAGAAGATAAACATCGCCAAGAACGTGGAAGACGTGTACGAAAACGCATCCATCACCGCGCACGAGGACTGCGTGTTCGAAGTGGACAGCAAGAACAGACAACTCACGACGAACGGGAAGACACTCTTCAACAAGGAAGGAACAGCGCTGATCACACTTCAGCACTGACAAAGGAAAACACACACAAACGCATACAGAGAAAGGGCGGCGCACGGACAATAGAATCCGGCACCGCCCTTACTTAATGCACGGTAAGAAAAATCAAAGACCCGGAGTGTCGTCCCAGCTGCCGCCGCGCCCGCGGAGACGACGGCGCTCCAAACTGCGGATGCCGTCCTTGACAGCGTCAGACACCGCCTTGCCGGCTGTTTTCAGTCCCTTGCCGGCCGCCTTCAGACCCTTTCGCCCGTAATGATATCCGATACCCGCGCCAAGACCGGCGGCACGGCCTACCTTGCCGCGCCAAGACGTGTCCACCGGGCGGCCGTCGTTGCCGAGCGACGACATGCCGTTTCCGTCCTCGTCGTACACTGCGGAATAACTTCCTGAACCGCTCTCAAGCCTGTCCGGCCTGTCAGTGCCCGTCCTCACATAGTTCGCCATGTCTTTCAACGAAGCGTCCATGTCAATGTCGTCGTTGTTCGAACTGCGCACAATGTCGCGGAACTTGTTCCATCCCTGACCCTCGGACAACGCCTCGTTCACCGCACGGGAAACCACACCGCGCAGCGCTGACTCGTCTTTCCTCTTGTCACCGCGCCTCGGCAGACGCTTGCGCACCTCACCGGCAGCACGGCGGAAACTCTCCCTGTCAGGACGCATATCCTCGGGATACTCCATGTCCGCCTCAGACAGACACCCGCGCACAGCGCGCTCGACCATAGAACGGAGATCCGACTCCGTCAACCTGTATACTCTCGCCATTGTAACACAAAATTTGCCAAAAAATTATGCACACGTACAGACACAAACCGCACGCCGCAACAAATAAATAGCAACAAACGAACATGACAAAACAAATGGCGCCGCAAGACATCGCGGCACCAAAGAAAGACAATATATGTGTGTGGAACATTTGGTTTTTTATCCTCCATTACTCTCAGCCGGCCGTCTCTTCAGGCGGCTCGTCCGGAATGGGTGTGTCGCCCGGATCTGACGGAACGGACGGTTCAACAGCGACGGGGAACGACAGAGACCAATTGCCATCCCGGAACCGTATGTAGACACAGTTGGACTCACGCTCCGCATCATACGCCTCCGTGTCGCACAGAACGTTGTTGACATACAGATACGTGCACAAGGTGCTGAACGGGACGTCGTCAAACTCAGTGCCGCTCAAATCATAGTACACGGCTATCTCAGCGTCAGAACGCACCGGCTCATTGAGATACAGACGGATGACGGCCGACGACATGGAATAGTCGAGCGAATCCCCCTCATTCTTAGGTATCACAGTACCCGGACCCGCAGACTCACCACCGCGGACTTCCACATCATCCGCCTTCCTTGAAGCGACCACCACGGACGGCGACTGCTGCACAACAGGAAGGTTGTACAAGTCAAAGGCGCTGCCGCTAAACGGACATACATAAGCCGTGGAACACTCTTCATCCACGCCGAAATCATCACACCACATCATCGGACCGTTCCGGTTCGACCCGTACAGGTCGGACAAATACCATTCACCGTGCACGAAAGTGCCTGACAACTGCCACTGACGGATGAACATGTCAGGGATGACAGAACGGACACGGGCAGGAAGACGCTTCGGAGGAAGAGGAGCTTCGCTCTCGGACGGACAATACTCGAACAACGGACGGTAAAGCAAAGGGCGAGAAGTGCCGTCAGAAGTGCCCGGATTGATCAGATGATAGACACCGCCCTTACGGACCAACAAGAGACGGAGGCCGTTCTCGTTGAACAAGTAGTGACCGGGCACATTGATGCTCACAAACGGGCCGGAAATGACATAAGACGAACCCGGACCGTCATCCGTGATGTAACTGTTCAAGTCGGCAAGCTGCGTGCCCTCGTTAAGCGCAACCACAAAGTCGACATCGGAAACCAAAACGTCATCAAAAGACAGAATACCGTCGCCAAAAACACCAAACTGATGCACCTCCTCACGAATGTCAGGAACCGACTCGTCGAGCGTCGCGCCATCGTCGAACATCCTCACAGTGCCGCGCACAGGGTCGCAATTCATCATACGGTCAAGACCGCCCGGCATGTAATACGGCCCAACAGTGTAAAAGGAAGCATCCTCATAAAAATCGAAGAAGAACCACATGTCACTGCCGTAAAGCGACATGTCAGACAATATGGACATATCCAACGGATAAGACACATTGTAACTCACAGAACCGTCAGAACCGTCTACAACACCGACCCAAGGCTCGTAATAGTCAGGACCGCCGGCCACATACGCAGCGTCATGCGCCGACTTAGTGGAAAACTCGCGCAAATGCTCAATATAAGACATAAATGAATTTCACAATATCACACGTTATTCCTTTACCGCGCACGGTCAACAAGATGACCGCACACAACTAAAATTAAATATCACACAATACGCCGTAAATGTTGCGATTAGCACAAATTACAAACAATAAAACCCATTTTGGTAAAACGTGTTACCGAAATGGATAGGCATACCCTGGAATCGCATTTTTTCCGGAAAAAAATTTTTTCAGAAGGCACATTGCGCAGAAAAAACAGACCGAAAAGGAAAACGGAGCGAAAACACCGGATGGGATACCGGACACGGGGATTTTTCCGGAAAATTTTTTTAGGCGGGCGAACGGACACGGGGATGGAGCGCGAGGGGGAAGAGCGGGGGAGGTAAACGGGGGATGGGAAGATGGGGAGGTAAAAATTTTTTCTGCGGGTCAGATGGCGAACCGTGCCCCCTACCCCGCCGACTGTTAAACTTTGTTAACGGAGTGGGGGGTTACGTAGGGGGGTCTACGGGGGGAGGGGTACATACCCACCCCCTATGCCCCCACCCCTATTTTCACATCATCAGGGTTGCCGTCGCAGTCGCACCATAGGTGGCAAAACTCGTGCCCCTTAATGGGTTCGTAATAGATCATTTCACCAAGTTCAAGGTAACTGTCCTCAAACACGTCAACGAGGATAAACCCACCGACACTGAGCGGCACACGAAAGGTGTAAATCATTGTCACCCCTTGCAGTACACCGTTAATTTCATTGGGTTGGCGGTCAACGAGGGTCACCTCGTACGTATTAAGTAGACTCTCAAGGGTTTGACCTTTGAGACTGTTGTAAGCGTCCTTAATTGCTTTTTTGAAGATGTTGTCCATAATCCTTATTTTATATTGTTCAACTTCTGTTCCTTAATCACAACACTTAAAGGTAAGCATTTTATTTGAATTGACCAAATATAAAGTGTTAAAAATATGTTAAAAGTGTAAGTGTTAAAAATGTTAATTAACTTGCGTATGTGCGGAAAAAAACTTACCTTTCAGTGCCGATAGGGGGAGAGGCTTACCCTTGCGTGTGGGCAAAAAAAGTGGGCGCAACCATATCGGTGTGCGCCCTCTCTATCGGTGTGCGGTGCGGCGGTGCTTCTCAGTCTTCATTTTCCGCCTCTTCGTACTCCATATCGGCGACTATGCTCTGAATTTCGTATTTGATACCGAATGTGCCGAATGCAGTGTAGTACCAATCTAAGCACCATTCTTGGAACTTTGCGAGGTCTTCCTCGCTTATTGTGGCATTGTCAATGCTCTCTATCACGTCATCGAACTTGCCAAAGGGCTCGACCTCGCTTCTTACAAAGTCCTTAATGTAGTCCCAATCCTCTCGGATATTCGCAAAATTGCCAATCATTCTTGTATTCTTGAGGTGGACGTACTTTCTCATATCGTCAACGATTGACTCCGCCCTAAAGTAGGCAAAATCCTCTGCAATGCTCTCCCACTGCTGATAGTCATCGGCAAGTGCGTCTTTGCACACATTGAGTACGCTCTCATAGACGTTGTCCTTATTCAAAAATTCCATATCCTTTTATTTAAGGGGTTAAACTTGTTGGGAGTGTCAATTCCCTTAACTTGACAACTGAAAGGTAAGTATAATATTTGGATTACGCAAGGACTTTAACACAATTAACACATTGATTGATGAAATGTTAAAAACGTTAAAACACTTGTGTATGTGCTGAAAAATGCTTACCTTCAAGTGTCGCAAGACGGGGAGGCTTACCCTCCCGATAGTCGTTTGTGGGCGACAAAGACCACACCCACCCATAGGGGCGAGCGTGGTGCGGTGCGTTGTTCGGTGGTGTTATTTTACATCCACCTTGATATATTTGAACTTGAACCCCTTTGGCAGTGTTGTCGTTCCCTCGGGGAGACGTCCGCCCATCAGTTGCGCAATGTAGGCGGTGTCACCCTTCTTTAGGTGCACCTCAATTCGGTTGCAGTCCACTCCGAGGACAGCGGCGGTGTCTTTGTGTCCGACCGCTGAGACAAGTCCGCTTGGAAGTTTGTCAACCTCGGTGAAAGTCACTTGTGCGGGGGTGTCAATCATTTGGAGCGAGAAAGCATTCAGAAGATACATAATATACAATTTATAGATTAAACTTTTTGGGGTTGTCAATCCCTTAACTTGACAAACGGAAGGTAAGTATAAAATCTGAATTGCACAAGCAAATTAACGTTTTTAACAGTTCTGTAGCAAGTATGTTAAAAGTGTTAAAGTTCTTGCAAGGTTTGGAAAAAATGCTTACCTTCAAGTGCCACCGCACGGGGAGGCTTACCTTTTCGTGTGGGCAAAAAAAGTGGGCGCAAACCCCTATCGGTGTGCGCCCCTATCGGTGGTCTATTGTTATCGGATGCGCATCACGTGCACACCATTGTAGTCAAAATCGGTGATTGTTTGACCTACTTGCAGAGCGTTGATACGCTTGAAATCGTCTTGGTCAAGACCCATGCGGTCTGCTTCCTCTTCTGTTGAGAATGATTGTACTACTGCTTCCTCGGTGCACGCCCAATCCAATCCGCCCTCGACTATTGCGAGGAATGTTTTTTGACCTTGCTTTGTCTTAATTCTCAGTTCTTCCATAATACATTATCTTTAATTGTTACACCCGTAAGGTAAGCAAAATAATCGGAACTGACAAATTTTTCGGCAATTATTTTTACCACATTAAGATTTTTTAATAATTGTGTTAAAGTATTGTTAAAAGTGTGTATGGGTATTGCACAATCCAAAAAATTTACTTACCTTTCGGTACAATCATTAAGATAAGGTTTGTGAATTTTTGTGTGTATTATAGTAATACCGCACTTGTCCGAGAGGGATAGGTGCGGTAGTTTTTTGTTTCGGTGCGGTCTGCTGCGATGGGTAAGCCTTCCCGTCTTGCGACACTGAAAGGTAAGGAAAATTCCCCATATACGCAAGAGTTTTAACGTTTTTAACACTTCATCGTTTAATGTGTTAATTGTGTTAAAGTGCTTGCACAATCCAAATATTATGCTTACCTTTCGATACAATCGTTAAGATAAGGTTTGTGAACTTATATGTGTTCTTTCCGCACACGTCCGCGATGGATAGGTGCGGTTCTTTTTTTGTCTTGGTGCGGTTTGCGATGGGTAAGCCTCCCCGTCTTGCGACACTTGAAGGTAAGGAAAATTCCCCATATACACAAGGCTTTTAACACTTTTAACATTTGCACTTTAACAATGTTAAAGATGTTAATTTGCTTGCATAATCCAAATAAAAGACTTACCTTTCGGTTGTAATCATTAAAGGAAAAAAGATATGAAAAAGAACATTTATCTTGTAGTGCATTCGTCATACCTTGACAGTCTCTACACCGAGGTGACAATCCACACTGACTATGAGAAGGCAGTTCGCGCATTCGAGACCGACATCGAGGACATCAAAGAGTCTACCGATGGAGAAGAAGAGGATGAGTACTATCGCCTTTGTGAATATCCCGATGGGCGGAAGAAGTTCAATTTTTTCGACCCATTCAGCAACCACGAATATCGGGTTTCGCTTGAAATCCGTGAATTGTGAGAACGGAGGCGGGTGTCTTGCGGCATCCGCCCATTTATCATTAAGATTGATATGAAAGAGAAGTTTAATGCTGAAGAATATTACAACAATGAAATGTGCTTTTATAATGGGGGAGCATTTGTCAGCCTCGAGGAAGTACAACAAATCATTGACTATTGTATCAGTATCGGATACAATAAGGTATCTTCAGACCAAGAATATTACCAAGTAAAACTGATGGGTAGCAATAAGGACGATATATTATATTTCCAAACAAAGCACGACCCATGGAATGATGATTGTCTGTCGTGGCATTGGGATTATGGCAGCAGAAGATGGAGCGAATAATGCGTCTTTATTGGGAACATACTACCGCACCCAACCGAGAGGTATATCCCGGTAGGGTGTGGCAGTACTCAAATGGGTACAATGGTGGGTGTCTTGTGGCATCCGCTTTTTTTTTTTGCGACCTTTCGCAAGGATAAGCCTCCCCTTGCTGCGCAATGGAAGGTAAGTGTTTTTTCTGACGTGTGCAAGGCTTTTAACGTTTTTAACACTTCATTCGCAAATATGTTAAAAGTGTTAATTTGCTTGCGTGTTTCAAATATTATGCTTACCTTTCGTTTGTCAAGTTAAGGGAATGACAACCCAAGAGTTTAACCATTTAAATAATAAGGATATGATTATTTCGGATACAAAGAACATTGCCAACAAAGTGAAGGAACTCAAGCGTGATTGCCGTCCAAGTTACGGTCTTCGTTTCACCATCGTGGGCGAAGAGACCTTCAATGAGTTCGCCAAGCACTTTGGCAACGTGAAAGAACCATACGTACATTATTCGATGCCCAAGGCCGTTGCTATGGCTGAGAAGTCCAAGGCGACCGAGGCAAAGATGGTTACCGCCTACCGCATGGAGATGTACAAAGGCACAGATGGGGAGTGCAGTGCGGACGGCACAAAGTTTATGGCAATAGCATATAAGGGCGAGTATTATCAGATTATCCCTAACGGCAACGCAAGCAGCAGCCGTTTCAGCATCTTCCCCCTTGAAGACAACCGCGAGTATTATCAGAAGGGAGTAGACCGCAACGAGGGGCATCCCAACCTTATCGGTGCGCTCACCGACAAAAAGATGTCCGAGTGGGCGGAACACATCCGCAAGTATCAAGCGGAGTACGATGCGAAGGTAGAGAAGAATGCAGCAGAGACCAACGCAGTAATATCTGCATTCAAGAGCGAGGCTGCCGCCGCCGATTGTGTTTCTGAGTTCGGCAAGAATTGTGGGACGATTGAGCGCAATGGCGTGCGCATCAAATACCAAGTGAGAGAGGACGGCCGTGTTTCGGTGGAAATGTGCTTGACCAAGTTCCCACGCACGACTGAAGAGAAATTGGCATACTTTGCCGCTCTGACGAGATAAATCCTACCATATCCTTATATTCGGTGGACATCGCTTGTTCGGTGTCCGCCTATTTTGCGTTAGTTCGCTTTTGGAACAATTTTTAGAATTTTCCCTATGGGGATTTTTCTGAATGCCGCCAAATCAGTTCCGTTTTGGAACAATTTTAGCGAGGGTAAGCCTTCCCGTCTTGCGACATTTGAAGGTAAGCATTTCCGGTGACATACGCAAGAGTTTTAACGTTTTTAACATTTCATCGTTTAACATGTTAATTGTGTTAAAGTCCTTGCACATTCCAAACATTATGCTTACCTTTCAGATGTCAAGTTAAGGGGGTGACCCCGCAAGTTAAACCATCTAATTTTATACGGATATGAGCGAGAAGATTGATGTAAGAACGAACAAGTGTGGAGAGAACACCACGCACATCTCTTTCAGTGTGGACTACAACAAAGGCGGCAGCAACGTATTTAGCGGTCGCAACGAGAGCAAAGGGGTTTTTGTGTACGTCACCCTGTGCGAAATCGTTGACAAAGGCGACTATGTTTCACGTGCCTTTGAACCCTTCGACAAGCGCAATTTCAAGTTTTGCGTTATGCCGCTCGCACGCAACTCGCAGAAGAAGGTTGACGCAGTTCGTGACGTTGTTCGTGCCAATGCGGAGAAGATTGCCGCACTTGTTGAGGAAGGCGACAAGCAACGTGTTATCGACTTTGTCAAGGGTCTAATTTGAACCACCAACCAACACCAACCGATAGGGGCGCACACCGATAGGGTTGCGCCCATTTCTTTTGCCCTTGCGCGAGGGTAAGCCTCCCCGTCTTGCGACACTTGAAGGTAAGTAAATTTTCCCATATACACAAGTCTTTTAACGTTTTTAACATTTGCACTTTAACAATGTTAAAGATGTTAATTTACTTGTGTGTCTCAAATATTATGCTTACCTTTCAATCGTCAAGTTAAGGGGAGTGACACCCCACCGAGTTTAACCTATAATAGCAATGATATGAAGATTTTTCATTTGGTTTTGCCCACCACGGGCGAGTTTACGAAGGGCAATGTTGACACAGTGACCGCAACCGAATTGGTTGACAAGTACGACCGATGGCTTGGGGACAAGGTTAGTGATGTGCTTGCTCTTGGGATTGGGCAAAGTCTCACTTATGATGGTGTGATTATCATCTGCGTGAGTGACAAAGTTGAAACCCACAAGAAGACCTACCGCTTTGATGTGACCTATACTGCAGGGGTTGTCGTTGAGGTAGAGGCGTGCAACATCAAGGAGGCGAAAGAACTCGCCAAAAAGAAAGCGGAGCGTAATTTGACACTGACACACGAAAACGAGACCACAACAGATGTGTGGGTCGTTGATGTGACTGAGAGAGAGTTTGATTAACCGCACACCCATAGACAGGGCGAGTGCCACACACGGCACCGCCCATTTCTTTTGCCCTTGCGTTGGGTAAGCCTCCCCGTCTTGCGACACTGAAAGGTAAGGAAAATTTCCCACATACGCAAGAGTTTTAACGTTTTTAACATTTGTGCTTTAACAACGTTAAAGATGTTAATTTGCTTGTGTAATTCAAATAAATTACCTACCTTCCAATCGTCAAGTTAAGGGAATGACAAACCCACCGAGTTTAACCTATAATAGCAATAAGATGAAAACATTTCATTTGGTTCTCCCGACCACGGGCAATTTTACGAAGGGCAACATTGACACAGTGACCGAGAGCGAATTGGTTGATAAGTACGATCGATGGCTTGGGGACAAGGTTAGTGATGTGCTTGCCCTTGGGATTGGGCAAAGTCTAATCTACGATAGTGTGATTATCATCTGCGTGAGCGGAAAAGTCGGTTATAAATGGTCGTGCAAGTGCTCTGATGGTGGTTACACGGATGAGAGCGATAAGGTCTACAAGACCGAGACAGAGGCATACAACGCAATGCGCGATGCCGCACTGACCAAAATGAAGTGGAACACCGAGCGAGACGAGGAGGTGAGTGAGTTCGGTTGTGTGACCTATGAGGTCATCTTCAGACCGAACGAAATCATTCACAAGTCCTTCAGCGGCACATACACGTACCGCGTTGAACCTTCGACCTATTGACTTTCGTCAACACCGCAAGGTGGGCGAGTACCACACACGGCACCGCCCATTTCTTTTGCCCTTGCGCGAGGATAAGCTCCCCCTTGCTGCGCAATGGAAGGTAAGCATTTTTCTTGACGTGTGCAAGCCTTTTAACGTTTTTAACACTTCTGTAGCAAGTATGTTAAAAGTGTTAATTTGTTTGCGTGTCTCAGTTTTTTTGCCTACCTTCTGAATATAATCTTCAAGGTATATGAAAACATACAACACAAAAAAGGAAATTGCCGATGCGGTGCTGCGGTTCGGCACGTATGGCAAATTATACGCAAAATCCGTTTACAACAAGTGGAACGCGTGGGTGAAAGGTGTGTACTACGACAAGCAGTCCGACACCATTTGGGTGGACGTTTACGTGCAAGGTGACGACACCGATACGGACGCAAGCGTACGTTATGAGTCGTTTGTGTCCGATGGCGACTATTGCGGTTCGGATGAAGGCATTAGGTATCGTCTTAGTCAAGCGGTGCGAGAGGAATTTCTGAAGGGTCTTTATGACACGATAGAGCGTCTCAAGGGCGAGACAGACGAGGATAGGCGCAAGAAAGAACTGCGGTCGTGGAAGTATACCAACCCTGTGGTTGATCGCTTGTACGACACCATCGGCTTACGGCACAAGCAGTATTTCATGCACAAGTGCCCCGAGTACACTCGCTACTGCGAGGCCAAACGCGTCCTATCCAAATACATAGAAGACCACATTGACCAAATCGCCAAGTTGGACGAGACCCAAGTCAGTGAGTTGTATTGGTCGGTAATTTGGGACGCATATTTGGCGGCAAAGGGGTGATGGGTTTTTAACTTGACAATGCGGGCGCACACCGAACAAGGGTTGCGCCCATTTTTTGCGACCTTGCGCGAGGGTAAGCCTTCCCGTCTTGCGACACTGAAAGGTAAGCAAAATTCTTCACATACACAAGAACTTTAACACTTTTAACACTCACACTTTTAACACATTTTTAACATTAAAAATTTGGTCAATCCAAAAAGTTTTCTTACCTTACAGATGTTGAGAGAGGGATACAACCTCAAAGGGCAAGGATGAAACCTTGGAGTATATTTTCCATCGCGCCCTATTGTGTAATCTTTAATGTTTCTTTTTTTGTAACATTTTTTTAACACTTAAAATTTGCACATGTCAGATTTTTTTCTTACCTTCAAGTGCCACCGCACGGGGAGGCTTACCTTGCACAGACGGAAAAAGATTTACATCATTAACATTCTTTAACGGAAAATATTTGGCCGTCCCAAATATTATGCTTACCTTTCAATCGTCAAGTTAAGGGGGCGACACCCCCACAAGTTAAACCTATTAAAATAATAAGGATATGGCAACACCAAATTACCACAAGGCTATGACAAAGCAATACCACGTCATCGAGAGCGAGGATGTGAATGTGTACGACTTGTATGAGCAAATCATGGAATGTGACGGCTTCGAGCAGTCAAACGTCCACCGCACCCGTCGGGGAGACGTTGTTCTCGGCGAGAAGGAGACTGTAGCACGCTACGGCAAGCGATGCACCTTTGACCTTACACTGACAATGCTTGTATCGGTCAACTCGGGGTACTACTTCGGGGCAAACGTGGACTACGAACTATATGCGCACATTGACGGGGGCAGTGATTTCATCCTGTCATCCTTCGACACCATCGAGGACGCGGTTGACGCCCTGATGGAGGAGGCATTCGACAACGCCGACTACGATTATGTGTGGTTCAACAAGGGTCTTCAGAAGACCCACGAGGAGAGCATCCGCAAGATGTACACCGAAGCCATCGAGAAGGCGATGGAAGAAGGCGAGAAAATCTGCGAGAGCATGGCTGACACGCATCTGCGCTGCATCGGGGTGTTCAGCAACGGCGAGGCGGTCTACGAGGTTGCAGGCTGACGACAAAGCATCGGGGGCGCACACCGCACCGGATGCGCCCCTACATTATACTAAAAGTACTCAAATGAGTACAACATTAACAATTATTAACACGCAAGGTATTGCACATGTCAGAAATTTTGCTTACCTTTGCCACATAACAATTTCAAAAGATTATGCTAAAAGAAACAAATGCGAAAATCAAGCATGGCGCCGTCATTGATATGTGCGCTACCGGTGCCCACGGCGCAAGCCTGAGAGACCGAAAGAACCTGTCTTCAGTGACCTTGAAGATGGATGGCGGGCGCACGATGTCGTTCAAGGCCATCCGCCACATGGACGGAGAGCATGACCGCCTTGGCGAGACTGAGATACTTTTTGAGGACTCGGGCCGAGAGGTGTTCTGCGGAACGCTGACCGAACTTGAGAGCCGTCTCTACAACGTCCGCTATCAATATGAGGGCGAGATATACAACCGCGAGGAGTTTGAGGATGTGATCAGGGAACTGCTATGCAGCGGTGACCTGTTCTACAACGACACCCCATTGTTGGACGTTGGTGACGTGATAGACGTGGCTGAGAGGGAGCGCAAGTGCTATTTGCAGCATTACGTTGGCGGTCTTGGCGAATGCGCCTACCCTGCAAACCTTTTTGTCAAGGTGGTGACGCTTGACCGCAAGACACGATAACGATAAGAGGATTTTTGTGTGTTTTTCATGGCGCCGCGCCCGTCCGCGATGGATAGGTGCGGTTTTCTTTTGCCCTTGCGCAAGGGTAAGCCTCCCCCTTGCTGCGCAATGGAAGGTAAGCATTTCAGATGACATGTGCAAGGCTTTTAACACTTTTAACCTTTGTGCTTTAACAATGTTAAAGATGTTAATTTGCTTGCACAACCCAAAAAGTTTACTTACCTTTCGTTTGTCAAGTTAAGGGAATGACACCCCACTAAGTTCAACAATCTAAATCAAGGAAATATATGTTTGTTCCTAAGAAGGCAGCCCCTGAGGTTGAGAAATACAAGAAAACAATGTTGCGCGGATGCGCGTTCAGAGTTGACTCGGGTCACGATTTCATGGATGTGATTGAGCGGCGAGACATCAACAAATGTGACGCAAAGTATGGTGTAGGTCGAGGCGATTTCAGACGTGTGGAGAAGTACACAGACCAATTCACGCAAGCTGTAGAAGAACTGAAACAAGAAGGGTACATCGTCAAGAAAGTTCCTTGCGATTGCAGTCCTGCGTGCCAATACCACGCAAATCTGTATTACCTTGCGTAAAACGGCACATAACGGCATCAGACGTTAGGATGGTATAACTAATCGCCTTGGCGGGAAAACGCTCTCACAAGCAAAATGTGGGGCATTTTCCCGCTATCTGCGTCCAAATATGCACACGGATTTATTTTGCGCCCTTGCGCGATGGGTAAGCCTCTCCGTCTTGCGACACTTGAAGGTAAGGAATTTTCCTGACATGTGCAAGGCTTTTAACGTTTTTAACATTTCAACCATCGATATGTTAATTGTGTTAAAGTGCTTGCACAATCCAAACATTATGCTTACCTTTCAATCGTCAAGTTAAGGGGATGACAACCCCATCAAGTTCAACCATCTAAAAGCAAGAATATGTCAGCACCAATTAAGACAAAGGGTACCTGCGAGCCGCAGGTAAGTGAGAAAATCTATAACGCAGTTGTAAGCGCGATTGCGCGCCGCGACGAGGGTGTGTCATCCGTCAAGGTGGACGTGAACCTTGTCGGCCACGGCCTCCGTCCGTTTGGCGACTACGGACAAGGGGCATACATCGACTTTTCGGTGTCGGTTGAAGGGAAAAAGTTTGACGGACTTGGACGCGTGGAGTTGGCGGAGACCGCACGCAAACTGAATGGCATCAAGTCGGCATCGGTTGACGTGGAGAGCAAGGGTCTCTACTTCAGTTACGGGAACTTTGCCCCCGACATGGAGTTCCCGAGCGTGTTCCGAACATTCGGCAAGCCATGCAAGCAGTTCAAGGAACTGCAAAAACTTGCCGCCCGCAAGGGTCTCACAATTGACGTGAAAGACCTCTACAAAGTGCGCTTGTTCGGCAAGCGCGGTGTGTATGACGAGAGCGGGGAGCGCGACTACACCGCCTACAATCCGAGACGTTGCGAGAGCATCATCAGCGGCATCAAGGCATGGGGGCGCAAGCGAGTAACGCTCAAGGTGGAGACAGTGGACGATGTCGATGACCTTGAATACTCAATCCGCTACGAGACGGAGTGCTACGGCTCGCGGTTGAAGACCATCCACGTTGAGCGCAAGACCGCATAGGGTAGTACTCAAATGGGTACAACTGGCGGGTGCAATATCCCGCCCACACTTAAACATTTTTTAACACTAAAAATTTGGTTAATTCAATTATTTTACTTACCTTTGTATTGTAAATCATTAAGGATATGTTAAACTACAACAAAATCATCGACAACGAGAACTTCATCACAGCTATCAGCAACATCTACGGCCGTTGGTTGGACGAGCAGATGTATGAGAGCGGTGACGACTACAGAGACGTCCTTGTCTCCTTGCTGAAAAAGTACAATGGCGAGGACATTGACATTACAAATGTCAAGTTCCGCAAAAGGCCATTCGGCATCAAGTTCACCACCCCATGCGACAACAAAGTGTGGCAACTGAAAGTCACAATGCACACCATAGGCATTCAAAGAATAGGGTAAGCACGATTTGACTATGGGATTGATGACCGCGCCCGTCCGTGATGGATAGGTGCGGTTCTTCTTTCACCGCTGACACAAAGGTAAGCCTCCCCTTGCTGCGCAATGGAAGGTAAGCATTTTTCTGCGCATGTGCAAGTCTTTTAACGTTTTTAACATTCAATATTTCAATATGTTAAAAGTGTTAATTTGCTTGGCCAATCCAAATATTATGCTTACCTTACGGATGTCAAGTTAAGGGGGCGACACCCCCGCAAGTTCAACCATCTAATTGTAACGAACAATGAAAGAGAAATTCAATGACTTATCGCTAAAGGTGACTATGGCGAGCCTCGCCCTAAAAGCCAAAGTGTACGAAGAACTTGAACGCCGCGGGGTGGCGGTGCCCGTCCGTGACGATGACGGAAATCCGTTGCGGTGGACCTATTACCATGAAGGGGATGCGGACATAATAACAATCACTGACGTTTGCGCCAATGGCGGTCAGATTATGGTCGGCTTTGAGACTTCGGACGGGACACCGACAGAACTCCCGATTTGGGATTTCATTGACGGGATTGATATAATTGACTATATCCAATGGGATTAAAAACGTAAAAGGTATGTACACGATTAAACACAACAACAAGATTAAATACAACGATAAGGAAGGCTCGGTCGGAGAAAACGGCTTGTTTGCCACAATGGAAGAGGCATGCGCCGAGTTGGAGAAAATGGAGGACCGCCTTATCGCAGAGTTCGGCGAAACCCCATACGACTGCTCAGAGGACAGGGACGATGATGAGCGCCTGACTTGGTTCATCCTGCTCAACAACAAGACGCACTCCTCATGCGAGGCGTGGGTGGACGTTGACGAGCAGACCAAACACGCGGAGAACGTCAACTATCTGAACCATTGCATCGGTATCATGTACAACGGGGAAACCGATAGCGGCACGGAACTTGAGGCATACACGCCTGCAGGCGAGGACATGATTATCAACCTTGATAAACTGACACGGGCTGAGTTCCTTTCGTGGGTAGACGATTTTGACATCAACGAACGCGTCGTGATGTGGTGGCCTAACGGACACAAAGCAGAGGGGCAAGGGGTGCCGTTCAACAACATCATGGAGCATTACTTGGACTACCAAAAGTTCCTCAACACAATGCGCCAAATCGCAGAGGGAATGCCGTATTAGGAAAAGCAATTCTATCGTAGTTCCGTGTGCGCTCGCCCACAACAGGGTGGGCGCATACATTTTATCCGCACCGCCGGCGCGAGGGTAAGCCTCCCCGTCTTGCGACACTTGAAGGTAAGCATTTTCCTCTACGCGTGCAAGGCTTTTAACACTTTTAACACTTCTGTAGCGTATATGTTAAAAACGTTAATTTGCTTGTGTAATTCAGATATTATGCTTACCTTTCGTATGTAATCATTAAGGATATGGCATGAAAAAGAAAAAAGACAACACTAACATCATCACCGCAATTTTTTGGTGGTTCGGTGTATTGGTCGGAATACCGGCCGCAGCGTTAAGCGCGTTCAAGTTGGACGCCGGTGGATTTCTCATCTTTGCACTGCTTTCAGTGCCGTGTATATATACTTCGTTTAACCATTAAAAAGCAAATGATTATGGGACAGTTTTCGTGGTTCACGCAAGACACACACCACCGCATCCAAAACGGGCACAAGTTCCGTGTGGTCATGGCGGACAACAATGGCAACAAGTACGTAGAGGATTGTTATGAAGGCTATGGAGTCTTCGGCGGCAAGGACTATTATGCACTGCTCGCCGAGATGAACGGCCACACGCTCGCAGAGTTCAACGGAGACGAGGAAGCGTTGCGTCTCAAGGGCATTGAACTTGCGTTTGACGGGCACCCAGAGGGGAACAACCCCAACGTGCTGCATCCTTCGCTCACCGAGAGCGGGGACTACATGGACGGAACGCCGCCCGAGATTGACCCAAATCAGGGGTTCGATGACTTTTGGCTGAGACCCTATGAGGGCAACGAGGAGGACGAGGAATACTTGTAATAACTTGACAATGCGGGCGGATGCCACACACGGCACCGCCCATTTCTTTTGCCCAAACGCAAGGGTAAGCCTTCCCGTCTTGCGACACTTGAAGGTAAGGAAAAATCCCCACATGCGCAAGTGTTTTAACGTTTTTAACATTTCATCAAACAATGTGTTAATTGTGTTAAAGTGCTTGTATAATTCAGATATTATGCTTACCTTTCGGATGTAATCATTAAAGATAATGTATATGGACTACCAACAAATAAACGAGATGCTCATGGACGCGTGCCGAGAGCAAATAAAAAAGTTCGATGGCGAGTTAAACCTAACGTCCAACAACTACGGGTTCTGCACCGCGTGGTTGGAAGACGATGAAGTGTGGTGGGACAAGGACTTAGACCACATGGATAGCGAGATGAGCGAGACTACAGAACTCTCCGCTCTGTTGGACACAATCTTAAAGACCGAAAAGGAACTTGAGGATGAAAAGCAATAGGACATACGAAACAGGCTATTCAATGGGATACGATTGGGTGGCCTATGAGGGCGGCAACCCATCACGCGTTGTGTCCGAACTGCGGGCGAGGGGCGCATCCCCAAGACAACAATGGGGTGTGGCATTTATGCAAGGCGCAAGGGATGCCGCGCAGGGACTGCCAAGGAAATACAACTAAACCACGCGACATAGGGATAAATCATGCGTAATTTATAGTTTTGGCCGCCGCACTTGTCCGAGAGGGATAGGTGCGGTTCTTCTTTCACCGCCGGCACGAGGGTAAGCCTCCCCGTCTTGCGACACTTGAAGGTAAGCATTTTCTGTGACATGCGCAAGTCTTTTAACGTTTTTAACACTTCTGTAGTGTATATGTTAAAGATGTTAATTTGCTTGCACAAACCGGAACTTTTACTTACCTTTCGTTCAGAAATCAAGGGATAATCCCAAGATATGAAAAGCGTCTGTCATGATTATAATAACATTTAGGATAGAAGAAGCGGGAACCTTCGATAAGGTCGCGGTTCATTGCGCTGACAACATCGAGGCGCGATGCGTCATTGGGTATGTCATTGGGTTACGCAAGGTGTCTAACGTCCGAATGAACCGATGCGGACGATGCGCAAAGGGGACCAAGCATTACACGAAGGACGAGTTCTTCAGTCGTTACTAAGTGTTAAAAGTGTTAATTTGCTTGCACAATCCAAATATTATGCTTACCTTTCGTATGTAATCATTAAAGGAAAAATATTATGAGAGTAACAAACATCCTATGGGACACTGACGGGGAGAGCGTTGACCTCCCAACCGAGGTCGATATTATTGACAACATCGACGAGGACGAGGTGGCCGACTACCTGTCGGACGAGTACGGATATTTGGTGGAAAGTTTTTTTCTGCCGGAGAAAGAGACTGAGTTTTACGACAATCTGGACAACTGGATTGGATGAGAGATAATTGTTAAACCACAAAAAATCCCAACAATGGAAATGGAAAAAGAACTCAAAATCAACGGCTATCCCGCCTATCAGGCAACCGCCGAGAACATTATGGCCGCATACGAGGCCGCCGAGAGTGAGACCGAGAAGGCTGAAATCGCCAAGTACTACATGGAGAGCCGACTCAAGTATGAGGTGTGCCGCAAAGACGAGACCAAGGACGAGAACTTCGGCCGCAAGTTCGAAGACTTTGTAAACGGCCCTATGTGCGACCCACGCAAGGTGGCCGACCGAATGGCCCGTGCGCACCGCTACCTCGTTCAGAAGATGTTCGAGGTCTGCTACGAGTTCATCCGCATCCTCGCAGAGCATTTCGACAAAGGATGGTACGACCCGCGAGACGAATGGGCATGCAAGACCTCCAAGAAGATTTGGGAGACCATCAACGGCTGACAATATCCTTTTTAACTTGACTGACGTGACAGAGCGGAACCGGCAATGGCCGGTCCGCCCTGTCGGGACAGGAGCGGAACCGAAACGAGCGGTCTGCCCTGTCCCACTTTTTTGTGCCCTTGCGCGATGGGTAAGCCTCTCCGTCTTGCGACACTTGAAGGTAAGGAATTTTCCTGACATGTGCAAGGCTTTTAACGTTTTTAACATCTCTATGTTGAATATGTTAAAAGTGTTAATTTGCTTGGCCAATCCAAATAAATTACCTACCTTCCCATTGTCAAGTTAAGGGAGTGACACCCCGCAAAGTTCAACCCTCTATATAGTCAAGTTATGGAGAACGAAAAGAAAAAAGAATTTATCATAAATTTCCGTTGCTCGGCGGTCATCGAGGCCGAGAGCGGTCGTGAGGCGATGGAGATTTTTCAGAACATGGACCTCCGCCTGCCGGAGAACGTGGAGTTCACCGAATATATCAATGTCTTGGACACGAACACCTTTGAGGAGGTTGAGGTATGAACTACGACTACACATTTGAACAGGAGTACAAGGACGACAAGCGCAAAGAGAGTTTTCTGTTCTTCTCGTTGGGTATCGTTCAGGTGCCCTACTACAATAACTCCTACGGCTACCGCACCTACCGGTTCCCACGAACATACAGGGGAGACCGAATGGTGATTGAGTTCACCGAATACCTCAGGGAGAAGGGTCGCGGGTATGAACTGAACTACATATTCTGTCCCGAGTGGGAGCAGCAGGTCGCAGACACAGGCCCTCTTCCACCCAAACCGGAAAAGCGCAGTCTGTTCTCACGGATAGCGGGCCTTTTCAAGCGAGAGAAGGAGGTCCCATTGCAGACCACACGGAAGATTTGAGCATACGGGCGGTTGACACATGTCACCGCCCATTTCATTCACCCTTTCGCAAGGGTAAGCCTCCCCGTGCGGTGGCACTTGAAGGTAAGGAATTTTCCTGACATGTGCAAGGCTTTTAACGTTTTTAACATTTGCACTTTAATAATGTTAAAAGTGTTAATTTGCTTGCATAGTTCAAATTTTATGCTTACCTTTCGTTTGTCAAGTTAAGGGAATTGACACTCCCACAAAGTTCAACCATCTAAAATCAAGGATATGGAAACGAAGAAAATATTCAAGTTGGTGTCTGTGACCATTAAGGACGGCGCAACAAAGTCGAACTCTCAGGTCTTTGCAAGTCGGCAAGAAGCCGAGGAGCGAATTGACGTGGAGAAAGCCATAGTGAACCGCCGAGGAGACTACATTGTAACGGAAGACATGGCCATGTCACCCGACCGCGAGACCATCCACATTTGGAAAATCGTTGAAGAGGAGATTGAAATGGGGTATTACCCCGTGTCGTATGTGACCCGCGGTGTCGTGTTGGTCAAGGCAATTGACGAGTATGATGCCTACGACAAAGTGGGTCAATACCGCATCGCGCCGAACCTGCCCGACAACTTTGACGGCACCGTTATCGAACTAACTGTAGAATATGACAGTAGTGACAAAAATGCGGCTGATGACGTCATAAAGGATTGGGGCACGTGCTGCGACCTTGACGAGTGCAATAGTGCCTATGAACTCGGCGGCATCAAAACCACCATCCACGACTATGAGGATGACGACAGGAACCATAGTAAGTATTACACAGACTTCGATGAGTGGTGGACATCACTCACGCCAGAGAAGCGGCGCAACATCTTCGCCACCATCAACAAATGGAACTATATTGTATAGTTCCATCAACAAATGGAAATAGCGACAACCGCATACAGGGCGAGTGCCACACACGGCACCGCCCGTTTCATTTGCCCACACACAAAGGTAAGCCTCCCCTTGCTGCGCAATGGAAGGTAAGCAAAATTCTCCACATGTGCAAGCCTTTTAACACTTTTAACACTTCATACATCAATATGTTAAAAAGGTTAATTTGCTTGCACAACCCAGATAAAAGGCTTACCTTTCAATCGTCAAGTTAAGGGGAGTGACACCCCCGCAAGTCCAACCATCTAAACGATGCAAGTATGATACATTTCGCAAGCAAAACAGAATTCATCGAAATGACCCGTGCCGCCGAGGCCGAGGCGAGAACCTCCACATTTGCCGCCAAGAAGGGGTATGTGGATGACCTGAACGTCTTGTCTCAGGTTTTCGGTGAGACCACGAATCCGATACTCCCATACTTTAGCAGTGAAATTGAGAAATTCATGGGGAAGGCCAAGGACGTTGAGTTCGTGAACTACTATGAGTTCACGATATATGCGGACATATTCAGAAATGACGGGCATGCACGTCCCGGCACACTCAGTGCAAAAACCGCCATCAAGTGGAATGGTGCGTTGTACGACATATTCCCCGCCGACAATAACGGAAAGACGTTTGAGTTCGCCATCGCAGGCGATGAGCGAAAGTACCGCCGCTTGCCGGACGGGTACTACACCAACCTCGTCAAGCCCAACAATGTGGGTTCTATGACCGCCAAGAAGATGACCGCATGGGCGAGTTATCTGACTGACAAAGCAGGTGTCTATGACAAGACGATGAACGAGAGAGACCTTAAGGTGAAGCGGTTCGTGTGCCGCTTGCGCGAGCAGTTCGGCGACCTTCCATCAATCGGAGAGCGCAGCGGAAAGGTGGTGATGAATAACCTGAAATTGGAGTACCGCGCCGACACTGACGGGATTTTGTCCGCCACATTGGGCATCGTCAAAAATCCGTACATTGCGGAAGAATGCCTTGACACGTTCATTTCAATGGTCAAGTAGAGACACACGCGGCGAGCAAAGCAGAGAACGGGCGGATTCCACACACACGGCACCGCCCATTTCTTTTGCCCAAACGCAAGGGTAAGCCTTCCCGTCTTGCGACACTGAAAGGTAAGCAAATTTCCCAACATACGCAAGGCTTTTAACACTTTTAACATTCAATATTTTAAAATGTTAAAAATGTTAATTTGCTTGGCCAATCCAAATAAATTACCTACCTTCCCATCGTCAAGTTAAGGGAATGACACCCCACAAGTTAAACCATCTAAATCTACGGATATGATTAATATGGATTATTGCAAATTTGAAAACACCTACAATGCCATTGATGAGTGTCTGACGGCACTCCAAGAGCAGAAAGAGGTGCGCGAGGGCGAACTCGAATATGCCCACAAGATTGCCGACCAACTCGACACATTCAAGGGCGAGTTGGAGCGTTACGAATCAGTTATGCGCAAGGGAGGGTACCGTTACATATCGGCCGACCCGCATGGGTTTGTTGAGTTGTCAATGAACCGAGAAATGGCCACTACGGCCTATCATTTCGGTCAGTGTGACGAAGACGCAATGGCGGTGGCTCAGGAACCCTACATGCAAGGTCAGTTTGCCCAAGTGAACGATGAACGCCTCAAGAACTCGCTTGAATCGTGCGGAATATCAACCGAGGGAACGAGGGAAGAGTTAGAGACACGATGCGTGTTCATGGCCGCAGGAATGTGGTGCGATGAATATCTATAAATGTGATGCGCTATGTTCTACATTTGGCAAGATGAGATCGAAGACCTTCAGTCGTATATCAGCATGGCACAGAACATGATAGAGCGTGAACGCTCTCTGGGGCATGACGTGTCAAACCTGATTGAGGACATCAAGCAGTGGAAACGTGAAATCGTAGTGATACAAGAACACAACAAGCCCATGTTCTTTTAAAAAGGCATTGGGCAACATAGGACGGGCGGGGATTAAGTTTCCCGCCCGTTTCATTTTCTTGTCCGCAAGGGTAAGCCTCCCCGTCTTGCGACACTGAAAGGTAAGAAAAAATCCACACATGCGCAAGGCTTTTAACACTTTTAACATTTCACATTTCGATATGTTAAAAATGTTAATTTGCTTGGCCAATCCAAATAAAATGCTTACCTTTCAATCGTCAAGTTAAGGGAATGACACCCCATAAAGTTCAATCCATAAAATGAAATAATATGGCAGCAATGAAATGGTGGAAGGTAGAGGTAAAGCGGTATGGCAAGCCCGTACAGGTGTACGAACTCCACACGCGCAGCACGAAGGGCGCGATTGTCCGCGAGGAATGCCTTAAGGCTCCGGACGTGGAGTATTACTATTTGACCAAGTTGGATTAACAGATTTTTAACACTAAAAATTTGGCCAATCCAAAAAAATTACTTACCTTTCAATCGTCAAGTTAAGGGAATTGACACTCCCGCAAAGTTCAACCATCTAAATGTAAAACGACAATGAACGTGTTTAAAATTCAGTACGAACAAATTATCGGTGGCGACCTCATGGTACAGAAGGAGGAATTCTATGAGTGTGTCGAGGACGCGGCCGACCGAATGAAGGAACTTTCGGAATGCAAGTGGTTCAAGGACATCAAGTCCATTCCACAATCTGATTGCGAGATTTCCGCCAACAACAAAGGTCAGATTACTCTGATTGAGGTCTCAAACGGATGGTCCACGAACCGCTTCACCGCATACATGAGCGCGGAGCAGGTCACGCCAAAGAAGAAGCGTCAGTGCGTTGCACTCCACTTCACGGTCTTCATGGACGTTCCAAACGTAGTCGGCGAGACCGATGATGAGGCTGAGCGGAACGCGATGGAAATGGTGAAAGATGACATCGATGCCATCCACGAGATTGCGAAAAAGCACGGCGGCGGATGCCTCCTCAAAGTCACTGAATTCCACGACTGAGCAGTACTCAAATGAGTACAAATAAACAATAACAAACCACACGGGCGGGGCAACCCGCCCGATAAAAAGACTACGATATGACACAGATTCTATTAATGACAAACGACAACACCAAGCAGACGCTTGCGGCCAATATCCCCAACGGCGAACTCGATTTCTTTGAGCGCCTGTCAACCCTCGGCGGCTTCCTGAGATTCCACATTTCGGTTTACGGGATCGACACCAACCTCACATACCACGCCGATTACGGCACATTCGTCACCAAGGGCGAGTGCATCGCATGGCTCAGCAAAAACGTGTTCGGCGGAACACTGACGACCAAATGTTTCAACGACCTCAAAAAGACACTGATGCGATGAGCAGGCACATACAATACCAATGCAACTGCGCCGGCGTGAGCATCGAGGAATGGAACGGCCTGATGAAGGGGGCGAGACCCTGCTCATACAAAAACCTGTGCAGACTTATCAAGCGAGACGAGCCAGACATGTATGAGGACCTCATGTTGGACTACTACAACCCCTATGCAGACCAATGCAAGCAGACTAAGACACATTACATACTCGTCAGTTCAATGACGGAGTATTTCTTCAAGAAGATATAATCGTTTGCGTTTTTAGATGGTGTGTGGCGGAATGGTAACGAATCCATCCGCCACGCTTTTTTCGTCCTCACCGCAAAGGTAAGCCTCCCCGTGCGGTGGCACTTGAAGGTAAGAAATTTCCGTGAAATGCGCAAGTTAATTAACACTTTTAACATTTCAACTTTTAACAAATTTTTAACACAATATATTTGACCATTCCAAATAAAATGCTTACCTTTCAATCGTCAAGTTAATGGGAGTGACACCCCCGAAAGTTCAACCATCTAAAAGCAGAACAACAATGAAAGCAAAACCAAAAGTCGGTGACATCATCTACTATGACGGAAACAAACTGAAGGCCACAAGCAAGAAGAAATGGAGCGCGTCGCTCGGCACACCCGTGGCGGTGGTGGTTATCCCTGCCTCCCACATGCCTGACGGAAAGTGCAGGGGAATGTCGCTGTGCAACATGTCGTACAAGACACCGCAGACGGGCACGCTCGGAACGGGCAACGACAACGCTGAGGCCAACGGCACGAATCTGATGTGGGGCGTTCACGGAACGGATGTCTCGGGTCTGACGAACTACGGCAACATCATGTCCACAAAAGGAATAACAATGCTCGATTTCGGTCTCTTTCCGAGCGACCTGTTCAAGGGCGTGATAACAATGCTCGATTTCGTGAAGAGACCGGGTGTCCTGTTCGATGGAATGGACACCCAAAACAATGAGGACGACACCGAGACCGCTTGGATGAAGACAAGAGAAGCACGCGCAATCTCCCCCTACGCCTCTGACGGCTCACAGAACCCAGCGTACATCACCGCGGGTCAGGCCCTCGCCGACATGGACGGCAAGGCGAACACAAAGGTTATTGCCAACCTCTCCGCAATCAAGGACACCTATTCGGGTGGAGCGTTCGAGAACATTGAGGAGAACTACCCCGCAGCGTTCGCTTGCACCCTTTTCAGCACACGCGGAACCTCTCAAGGTGATTGGTACCTCCCAGCAATGGGTGAGTTGGGCTATCTGTACACGCGTATCAAGAGAATCAACGAGTCTCTCGCCGCACTCGGCACATCAGCCGTTCAGTTCGGCGACCAAACGAAGGACCTCTCTTCTTTGGGCTCTTGGTGTTGGTCTTCGACAAAGTGCTATAGTTACGCATCATACGGACTAACCTACTATGGCGGTTTTTTCGGCGGCGGTAGGGAACTCAACGAAGATGACTACCGAGTGAGGGCATTCGCTGCATTTGACTTATAATGTGTTCCGCGACCTATTGGGCGAGTGCCACACACGGCACCGCCCATTTCATTCGCCCTTGCGCGTGGATAAGCCTCCCCGTCTTGCGACATTGGAAGGTAAGAATTTTTCCTGACATGCGCAAGTTAATTAACACTTTTAACACTTCCGAAAAAAGTTTATCTAATTAACATTCTTTAGCAGAATATATTTGGCCAATCCAAATTTTATGCTTACCTTTCGGTTGTCAAGTTAAGGGGATTGACACCCCCACAAGTTCAACCATCTAAATCTTTAGATTATGATTATCAACAACGCTTTCGCAAACGCAGCAGCAGTCATCAACCCCACAACGGCAACACCCGCCGCACCCGCGTGGGCACTTTTCGGAACCACCTACGACAAGCCCGTCACCATTGACGAGGTCTTTGAGGACGACAAGACGGGCCTTAATTATGAGGTCACTGAGCAGCCCATTGTCCGTGTTCCTCAGAGCGTCATTGACGCAATCCGCGCAGGTGAGCCGTTCAATTGGGAGCCCAACCCCAACACCATCATCGACACCCACAAGGCCACAGTCTACGGAACTGACGGGGCAACGCTCGGTGTCGTAGGTCAGTCCTATGGAGTGGTCCAAAACCGCAAGGCCATGGAGTTCATCAACTTCATCGAGGAGTGCAGCGGTCACAAGCCCGAAATCGTTGCAGCGGGTTATCTCGGCAAGGGCGAGAGAATGTTCGTCACCGCACGTTTGGGAGAGGACGTGTACATCGGCAAGGATGACGCCGTCACGAACTATGTGGTGTTCACAAACTCGCATGACGGGTCAGGCTCGGTCACCGCAATGCTGACACCCATCCGAGTGGTGTGCCAAAACACGCTCAACATGGCACTGAAACAGACCGCCAACAAGCTGTCGTTCCGTCACACCTCAAAGGTTGAGGAGCGTCTCGACTTCCAAATTGCCGCCAACCGCGAGCGCGCCGCCGCCGTGTTCAAGCAGTACAATGTGTTCACCGAGCAGTTCATCGCCGCAATGCTCGACCTGAAGGACCAAGACGTGACCAAGGCCGACACGATGGAGTTCGCCGCACGGATGTTCATGAGCCCCGCACAACTCAAGTTGTGGAACCTCGCAGACCGAGACATGGACAAGGTGGACGAGATCCCCACCCGTATGAAGAACAACGTGAACGCGTTGCTCTCCGCAATCGAGAGCGGTATCGGTCAGGCTCAGCACCGAGGGACAAAGTTGTGGCTGCTCAACGGCCTCACGACCTACCTGCACAACGAACGCAAGTGGTCCACACCGCAGGACGAGTACAAGTCGCTGATGGAAGGTGACGGACTGAAAAAGGTGCAGAAGGCATACGAATGGCTCAAAGCGGCCTGACGCACGACACACCACACGGAGCGGGCGGTTGACACATGTCACCGCCCGTTTCTTTTGCCCTTTCGCAAAGGTAAGCCTCCCCGTGCGGCAGCACTTGAAGGTAAGCATTTCCGGTGACATACGCAAGGCTTTTAACGTTTTTAACACTTCTGTAGCGCGTATGTTAAAAGTGTTAAAGTCATTGCACAAATGAAAAATTTTCCTTACCTTCCATTGCGCAGCGAGGGGAAGCTTACCCACGCGGTCACAACCACACCTTCATTTTTAACAAATTATTAACATTTTATATTTGGCCAATCCAAATAAAATGCTTACCTTTCAATCGTCAAGTTAAGGGGAATGACAACCCCAACAAGTTGAACCATCTAAATCTCTATGATTATGAAAAAGTTACATCAAGTAATGGTAAAAGAAGCATTTGCAAACCTCAACTGCGTGGTGTCTGACAACCTCGCCGCACACATTGGCGAGAACGGAAAAGTGGACGCTACGGCGTTCCGAATCGCGTTGGACGCGTACAACCGCTATCAGGAGGACGAATGCGATGGATGTGATTACGTCTTCAACATCAGCAACCAAGATGACCTGTCGGTTCTTGTCAAGTGCGGAACAACAGCACAGGAAATCGCCGACATGGTGGCAACCGGTTTCACGATGTTCCACGTGGGGTACAACTACCCGAAGCCGCAACCACTTTCACAAATGGACGTGTGCCGCGCCATCATCGGTATTTCGGACGCACTGACGAACACCGCGATGCTGCTGCAAAACCAAAGCAGCGACTACTCCAAGTTCCTTGACTTCTTCCTCTATGACGAGGTGATGAAGGAAACAGACCTGTACGCGCTTCTCACCAAGCAGTAACGGCGGCGGACACATACGGACGCGGGCGAGTGCCACACACGGCACCCGCCCATTTCTTTTGCCCGCACACACACACAAAGGTAAGCCTCCCCGTCTTGCGACATTTGAAGGTAAGCCTCCCCGTCTTGCGACATTGGAAGGTAAGCAAATTTTCCCATATACGCAAGTTAATTAACATTTTTAACATTTCAACTTTTAACACATTTTTAACACTTTAAATTTGGCCAATTCAAAAAAATGTCTTACCTTTCAGATGTCAAGTTAAGGGAGTGACATCCCACAAGTTAAACCATCTAAATGCAGCAGATATGAAACTACTGACGAAAGCAATTGAGAACAAGTTGGCAAAGCGGCCCCTTTACTCGCAAGACGGAAAGGGCGGAGAGGCCGAAATCATCGTGAAATTCTTCAACCCATGCGGAGCGGGCACATGGTATGTGCTTGAGGGAGAGAAGCAAGCAAACGGAGATTGGTACTTTTTCGGTCTTGCCGAAATCGGTTACGGGCTTGAATACGGATATTTCTCGCTCAACGAACTGAATAGCCTGCGCTTGCCGTTCGGACTGACCATCGAGAGAGACCTGTATTTCAGCGGCAAGGTTAAGGACGTTATGAAAGACTGACACGCCATGATAGAGTTCAAATATACCGATGTTGTCCTCTATGACGGGGACACCGAGACCGAGAGCGGAGAGGCGCACAAAGTTCTTTCAATTGACGAGACGGGCGCCCACATGGACAACGGGGAGACGTGGTGCTATGGCGACCTGAGCGACTATGAGTTCGGCATCCTTTCCAAATCATTAGAACACGAACTGCAAAAACTGACAGAACAATGAAGGAAGAAATTATCAAACAAGTGGCGGCATACGTCACATGCGGATGGGGGTACACATACCCCAAGAACGTGACCTGCGACACAAGCGAGGGGACAATCACGCTCAACGAACTGACGCAGACCATAGACGATAACATATCGCTCACCTACTCCACAGGTGACGGACGAATTGCGGTGAAACGTCTCGCGGACTTCACCGAGAGGGAAATGGTGGAAATCATCAACAAGGCCGTGCTGACCAAGTTTTGGGGCAACGCGCTCACAAAGGAACTGAAAGAAAACAACATCAAACTCTAAGGATATGAAACTGACAGAAAACGACATCAAGCGACTGAGACGAATAGGGTACATGGACCACGATATTACGTGGATAGAGAAAGACCTCTACAACGACCGCTACACCTATGAACTATACCGAACCGACAACGGCAAGAAGGTAAAGGACCTGACGGCCGAGAACGCAATCAGGTGGGTAGGGCGCAAGAATTTCCTTTCAGGGATAGGTCGGGCCTGCTTCCACCATACGGCGGTCAGAGAGGGCAAAAACGGACGTTACGTGTTTTTTGAATGCAACGACTAACCGCACGACCAACACCACAGAACGGGCGAGTGCCACACACGGCACCCGCCCATTTTTTTGCGCCCACACGCGATGGGTAAGCCTCTCCCCCTATCGGCACTTAAAGGTAAGATTTTTTCTTGACATGTGCAAGGACTTTAACACTTTTAACATTTCAACTTTTAACAAAGTTTTAACACTCAAAATTTGGCCGTTCCACATAAAATGCTTACCTTCTGAATGTTGGGAGAACAGAAATCTCCCAAAGGGCAAGGATAAGACCTTGGAGTATAATCTCCGACGCGCCTTGAAATATAGAATATATTGTTTGTTTATCTTTAACAAATTTTTAACACTTTATTTTTGGCCGTTCCAAAATTTTTACTTACCTTTCGGTTGTCAAGTTAAGGGGAGTGACACCCCCGCAAGTTGAACCATCTAAACGCAGAACAATGGACATCTACACCATCGCATTCGCAACAACCAACGGCGGAGACCTCTACATGGAGACAAAGGTCTACACCGACAAGAGCCTCGCAATGTACGCCCTGCGCGGATACGCTGAGAGCATCATCGAGGACAACGCGCTCGACACCGACGCGGACACGCTCATCGCACAGCACACGACCACCTACCCCACAGGGGTGAAAATGCTCACCTACAACGGGGAGTACATGGTCGAACTCAAGAACGTCAAACTCTAAACAAAATGACCGATATGGGAAGGTATACAGACATCTATGCCGAAGTGCGCACTGACTACAACGCTGACGGGTTCACCTGCATCGACGCGTGGCGCACAGATGACGACAACGAGGAGGGACGCACAGTGGCCGTGGTCCACGAGAGCGGGGACGTCTACTACAACGAGCCCGAGGCCCGCAGAAGCCAAATGGTGACCGAGGCCGTTGCGCAGGTAAGGGCCCGTGCGCAAACCCTCAACGAGCAACGGATGCTCGAGCAGCACATGACCGACTATTGGCACGATGACAGAATCGCCGAGATCGACGACATCTGCTGCCTCATGGACCAAGACGGGGACGAGGTAAAACTCGCACGGCTCGCAGAGGAATACAAGGGATGCGACCCCAAGGCCGAACACGACCGACTGATGCGCGAGTGCCTCGAGGAGGCGTTCCGAAACTACCTCAACAAGTACTACCAAGTACCCAAATGAGTACAATCAGACAACACTAACTAACAACAACGGGGCGGCACGAACAACCACCCAACAAAAAACAACTACGACAATGACACTAAGGACAAAGCAGCAGGTGGCCGAGCGAATCACCAAACTGCTCGCAATAATCGACAAGAACGACAAGACAAAGGTCTCAGCCCTCATGCGCAAGAACGACATGGAGCAACTGCTCCGTATGGAGAGCGAACTCACGGCCAAGGCGCAGGCGGCCGTCGGATGCGCGCCGCAACCCGCAATCACAGCCGAGGAACTCGACCAAGCGAAACGGGCATACCTCGATGACATGGAGCGACTCGCCGAGCGAGTCAACAAAGCACTCAAGCAGTCGGGATACGGGTTCACGTTCACCACACCCACAGGGCCATCGTCATCGCTGAAGATGGACGGGGAGACTATCTACACCTCACTGAACGACAAGGGACAGATAAGAATCACCATCCCTTCGGCCACAATCACTCCCGAGACCGAACACAGCAAGACAACGCTCCTCGGACAAGCGGCGAGACTTTGCGGGGACATCGCCACGCTCGGGACAATGGAGGACGCACTGCGCACATCCTCGCGCAGGCTGACCGAACTCGCAGGACTGAACAAACAACACAAAGCACAATAGGACGACAATGGGAAAGACAATCAAAATCAAGGTGGCCGACACCTTCAGCGGACAATCACTCACATTCCGCACAACCGCCGACAAACTCGCGGCGGAAGGACGATGGACATGGCTCACGCGCTCACAACGCAGCAGACTTGAACAAGCGTTCGGCAAACCGAGATGCTACTACTGCACAATCCTCACAAGCGAGGACAACGAATTCCACGCATACAACTAACCGACAAAAGGACATGGACAGACAGAAGGCGAACAGAATGGCGGAAGCCATACTATCGGATAAGACGATGGCAAAACACGTACTGAAACACGAATGGCTGAGCGGCTCGTCCACAATGGTCGCACCGCTGACAATCGGAGCGAACTACGCAAGCGCGCAGGTGGACACCGACAAACCGAACACGCTGAACAAAGCAATCAGACGAATCGTTGACAACAACACGGACCTGTTCGGAGACGGGCGGTTCTGCAAGTCTGACGGAAGCTGCCCAAGCGAGGTGAGATTCTACTACGCGGACTGAACACCAAACTACCGATAAAAACAACAATCCCCACTCATCAAAACCAACCTGATGAATGGGGGTTGTTCGCTTTTGGAACAATTTTTAAAATTTTCCCTATGGGGATTTTCCCGAACAAGGCGAATTCAGTTCCGTTTTGGAACAATTTTACCAAAGGTAAGCCTTCCCGTCTTGCGACATTTGAAGGTAAGCATTTTCCTCGACATGTGCAAGAGATTTAACTTTTTTAACACTTCTGTAGCAAGTATGTTAAAAGTGTTAATTACATTGGCCGTTCCAAATATTTTGCTTACCTTCCATCCGTAAAATGAAAGTTAAACCATAAACAAAACATCAGACTATGAACTATCTCAGTTATCACCTGAATGACGGGGCGGACTGGCAAGCAAGAGCAGTCCTCGCGTGTCTCGGAACATGCGGAGTCCCCGAGAACGTGGACCTCAACGTGGCACGCTATCAGAACGGACGCGAGCAGGGGTACATCTTCACCGCACGCGTGAAACACACCGAGAGACAGCGCAATTACGCCGTATATGAGCATCGCAACTCTGACGACCTTTGCGTGGTAGTGAACGACACGCACACATTCGGAGAACCCGCCTCAGAAATCATCTACGAAGGCATGAAGGACAAGTGGGACACCACAAAGGACTTCCGCTGCGGGCAAATCCTTGAATGCGCTGAATGGATTCAGGACGACATCAGCGAGTGGGCGCAGCAGGAGAACTGACAACACGCACATACAGACAACCGATGACGGCCCGAGAACGCTGCACAAAGCGACCCGGGCCGCCAACGTAACCAAAAACAACGATTTCAGCGAACCGCCCAAAACGCTCAACAAAACCTCCTGCAAATTATAGCGAAATCAGTTCGCAGGAGCGGCGGGCACTGGATGACATCCCGTTCAGCGAAATCCCTGCGAATATCAACGAATTTCCTGCGAATTATAGCGAAATTGCTTGGCAGGGAAACGGACACTGGAACCTTGCGTTTTTAACACATTTTTAACATAATATATTTGGCCATTCCAAATATTATTCTTACCTTTCAAATGTTGGGAGAGGAACACCACCGCTCCCAAAGGGCAAGGGTAAGTCCTTGGAGTATAATCTCCGACGCGCACTGCACTCTCCTCCTGAAAAACATACCTCTCTTAACAATCATTAACGCGCCAATCATTGCACATTCCCCGTTTTTTTCCTACCTTACGGATGTCAAGTGAGGGATACACCCCCGCACGACCGACAACACAGAACGACAAAATGAAAACGGCAATGGCAACACAGAGCAGAAGCGCACACGCAAGCGCAAGACAACAAGGGGACACCCGACCGCACGCGCCGCCATCAGAACAACGGCGACCGGAACGCACCAGCATACACACGCACGGCCCGCACTACACCCGAGCCGCAACGGACGCCCAACTAACACAAATCACCGCACGACAACAGACGGGAAAACTTACAATCCGTAACCGCACCCCCATACGGAACAAAAACGGATTGTAATATAAAAGCGGTATTTTTGTGACAAATTATAACAAATGACAAGATAAGGACAAATGACGAAGGAAAATATGTTAAAGGTCATGGCGGCACATTCATACATGGATGACCGGCAGAGGAGGCTTGCGGTCTCCACAGCGATGAGGCTGAACAGCAAGACCGAGACGGAGGCGATGTACCGAATGTTCAGGGAACGGGCGCTCACGGCCGACACATGCCTCAGGGCACTCGCCACACCGAGAAGAATGAGGGACAGGGCGCAACACACGACCCCTCGTACTCAAATGAGTACAAACAACATCAGACGCACATGGGAAAGAAAGACAAGACCACAAGGCTCGCGCTGAAGATAGCGGAGGAACTCGGGACTGAACAGCCCACTGAAAGCAAGACCACCAACTCCGCATACATCGCTGACGCTCTCGGGAGCGGGCTGGACGTGCGCGTCAGCGACCACCTGACACGGCCGAAGGCGGGCGAGGCGCAGATAATCCTCAACAACGACGGCACAGTCTCGGCGGTGCTCGGGCTCTACATCCTCACTGTCAGCAGAAGGGACATCATCACAACGCTCAAGGCGTGGGCCTTCGCAAGGATGACGCAGAGCAAGGACGCGGCGGACGGGATAATCAACGGACTCAAGGAGGAACTCGCACAGGCAAAGGAGGAGGCAAGACCGATGCGAGGACTGACACCGGCGCAGAAACGGGACGTGGAGACCTACATCGCAAAAAAATTCAAAACGGAAGGGGCGACCAAAAAACCGTGATTTTGGTTAGTGCGGATTTTATCTCCTATGCACAGTTAACCATTTTTAACAATTCGAGGGAGGGGAATGGAGCGGACATACAATCGGACTATTGTAAAAATATTAACAAAGTTTAACATAAATTGTATAAAATTACGAAGGTTAAAGTTTGTTAAAGGGCGAGCGCCGGAATGTTAAAATTTGCAAAGGGGATACGCGGCACACAGTCCTGTCCCGCCCCTTTTCCCATTCGCCTACCGCCCATTCCCACCACTTCTCTCGCCCTCTTTTCCCCTCCCGCACCTATCTCTCTCCTCTCCCCCGTCCTCTGCGCCCGCCCCGTGTACTCAAATGGGTACAAATGCGCGCGCGTGCACGCGTGCGCGTGTGCTGTCCGTTTTCGTCCGTGTCCTTCAACGGGTCCCGTCACGTCTGCGTAACCCTTTGCGCGTGAGGCGTTTCCATTTTCTGTATGGGTATACTCTTTTTGTACGCTGCAATTAAAAAGAATGGCGGGAAGATTTGTTTCCCCGCCATTCCCTTTTGTATGTCTTTCTCTCTTACAGAAAGTCCATTTCCGCGAAGCACGACCATCCGTTGGCGTTGTGTGAGATACCGCCGAAACTGTACCGGTAGAGTGTCGCCCCGCCGCCTCCGTTCTGTCCGACGTTGAATGTGTAAGTGTTCGCCTCCGCTCCGTCCATGATGAGTGTCATCGAGCAGGCGGTGTACTTGTACTGTTCTGCGGGCACGAACCCGGATTTGTCCCACACTTCTTCTGATTGGTGCAGCAGGTTCTGCGTCATCAGCGGCGTTGACGTTGCCGTGATTGTCTGGTTGGGTGTTCCGTCGCCCGTTCTCGACACGATGGTGTAGAACGCCGTCATCGGCGCCGCCGTGAACATGACTCCGTCTGCGCTCACTGTGCCAAGTTCTCCGGCATGCAGTGTGGCTTCCGCTGTCAGTATCTGTGAGGCGTGCTGCACCGCCTTGATGTCCACCTTGTAGACTTTCCCCTTGGCCGGCAAGTATTCCATGTCTATCTGCGCCGGTGTGACTGTCACCTTCGGGAATCCCGAGTATGCTGTCAGCGTGTCGGAGGTGATGAACCGGACAAAGTATCTTATGTCCGTTTTGAGGTCGAATATGTAGTAAGGTGACGGGAGGGTGCTCACCGATTCGGCACCGCTATTTCTCGGTGTGGCCTCCACCGTTATTGTTCCTCCGTCCGCGAACTCCCTTGTTCCGAAGTCGTACTCCGTCTTTCCGTCCGCCACGAGTATGTATGTGGCGTCCTCGGGCACTGTCACCGTGCCATCCGTCTTGTATGTCGTCACCACCGCGGCCGCGCAGTCCACCGCGGAGTTCTGCGCTATCCGTTTCCCGATGTAGTTTACCCTTTCCGTTTCTGCTATCGGCTGTGCGAGCAGGCACATCTTGCGCTGCGCTGTGGTGCCGAACAATATGCCGTCCACGACGACCAGCGTTTCGTTGTCGTACATGGAGGTGTCCTTTGCCGCCTGTTCGAGGGGCAGGCTTCTCTTGTTGTACGTGAGCGCGGCGGTCTGCTCGGTCAGGGCTACCCACGGCTCGTCGTAGGCGTCCCCGTTGTAGTCTGCGTCGTGCTGCGCCTGCGTGCTGTACAGGTGGAGATACTTTGGTGTCCTCATTGTTGTTATCCTGTTGTTTTGTGTTTATTTTTCCGACACGTTTTCTGTGTTTTCCCTATAAATATTTTCCTGTGTTTTTCCCCGTCCCCGTTATTTATGGTAATGATGCCACAAAGGGCATGATTGTCATTATATGGTTCCAGTACAATATCTCCACAAGTTCTCCGACGCTTCCGCCCACGACTCCGTGTATGACGGCGCCGGTTACGCAGAGCCTTGGTGTGCCCTCACCGCTTCCACGGGTGTTGTCACGTACAACAAGGCCCGCCGAATTGCCGTGTCGTTCTCCACGCTGTGCGACCCTTCGAACTACCGTGCTGAGCAGACCCTCATCTACGTCCGCCGCGACGATTCGTCATATGTGACCGATTTCTATCTGAACGGTTCGGGATATGACATTGACAGTCTGGCGAACGATTACGGTTCTGTCCCTTGTCAGTACAGTGTCTCAGTGACGACTGATTCCCCTGTCGTGACCGCGGAATGGTTCTCTGACGCGTTGTCACGTTCCCTTCCTTTCACTCTCGTTACCACCGAGTCTGATTTCGGCGACCTTGCTGTCAAGGAGACCGTGTCCCACAGCGCGAACCCTAACACGACCTACCGCTTCTACGACCTCGGCGCCGGCAGGCAGGTGGACGCGTTGACCTACACCTGGGACGGTGTGGGTATGCTGGAGGACATTCCTTGGGCGTTCATTGAGCCGACGGGTCTTGACCGCGGGTTCTCTGCACCGTCTTCTGTTCCTTCGGTGCGGGCGGTCGACGACTACAATGTCGGTTCTGTGTCTCTTCTGCCTGTGTTGGTCGAGGAGTCGGGATGGTCGGTGGACCTCGGCGAGAACCTTGGCGGCGGGTACAGCATGTCGTATCAGGGTGACTCGGGGTCGTGCCTCGTTAACGGCTGGCCTCGCGGGTCGTTGGCGTCGGCCGACTTGTCGGGCGGCGGTTTTGACGTTGTCGAGACTGTGATGATGTCCAACGGCGCCGTGAATTACAGTTCGCACATCGGCGCGACGTACATGGAGGACGGTTCGGGCGCCAGCCTGACCGGACGCGTCATAACCGCAGGCGGTTCTGCTGTCGGCACCATTGGCAGCAATGGCGGATGGCTCAGCAAGACTGGCGGTGAATATGATTACTTCAACAACGAAAAATAGCATATATGAGAGAATTTCTGCATTTATACGGAACTCAGTCCGAGTGGTCGTCTGACTACAATGGTGCTGCGTACTATCAGCCGTGGGTGTCCTACGAGAAGGAGAACCGCACGGTGGCGTACAACAAGAGGAAGAGGCTGGTTGTGCTGACGTCGGCCTCTGACAGCAAGACTTACGACGGCACTGTGTTGGCGAACGACGAGGTGACCGTGTCCGGCGATGGGTTCAAGTCCGGCGAGGGCGCTGTGTATGACTTCGGGGGCGAGCAGGTGCTTGTCGGCGCGAGCGATAACACTTTCGCTTACGCGCTGAACCCGGGCACGAACGCCTCGGACTACGACATCCGCGTCGAGTTCGGCACGCTTGAGGTGACCGACGGAACGGGCGCTGAAGAGGAACCTGTGGATCCCGAGTTTGTTGTGACCATGCTTGTGGACGAAACGTCTTCGGGTGAAGGACCCTACAAATTGAGGGACACCGTGTACTATGAAGTGACCGCGACGAACATATACGAGGAAAGGAAGGACATCAGTCTGTCGTCCATTGAGGGCGTGACGCTTGACCGGGTTTATTTCAGCGGCGTCGAGGGCGGGCAAACCGTGACCACGCAGGCGCGTTATGGCATTACTGAGGCGGACATCGAAAGAGGCGAGTTCACCGCGTCTGTCACGGCAAGTGTCGGCAATCTGTCCAAACGTGCGGATTGCGCCATTGCCACCGAATCCCCCAACCCGGTCATGACAATAGGCATAGAAACGTTGACGACGCCGCCCGCAGGCATGGAATACTTCCCACTGGACGAAACGATACAATATGAAGTCACCGTGACAAATGACGGGAACATGTCGCTGAGCGAAATACGAGTCTCGTCAACAGACGGTACTATAAGACTAAACGGTCTGGCACCTGGAGAGTCAGAGACACGTCAATTCTCTCATATGGTGACAGAAGAAGATATAGCGGCCGAAGAAATCAATGTCGCTTGGACAGGAACCGCTAAAAATTCTTTACTTGAACCGACAATTGTTAATGGCAACCAGTTAGTAGAGGCACCCGAGGAACCGAATCCCGTGCTCACCATTATTCCGCAAACAGTGTCAGTGCCATTTAACGGGGAATATTACACACTTGGCGAATGGATTCAATATCAAATAACCGTGGAAAATGCCGGGAACCTGACGTTGACCAACATTGAAATTTCATCATCCGATGATAGTGATACATTCGATTCTCTAAGTCCTGGCTCATCCCAAATGCGTCAATTCTCTCATGTGGTGACAGAAGCAGATGTACTTGCTGCCGGAGTCAACGTGGAATGGACCGGAACCGCTGACAATCCTTCCACTTACCCAACGAGTGTCGAGAATGTTTCTATACAGGAGCAAATCGAGGGGCCGAATCCTCATGCGACCATAAGTTTCAATGTCACGTCGGAACCAGAGAATGGGGAATATTACACTTTGGGTGAGACCGTTGAATATGATGTCACTGTGACAAACGACGGGAACCTCACGATGAACAACTTCGAGTTGGAGTCGTCTGATGGCGACACGTTCAGTCCAGCCAATCCGCTAGGACCGCTTGAATCGGTGAAAGACCAGTTCTACCACGATGTCACCCAGACCGACGTCGACAATGAAACTGTCGAGATAACATGGACTGGCACCGCAAACAACCCGTCGTCCGTTCCAACTGTCCTGCCATCGAACGTTTTGTCCGAGCCTGCCGGGTAATCCTCCGCCCGCCGTTTGCGGGGGAGGCGTTCCCGATATTTATTAAAAACATCATCCTGCTATGGTAGAATATTATCTTCACTTGTTTCCAGACACTGCTTCGCACGACGCCGTTTACGACGGGGATCAATACCGCGAGCCTTGGGTCGCTCTGACCGAGCAGACCTCCGCCGTGACTTACAACAGGCCGCCGTCATGGACGTTTGACGAGGCGATCTTGGACCTGTCACTGTACGACCAAGAGAAACTTGTCGTCGAGGACCTCGGCGCAGACGGGTACTACATGTATCTGTCGAACTCCGCGCAGACCGTGCAGTCGATCATGTCTGACGGGATAAACTTCAGCGCCGCCGTCAATGTGCGGGGCCGCGAGATGACCATACCTTCCGACGCGTCATTCAAGTTGATCGCCTATCAAGAGGTGTCGTTGCCGGGAAGGGAGTTCACCTATGACGATATCACCGTCCAGACCGGCGGCAGCGAGGACTACTACGTCTACCTCTACGACTTCTCGACGGATGTCGTGAAAAGGGTCCATTGTGTCACCGGCGGGTCGACTTACTTTGAGATACCCTACAACTTCACGGCGGTGCCGTTGACGCAGCGCGAGTTCTCGAGCAAGCGTCTCCGCGAGAAGCTGGACGTCGACCTTGTGCAGCATCTTCCCGTGCTTACGGACAATGTTTACGGCGGGTCTTATGTCCGTGAAAACTACTACAACGAAGACGGCATATTCGTGTTCACTAACGACGTCGGAACTGAGGATCCGGAATATTTGGTGGAAGTAATGTGCGGCGTCAAGCTCTCTGACTTCTTCACCGTCAACTCGATGAGCGGTGACGCTTCCAACCTGTTCACGATGGACATAACAAGGAAGCCGTTCTGGACCGACAATGTGCAGGTTTCTTATTGGGACTATCAGTTAAGATATTGGTATGACGGTGTTCTTCCTGAGACGGGATTCGATATCCCGAGGGAGGTTGACTTCTACGTGAGATTGACGATAGACGGAACTGAGGTCGCGAGGTCCGAGGCGAATAATTTGACTAATTACGCAGAATTTTACAAAGGCTCGAAGTTCAGTAATCAAGGCAACGGATTCAACGTTGAGGTTATGACTGAAGTGCGGTAGACGGATTCATGAAATAATGTTTAGAAAAACATCAAAACTGTCATGAATAAGAAACGTGTAATAAGGCTTACGGAGTCAGACATCCGCAGGATTGTGAGGGAATCAGTTAAGGACGAATTCTTATCTTCCCTCAGTCAGCCGGACGACGACGTGGCCGCCGAGACGCTTTCTCTCGCCAGGTCTGCGTACGATAGTCTGTGCCGTCTGAACCGCTTTGCGGCCGACAACGACATGTATGAGCTCGCCCGCGACAGCGCTGCGCTGGCCAAGTATGCCGGCGACCTTGTCGGGCGCATCGAGGCGTCGATGTGACATCTTCCGGTTCACTTCTGCCGGACTGTGTGGCGGGCGTTTGCGTCCGCCGCTTCTTTTTTTGCAATTATCTGAACGAGATGACTATATTTAAAACAAAACAATGAAGAAACATGAAGCGGGCAATAAGACTCACTGAAGGTGATTTAAAACGGATGGTAAAAGAATCGGTCAACAAGATTCTCAATGAAGAGGATGGTTTCAGGCAAGTCGACGACCTGAACGCCTATGTTGCCTCAAATGGACTGAAAATGAGACCTGCGTCCAAATTCCAAAGGGTCAATGCACAAAGCGGCAAACGTTACATTGACCAATATGGTAAACAGAATGGGATGGACAAAAGGCAGATAGGAAGAATGGTTAGGCGAGGTGGCGCCCCGCTCACTACTGTCGCAGGTGACGGGACACAAGAGACAAACAACATGGTCACAAGGAACCATACCGTCTTGAACAACGTTGGCAACACCTCAAACAGATGGGCAGTTGAGACACCCACATTCAAAAGGAAATATGAGCGAGACCCTTCAAATGGAGGAACATATAAGCCGAAAGGTGGACCAATGAACGCCGCACAGATAAATGAGCCAATATCGTTCACGGCGCCTTGGGGAGAGAAGATGAATGTGGATAAAGGCGGTTATATCCTTCAAGACCCAGACAACCCCAACGACATATACGGCATCAGCGGTAAGGATTTTGACTCGACATACAGGTTTAATGAGGGGAAAAACAGAATTAGAATTTCTGAGGCACAGTTGCGTCAGATAATCAAAGAAAGTGTTCAGGGCGTGTTGGATGAAGGCATATAACCCAATGTGTGGTTAATCCACGCATTTTCATGGTTAATCCACATCACGCAATCTTAATTCACGCCAAGTGACAATCAGAAACGCTCCAATAGGGGCGTTTTTCTTGTAGTGAACCGCTAAAGTCCGTTTACAAGAAAATCCATCTATGCCCTGAGTTAGCGCACAGATGGATTTGTTGTCTGTTGTCAAATGTTTATCTTACGCGGACGCGGTCTCAACGGTCCATCCTGTCGGGATTCCGTTGACACCAGTAACATTCCAATTCGCAGCGCTGTTCTTGACGAAGGTTCCTGATGATGCGACACCATTAACCCAATTAAGTGTATAGTCGTCTGATGGTGTAGTTGTAAACATCGCCTTGATATAATTCAATGATGCGCAACCACGGAATAATCCACTATAGCAATAGTCAGCCAACGTTGTCGCAGGAAGTTCTGGTGCTGCGGTCAATGACGTGCAGTTTCTGAATATACTTTCGTAACAGCCATCAGTCAACGTTGTCGCCGGCAGTTCTGGCGCTGTGACCAATGAAGTACAATCTATAAACATACCTTGGTAGCAATATATATCCAACGTTGTTGCAGGAAGAACAGGTGCTTCGGTCAATGACGTGCAACTTGTGAACATACCTTGGTAGCAATATTTAGTCAACGTTGTCGCAGGAAGTTCAGGCGCGGTCGTCAATGATGTGCAACCTTTGAACATGCCAGTGTAGCAGAACTGAGCCAACGTTGTCGCAGGAAGCGCAGGTGCTGTAGTCAATGATGTGCAATCTTGGAACATGCCGTCGTAGCAATACCGAGCCAACGTCGTCGCCGGAAGCACAGGCGCCGCTGCCAATGATGTGCAACCATTGAACATGTTGGAGTAGCAAATATCAGACAACGTTGTCGCAGGAAGAACTGGTGCCTCTGTCAATGCGGTGCAATCTTGGAACATGTTTCTGTAACAATTCATTGCCAACGTGGTCGCTGGAAGTTCAGGCGCGGTCGTCAATGAGGTGCAACCACTGAACATGCTGCCGTAGCAATACTCAGCCAACGTTGTTGCTGGAAGAACCAATTTATCCGCGGAAGTCAATCCAACTGAGTTTACGAACAGGTCATAAAATGCGTAATTCTTATTAGAAAAATCTGTTACACTATCAAACCCATCTCCATACAGCAAGGAGTAAGGATTTCCCATCGCCTCATAACGGCCAGTTGACCCGAAACTTCCAATTCCGCTATAATCCTCTGGTGTCAATGTTGCCTTGAACATAATTGTCCCACCGGCGCTCACTGTCGGGGTGCTCGTATTCTCCGCTAGTTCTGTCCACGTCTCGCCTCCGTCAATAGAGTAGTTTACTCCGGATTTAGTGAAAGAGAATGTTCCGTCCTCAAGTGCTTTGAATGTCAAATATTTCTCAGCCCATCCCTTGTTGTATGTCACAAGTTCCGAGCCGTCGTCCACGCACGCCACCCATGGTTCGTGATATTCACCGCCATCCCCATAGGAGCGGGCGGTGTCGTGTTGTTGCTTGGTGCTAAACTCGTGAAGAAATTTTGTATATGCCATTTGTTGTTCGTTTTTTGTTTTGTACCGATAAATAGTACAGGCAACCATTACATAGGATACACAAGGCACATCCTTTCATTATAACATACTTCCGTTTAGTTTTTTTAACACGCTTCGCTTGTCTGTCCGTCCGCTTTTCATTACCTTTGCGGCAGTGCAATGTGAAATACATTTTGGGCATGGAAAAGATTGAGGACATCAGCGGATGGGTGGCAAGGACCGCTCAAGAAATTTACGAGAAAGAAAAAGAGGGTAAAAACCCATGGTCTTTATATTACGGGGGTTATCTTGACGCGGTGCGCGTTGTTGGAGAGAAAGCCCTTTTGTCCGGCGCTCTGTTCGGATTTGACCTCGCGACAAAGGTTGCGTCGAAGTGGCTGCATGAGAGAATCCGTCCGGTTGACGAACCGGAACAGGAGTTTGACGAGGACGGGCAGCCGTTGGCAGAGAGTTTCCTCAATCGGGCAAAGGCCAGATGTGAGGAAGCGGACAAAGTTGTCGACGAGTTCAAGAGATGGATGGAACAATTCAAGAAAGAAAGCAAAAAATAGAAACATGGACAGAGAAACAGTGATTAATGTCCTTCACGAGTGCCTCGAAAAGACAGGTGCGCAGAAGGAACTTGAGGAGATGGCGAGCAGCTTTTTGTATTTGATGACATCCGTCTACGACGCAATGGCAATGGCCGCAGACCGTCTGTGTGACGAGAAAACGTGGAATAAGGTGGAAGACAAGAAACCGGAAGACAACACTGTCGTGGTGACATACTATCGGATGCCAGAATTCGGCGACGACACTTCACTGACTCAGGTCTGCGGCTATGACGATGTTGACGGTTTTGAGATGCACAACGGACACCGCGTGACACACTGGAGACCGTTGCCGGCGAACCCGGAAGATTAACAGAAACAAAACAAACAACTATGGAGGAAGTAACCAAAGAGATTCTAGACACTCCAATTGAAAGGGAGGTCGAGGAAGCGATTGAGCAGTACGCCGACGGAACGAACGACATCGAAGTGTTCGAGAAGGGATTCAGGGCCGGACTACAGTACATGGGCGAGCGTATGATGGTCTCAATGACCGAGGCGTTCAAAATACCGCCAGAAGCGTTTGAAGAGGAAAAGGAGGATGACGACCTGTGGGGCAGATGCCCTCTTGATTTGTCTAGTTAACTACCCACAAACTAAAGATTTATGTGATTCCTTGGTTTGTTTTTTAAAAAAAAATGTTAATCCTCTTGCGTGTTTGAAAAATTTTACTTACCTTTGGCGCAGATGTTGAACATAAAATGTTTTAACCGCTATAAAGTATGATTTTATGGACAAACGTTACAAGTTCGTAAGGTTCCTTGACAGATACTCCAACGAGCCGGGGAAGACCTGGTGGTTCGTGGCGCGTAGCGCGTCCGATGTAATGGAGCATTCCGAGAAGATACTGAAGCCTTTGTTCCAGGTCGGTTTTGACTCCGCAGTAAAGGACCTATGCGATGCCGCGTTCAAGTATGGTGACATCAATCTAAGGAACCATCCTACTGACCCGGTATCCTCTCTGATACAGACTATCAGTTCAATAACATACGAGGACAGTCCTCTTGCGTTCTATGAGACAGGCAACGGGCTTCTTCGCGACGCAATAAGCGGAAGGCTGAAGTCGGTGGCAAAGGGTAAGGAGATATACCTCGAGAACGGCGTGCGCGAGTTCGGCGGGAAGGCCGACGACATCATAGAGACGGTGTATTCCGACGACCTCGTGTATCCGGACGAGAAGAGACCCACGTTCGACGATGTCAGGTTCATACAGTGGACAGGCGGCGAGCATTGGTACGCGAAGGTCGGGAGCATTGACATCGTGGACGAGAACGGGAACCAGAAGTGGTCAACAAGGAAAGAGGCCGAAGATGCCGCAAGGCGTTGGCTTGAACAATAAACCAAAACGAAAAAATCATGACAGTCATATGGTCAAACCACGGCGACAACGACACCGCATTGCTTGAGAACATATGGAAGGGCATTGACGGTGTCAATGTGGTCGAGCTGAACAAGGAAACCAAAGACATAGACTGGGCCATAATCAGCGCGATATTGGCGGAGAACGACACGCTGGTATTCGCCGGACACGGCTCGCGTAATGGTCTATTCAACCCGTCGTTCGACGGTTACGCCTTCAGCGCGGAGGATGTCGGTTTCGTGAAGGCGAAGAATGTGTTCTGCATATGGTGCAACGCCTACGACTTCTGTGTCGACAACGACCTGCAGTGCCTTGCCACGTCCATGTTCATAAGCAACGTCGATGAGGCGATGTCGAACTGCATTGAGTCGGACGCCGCGTCGATTGACAGTTGTGACCTTCGGTTCTACGCCGAGTGCAACTATTGTCTGAAGGAGGGCATGCCGATGAGGGACATGTATTCCTACTTGGTCTCAAGGGTTGACGACGACAGCGAGGTTGACAGGTTCAACAGGGGCGGATTGGGACTTGTCGGCAAGTCTCTCGGGGATGTGGTTTCGATTCTTTGCGACTTTGTCAAGAAGCAGAAGAGCATTCCGCCGGAATACGCGCAACTCGTGAACGACAACTTCTGGGATTTGGTTGGACATTCTTCTGAGACGGACGTGTCTCAGTCTGATGTAAACAATGGAGGGGCATTCGATGGCGTTCGTTGAAGGGACAATAAGTGACGGCCAATCCGTCAGGGGCATTCCATATCTTCAGGTGAGGTGTCCATGGGACGGTGAAATCATCGACGCTGTAGATTGCTGGTATTGCAAGGCCCATTCCGCGGCCGGCGGATGCCACCTTATGCACAAGCCATTGTCGCAGTCAAGTTCACACAACAAAGAAAGCAAGAAAAAGACATGGATAACGAGAATTATCTCGGCTGTAGCAGGCCGATGACGGACAGGCTGAAGGCGAGGCTTGATGCCTCCAGAATGTGGGGAAACATGGTTGCCGACAGTGAAGACAAGCACCTTGCGACGCTGAATTTTGAGTGCGGCGCGATGTGGGGAGAAAAGAGCACAATCGCCGACGTATGCGAGTGGATTAAGTCAAACATCGGAAAGTACACCAGCGGAGATGTTAATGTGGACCGTTTGTGCAAGGATTTGATGGTTCAGATGCAATAGATGGAATATGGTAAGAAAAGTTTGATGAAGGATTACATAATGATAGATTGATATGGAAAAAATATTCGATTTCGTTAGAAATCTTTGGGTTAATATATTCCAGCAACCAGTATATTCAATTGATATTTTATGGTTGGTCCGTAAAAATGCCCATAATGAGGTTTGTCGCTACGACGGGTTATGTGAGGCAATCGTCGGAGCATGTTATGAACTCGGAATACCCATTGAAAATCATTATAAAATCAGAAAACACCTCCTAGACAGGGATACTGCACGTATGCTA